TCCATTCGAATCTCCTTTATACTGTATTTGTATCGTTAAGTAGAATATATGAGAATCGACCAACGAAGTAAAGCCAACGTGGCTATTTTTTTTCAAAATAAATTGATTATTCGAAGAACGCGCTGCCTACCAGATCGCACATACCCCTGTAAAGCGCGATCGTCATATCTACGTCGCCGGCCGCGGAGTGCGCAGCGGAGATATCGATGCAGAAGTATTCGCACAGCTGAGTCAGCTTACAGCCGCATTCCGGTATTACTCCGATGTCTTGTAGGAAACGGCCTATCACGGATGTGTCAACGAAGCGTCTCGAGAACGGAAATTTCAGTCCGTTAGACTTGTAAATGCGACCCAAAAAATCCTTGTCGAACGGAAGATTGTGTCCGCCTAATACGGCGTAATTCAATTCTTCGTACTTCACAATCAGATTGCCGATATCGTACGCGACCGTACGCGCATCTTTCCAAGGCAAATCGGCGCGCAGATCGATTTGGTTGACGGCCATAGCTTCCGGACTAATCGACATAGGATCCTCTTTCACGTACGCGTGATATCGGTCCGTGATCTCTCCTTCGTGCAATCGAGCTATGGCGACTTCGATTACAGAATAGACTTCGTGGTCCAACCCTCCGGTTTCCGTATCTACAAACCAAATTGACATATTACAATTTCCCCAGTTCTTTTGAAGTTGGTATGGCTATTGAGATCGATACGCTCGGCGCCGGCCGAACGTGATGCGACTCGTGTATGGTTTTGATTCTTCTTGTTTCTTCGGCGAAACAAAGAACGAAGTCGTTAGGTTTGGCATAGAATTCGTTCAACGATGCGATACGACGATACAACACTCCTTCGTATCGGAAGAAATCACCGTTCTCAATCTTGTCCAGTTCGACTTCATCCATTTTTCAACTCTGCCATTTTGTCCGTGTAGGCCTGCGAGATTTGCTTCATCTCATCTTCTGTCGCGTCGCCGGAGCGGATGAATAACAATCTTGTGACTGCGGAGTTGGCGTGTTCGGAGGCGACAACGTGGTCTATTCGATTATTCATCGCTTCCAAAGCGTTCGTAATCGGACTAATTGTCGATGAATACGCTTTTAGTTGTTGTTCTTGCAACTCGAGCAACCGCCGTAAACGATTCAATTTCTTGACGTTCCTCCGTAGAATCAACAATATAACCACTACAACAATTGCCATCAAATATTCGTACATATCATTCTCCTTCGAAATCACAGTAATCGGTTTCCAATCTACAGTTGTCCAACGGACTATAAGCGTCGATACCGTTGGTTGACGCTTTAACCGCCTTGAACACCAAACGTCTGAACGACCGGAACCAAGGGTGGCAGTTGTGTTCCACGTTCACCCTTCCTTCTACGAACGCGATCAAATTGGTTATCGGATCATGCTCTGGATGGTTGTCGTTCTCGAATCTGATTTTGTGACGACATCGAGGGCAAGTCAAATACGCTCCCTTGACCCATCCAGTAGACTTGTCCCTCACCAGATTGAGATGAGACATTAGCGTGCAATATGTGGTTCTGGATATTACCATTTTTTCACCTGTGCTGGCATATTGAATCTAAACAGGGCCTTGTTCGGATCGGATATCTCTTCCAAAGTAGTGTAATAGTGATCTTGCCACTTGTCAGCTGGCATTCCGGAGAAAAGCATAATGTCCTCCGGATACTTCTTCGAAACGGTTGGGCGCCGCGGAACATTGTTGCAAGCGTCGAATATGAAAGTTGGCATGCTTTTCGCTATCGCGATTCCCAACTCTACGAACACGCCGTGATTCGGAGGAGTTCCGTTTACCACTGCCATCAACACATCGGATTTCAAAATATCCGTTATGTTGTCGCGCGCGATATTGAAATCGTCACCCTCTCCGTAAAGAAAATGCGATTGTCCGTTGCGATTGAACGGATTCCACACTTCATATCCGATTTCTTGCAATCGCCTGGCCAACTCTGCCAATAACCACTTGTTGCCGTTTCCCGGAAATCCTTCCGAGTTGGACAAATACAATACACGCCGTAGTCGCAACGGAGTGTTCACGATACTATCCTATGGGCAGGCATTCGTCTTCTTCTGAAACCGAATCGGACGAATCGTTGGGGATGTCGATGAAGTCTTTGGCGTTGTCTGCGATCATCATCGCGTAGTTGGCCAAGTTGATACATTTTCGAATGAATCTTTGAATCGCTTCTGTGTCGCTCCCACCTCGATTGTGCATACGGTGAAGCAGCCTTATCGACGCTACACACTCTGAAGCGGAATCGATAAGCGATTTGATTGATCGTTCTTTCCACCCGCCCTTGAAATCGTTCTGACGAAGTATCTCCTCCATGTTCATCGAGAACCAGTCCAGAACCGGTCGAATAACCAAGCCGTATCTCTTTGGTTTCTTTTCTTCCGGATCCGGCCGTACGTTGAACGCAATCACGTCCTTGTGTACGTATTCGATTTGGGCATACCCTTCGAACGGAGACGTTGCAGCGTTCAAGTTACGTTGCATCCAAACGGCATATCCGTTGTTGACCAATGCGTTGATTACTTGGTTGGATTGATTTTCCGAATAAACCGTGAGCGTTTTCAAGTACAACGCCGGATCAGACTTGCGTATCATCGTTTCCATTTCCTCTCCCATGTTGGTGCGCGTAGTGGTACATGTTCAAGAGCTGTACGCGTTTTTCGTCGCGTGGCAGTCTACTTCTTCTGTATATCCTATCTCCGGTCCCTGTCCGCCCTTCTGATCTAATCAGAACGAAGTGTGTGTCGTCGAAACAAATCATATATTGCAGATTCGAACAGTTGTAAACGCGACCGAGTTCGAAGTTGATATCCCGTAGCACTCCGCGACCGTCTGCCGCTTCTACCTCTATGCTCCTGTGGGTTTGGGTGTCAACGACCTTTTCTTGATTGTAATACCAACCTCTAATCGCTGACCACAACAGGCCGGCCGCGACCTCTTGGACTTCATTCAAGAGCAATGTGCGACTCGGAGCGTGAATGGTAACGTTGGATACCACTTTGTCCGCGACCGCGATATGCGTTCTGGCTGAAGCAAGTTCGTCCGCCTCCGCGTATATCGACCACTTCACCGGATCGTTTCCCTCCGCGTAAAACGTATCTCCGTCCACCGACAAATGCACCGGTGGAAGTATCAATTCTCCGAACATTTCGCTCTCCTTGTTATTGTTACGTGTGCGTCAATCCATGTAACGGTGTTTACCTACCAGATAACACGCCACAGCGATTGCGAACATAATGGCGTATGCGATTGATTGTTCATCCATTACTACCTCCTACCTAGGTGGGTACAATACCTACCTTTTCAAACCTTTACCTACCTGTGTTGCAAAACCACCTTTTGTAAAATGCAATTCCCGGTAGGGTTTTGAACGCATCTACGGAAGTTGAACCCGTATTCTTCGGTTGTCTTGTCTAGAGAAATATCCCACGGACAGATTATCCGGCGACCGTCCGGTAGAATGTTTAGATAGCGACATGTCCTATGTTCCGGTTGGCCAGTTGTGAGCACTCCGCGACGCGATATGTGGAAAGTCATAGGCTCGTGCCAACGTTCGATAAAACTCCGTACGATGTGCGCGTATTCGTACAGCGCAATTGTGTCCTGCGTATCTTCCCAATAGTTGCCGCTCGCTACGATATCCCGGATCGAAGTGATGTACATCGAATCGCAACCCAAATCGTATTTCGCCGCCTGCGCTACATCGAACAAATCGTGCTTGTTGTATTGGTCTAGCGTAAAAACGAGCATGAACGGGAAATTGGATTTGCTAAGCTTGGATAGCGATTTCCACTTTGTGTGCTTTCCGCACACGCTCAACCTGATGCTGGGTTCGTATTCCGCGCAACGTTCCAGCGCGTCCATGTTGGCCCCGTTGGTGTAGATAGTCGTTTTCAATCCGTAGACCGAATTCATCTGCACCATGGACAACAGGTCCGGATGTAGACTCGGTTCTCCTCCTATCAATATGACGCGTTCGGCCGTATTCAGATAGCGACAAACGATTTTATCGTAATCTCGAATCGGCATATCGCGCTCTCCGAGGTGCTTCCGGAAGAAACACGTACCACACACCGCGTTGCATCTGCCGGTAATGAATACCTGCAAAGTTGGGATCGGTTTGCGCGGAATCTCCGTCCATTTGCTCTTATCGTACTTCAATTCTATCACATCTATTCTCTTGTTCGGTCCGGATCAACGTTAACGAAGTTCTCTGCCTCTGCTACGATTTCTTTCCCCAATCGTACAATTCGAGCGTCCATAATCCGGATGGCGGCATTTGTGATTTTGCTCCAATCTCCGTCCAGAACTTCGTCTATGGAAGACTTGATCAACGACGCCATCTCCTTGTCCATGTGCTCTAAATCAATTCCGTTTGTCATCTTCATAATGGACAATCTATTGCGGAGCTCTCGACATTTGGCCAATTCAGCTAACAGTTGTATCAGATCGCGGTGCGCTTGGTTTCTGTAAGCTTCGATCTCCATGTTATCGCTCCTTCGCTCGAGATTCGTACGGAGGCAGCACTTTGCGTCGCCGTCCGCCGAATACTAAATATGCTTTGTTGGTGAATCTAGGTTCTTGCGGAAGGCTGTCTAGGTGTTCCACGGAAAAGTAGGTTCGTGCCCAACCGTTCGCGAAGTCCTCCGCGGCGATCTTTTCTTCCTTCGTTACCCTACCTCTGTTGCCCACGTACTTACCTTTTCAAACCTTTCCCTACCTCGGTGGGTACGTTACCTACCTTTTCAAACCTTTCCCTACCTCGGTGCTACAATTCTTCCCTGGCGTATTTGGTCGCACCAGCGCGCGCTTCGTCTCGAGTGTTGTACGGACCGTGCAAAGAGGTCCAAATCTCGTCGAAGAAGAACCACAGTCCGCAATATTGTATAGTCGGATCGCTTTTATATTGACGATTCGATTGTGGCTCTCCCAACGTCATCATTTCTTCGTCCGAAAGCCAATGCGGATTGACGTTCAATTGGACGACTTCCTGTTCTACCGGAGGCGGATTCTTCTCGAATTCTTCGTTGTGGAAGTTGGAGATGGCGTCCAATATCGCGTCCACGAATGCATCCGGATTGTTCCACGGAAGATTCTTTATCCTATTCGCCGCCTTTCTCGCAGCGACTCGAGCACCCGTATGCAGATTGTCCGGATTGAATACGTTGGCCATGTCTCTATGGTCCAGTTCAAATACCACGCGGCGCTTTTTCAGATCGACTTTCCTTATCATCGGTTGCCCCTTGACAGCCGTTTGGCTTCTGCGATCGTGTTGCGACGTGCTTCGTCCGCCCTTCCGACTGTGTATCCGAGATACGCGGTCAAGAAGTTCGCGAACAACAATAAAACAACTCCAATTTCGTATGCGTTCATCGTTCACTCCATATCGAATATAGTCTTCGCGTATTCCGCTTTACGCTTGTACGCTATGAAATCTTTTACGTTGCCGCGATAGCACGCTTCTAACGTCTCCGCGTCCAGCCGGTATCCCGGACAACTCGAGAGCAGTTCTCCTTCTCCGGCGCCGCACACCGTACAATAAGCCAACTCGCCTTCTCCGACGAAAGTCAACTTGTGCCGATGTACGGCTCCCGGTCCTCTGCGTACGGGCAACGTTTACCCTCTCGGTTTGCCGATAATGCACCCGAACAACTGATGCGTTATTAATTTCGAAGCTGCGTTGTACATCTTAGTCTCCTACTCCAGTGGTCGTGATACCTACCTTTTCAAACCTTTCCCTACCTTTACCGCGATCAACCGGCGATGAACTCGTCGACTACGGTCCGGAGCTCTGTCGAGTTCCGAGTGATGCGTAGATCGACAATGAGAATGGCTTCTCAACCTACCTTCGTTCCGGGCAAGTTCTCGTCGAACCACGCGTTCGTTCTCGCGTCCACTCTCTCCTTCGCCACGTCATACGCGCTCCGGAACCCTTCCAGCCCACCGCTGTCGTCGAACTCCGCCTTCTCAACAATCCGCTCATGCAAGCTCTCATAGTTGATGTTTCGCGTGAATGTCAATATCTTCCCTGCCATGCCATCCTCCTACTGAATCCGTAGGTCGCTTTTCCGAATCCGGCGCCGGTAGTCCGGAGGAGCGAAGCGACGATAACAATCCGGCGTATCAACGTGATAGTAACCGGTCGGATAGTTCCGGAGCTGAAACTATTTCGAGTTGTAGATGGGAGGCACGTTGGCTGGGAGCTCAACGGGATGCAATGCGATGTTTTATAATATTGTAAGCGCTTCGTCGTTTATTTACAAAGTAAGTTGTGCGCGATGTTTTATAATAATGTAAGCGGTGTAGGGTTGTTTTGGGGGTGGCTGGGCGTCGATAGTTGTGAAGTTGGTGAGTTGTCCCGTTTGTTAGCTTTGTTTTATAATATTGTAAGCGCCCACTTCGGTATAAACAATATATATTGATAGATTTGTTTTATAATATTGTAAGCGCTTCGTTGACCGATAATAGATAAAATAAAAATAGTTGGGGCGAAAAATGGTCATCTGCTGCACTGGTCACACACCAGCCAGCGAGAGCCACACCCCATCGGTTTTTGCCACAGTGGGGGATACGCCAACATATATTGGATAGGCAGTAGTCCTACGTCCCTTTGTCTATTGTCTATTATCCAACTTACATTGGTTATTCTATATATCGTAGTAGTTTATATACGCTATTAGATATTATATTATATATCCAATATACTTTGATCGTCTGGTCGATGTGTTGTGTGTGTCCAGGGGTGGAAGTGTGCGCACACATGGTGTGTGGGGTGGCAAGCCAGCTATCCACGTATAGTAGATATATACAATCGACAATCGTAGTTCGAACAATCCGCAACCTATTCGAGATTCGAATAGGGCCGGAGTAATCAGTACGTCTATTCGTTCGTCTAGAATCTCGAGTTGTAGAGTATCCGGAAACGAATAATGTTCATTCTATAGAGAGAGAGTAGCTAACAAATAAAATCGTAGAAGGGCGCTTACATTATTATAATGCATACGTATATATAGGGGCAGGGCGCTTACATTATTATAAAACATTTCTCCCTTATATAGAGCGATTCTCGTATAGGGCGTTATAGAGAAGGGCGCGTACGTTCCGGAGAAGGAGCGTATAGGGAGATTTGTATAGGGGTAGTTATCTCTCTCTCGGGAGATTCGGATATTTGTTTGTTTGTTTCACAGGGGAATTTTGGTGCCTACTCTTCGAGCGGCACCAGTGCGATTTCTCGCACCGATCGGCTAGGTGGCTATTTAGGTGTGGTTTAGGCAGCCTATATTGGAAAATTGGGCGATCTGCAATAGGGCGAAGTGGTGAAAATGTGTGTTTTTAGGCTTGTGGATTCTCGACATCCTACGGGACACGCAAACACATTTTTGTGCGCTACGGCCACGATTTATTGGACGTTTTTTCGCGTTTGTTATAAAATAATGTAAGCGTATTTTAGGATGGAAATTTGTGAGTTTAGAGATGGGTAACTTTTGTTCCTACCTCAAAAACGCACAAATCTGCCGTTCGCTCGAGACAATCCGACGGCGAAGTCAAACAAAGCTTGTGACGAATTTGTGGCTGCGCGTTGTAACAAATCGGCGATCTTGCGATTTACACCTACGAACGGAACGACAGCCAGAATTTCCGGTCCTTCGATCGAAGCGTTCTCTAAAATGCGCCTCCGGAGGTCCGAAATCACGTGTTCCGGGAGAATGGCTGTTTTCGTGATACGGAGGCGCATCGCTTTGAGCATTTCGCGACTTGGAGCGGCGACGGCTTGTGCTTTTCGGTCGCCTTCCTTCCAGAGCAACCAAACGATTTCGCCTTCGAACTCAAATTCTGCTTTTATCCAGTCTTTCATTTTATTCAGCCTTGGCCGGAGCTCCGTAAAACTCGAGTCTCATACGAATGATCCTTCCCAACTCGTGAACCACTTGCGAAGAGTGATAACAACCGTCTGTTTCTACGACGTAGTTGTGGCTGAAGTAGGCTCCTTGCCAGAATCGCTCGTCTACTTGCGCGATTCTCACTCCCTTGAGCTCGGGACCGAAGATATTGCGCCATTTGATCAATCCGTTTTCGTAGTAATCATGAATTCTCGATATAACGGCGCGCCCTTCGGATAGTCTCTCCGTAGGACAGTAAAATGCTTCTCCGCGTCTCCTAAGAACCATAGTGAATGGTATATTGGCGAATCCCTTGATCGTTATTTCTTCCGGAAGGATGTTAGCTGATCCTCCCTTCGGTTCTGTGAATTTTTCGTGTTTTTTCAGTCCCATTTTTCGATCTCCTTTACAAAACAACTTCCAAATCTTGGTTTACTCCGCGGCCGTCCGGATAGTAGGCGGAGACCAATCTCTTCACCACTAAGTCTCCTGCGTTAGGATGCCTTACTACGAATTTCTTCTTTCGCGGATAGAACACTTTCACCATTTTTACCACGTCTTTGATAGAGGCAGACGGATCTGTCAATATCATGTGGCTGGTCTTTTTGAAATCGACTATCCAAGCGGCGCACGCTCGAGTATCGATTTTTTTGAACACGGAATCGTATTTTATCTTGCTTTTTATCAGCATTTTTCGATCTCCTACGATTATTCGAATTCCCTACATGCTTTCGTTTTCAACGTTACGCACAATAGCGGATTTCTCTCGCAATGAACGATTCCGTTTCCCTCTAATTTGTGCGAAGTGCAATATCCGCAGGTCGCTCCTTCCGGAACCGCAGGAACGTATCCCCAGTCTTCGAGCCATTGACGCCAAGGATGGAGGTATTCGCGCGGTATCCCGTAGTCGTCTACGTAGTCGTTCTCCACTGATTGTGCTTTTCGCTCGGAGCTCTCGATGAAGTGTATTTTGTCCTCCGGCTTCATCGTATAGCACGTAGCGGCGATGTGACAAGCGTACGCCCTTATCACGTCGGCTGCGTCCGCTCGAGTAGAAGTGTGTTTTAGCCTTTTCAAATACCGTTGCGCTCTCGTTATGGCGTGATTAGGTAAAGCGATCGAGCACTTCTCTACCACCGACTTACGAAAATCCTTGTAACTCATTTTTGAGCTCCTTTTCTCGTTCTCTCCGGATGTGTTCGTCTACGGACATCTCGATCAAATCCGTGAGATTCATGTCGTTCTTTTCAGCGAAATCCATCCAGCGTCTTTTCTTCTCTCCGGGAAGTGCCATTTGGATTCGCGCCCTTCGCGGCGTTCTCTTGTATCTGATCATTTTAGAACCTGAAGAATTCGGACGCTCCGCCGTCATCGAACATTTCGTCTTCTTTCATCCTCTTCAGGACCTCTCCGGCGACGCGATCGAATTCGTCCGGATCGATGCCCATCTCTTGTACTGCTTTCGAGTATTTGTGTTCCGGAGGAATTGAACAGAATCCGCCTCTTGGGTCTTCGTAGACTGTGTAGCTTTCGGCCGGCAATATCTTCTTTCGCCTGAGATATCCCTGTACCATGAAAAACGTATCGCGGTCTTCTTCCACCTTATGGGTGAATTCCAAGTGAAGAGCAAGTTCGCGATCGATTTTTTGTTGATACTCGAGAATTTGGCTTCGCAATTCCACCAGGTATTCGTACGACGCTCTTACGAAGCTTCCGACTCTCATTTTTTGAACGCGTTCGAACGCGTCCTGTTTGGTTCTGTTTTCCGACATTTTCGATCTCCTTGTTTGTGTTAGCTGTAAACGACCTTGAATCCTTCTGATTTGGCAACTTCAGTCGCCTCTTTTCTCGAGTTGAAAGGTCCCACGTATCCGGTCGCGTCCGGATCCTTCTCGTCGTAGTACCAATATTGACGTCCTTTTTTGAACACGTACGCGGTTCTACCATCGTTCTCGATTCCGTATCCGCAACCTTTGGCTCGTTCTACGGCGATCCTTTTGCTTTTGTACGGTCCGTAATCCGTTCCCGTGGGAGCTGTGTAAAACCATCCTTCTTTCCTACGAAAAAGCCAAACTGTGCTTCTCGGTTTGTCTTCTTTCTTCGGATAAAATCCAGCTTTTTTGATCTTTTCGATCGTTTCCGAAATCGAAGCGAACGGACCTTTATGTTTCAAAGTATCCGGATTGCGATACCACCAACCTTTCGGAGTGCGATATATGGTGGACAATACGCTCGGTTTCCTATCGACCAATTTGTATGGTATCGGAGTGTCTAAATTGCGATTTTTTGGGTCCAGAGGAACGCAATACACGTCTTCGTACCAATCTACGTTGGCGTGTACGCTCTCGCATACGTCCAACCACACGAATTTTGGTATTCGACGAATCAACCAAGCGTCGTTCCCGGAAACCATATTGAATATCTCCGCGGATATCATTTTTCTGGCTGAAGCGTCTTCTTTCGACGCCTTTCTTTCGTCAATTAGACGTTGTAATTTGGCGCACAATTCTGCCGCTTCTTTACAGACTTGGTTTTTGCCTATTTTTTTGAGCCAATTGGTTGATGGCATCTTCGATCTCCCTTCTAATCTTGAAACGGACAATCATCTTCGCGAGGACAACGTAAGCAATCGGCGAAATCCGATTCTTCGTCCCATCCTTCTTTCTCGCAAGCGTATTTTTCATTGTCCGGATTTTTTGACTCCAAATTCGTACAAGCCATTTTTCGATCTCCTTTTTCAAAACAAACGGACAGTAGGCGCCTACTGCCCGCGATAACACTATCGAGCGCCGATCTCGCTCTCGAGACCACGGAGCGCTTCTTCGCGCGTCCATGCCTGTCGGATTATCTCCGGCAGACCGGTTTCCGGACAAAACGTTTCCGCGTCCTCCACCATCCACATTACGCGGTCGCCGATCCGAACGTGGACCGGGAAAATGGCGTAGCGCGAGAAGTCTCCGAAGAGCACCTTTTTACCGGCAAGCTGTCCGGCCTTCGAGTTGTCGTTAGAAGCGATTTTGAGAGTTGAACGAGAGCGTGCCATGAAAACCTCCAAAAGGGTTAGGGTTGAACTAATTCACTTTCACGTAACGTACGATTTGATCTTTAGTGTCGAAAACGACATTGCGGTTGCGGTTATCTAAACGTTCGATATCTCTGCGAAGAACTTCTCTTTCTTTCACGGCCCAAAGGCCTAGCTCGTTCGCCATTTCCGCAAGTTGCTCTATTCTATCATCGGACATTCTTCCTCGATCGTCTTCGCTGATCTTCTCGTACCTTCTTGCCATCTTCGTCTCTCCCTTTTTCTCGTTGCTCTCCATACTTTAAACATAGCGCGTTTTTTGCTTCCAGGCAAGAACTTTTTTCAACTTTTTTTGATTTTTTTTTGCTACGTCGTTTTTTGAATCCCCAAAACGTGTTTACGTAGTCCGGAGGTCCGGCGATGCGAATCCATCCCGCCCTAACAGCGCGCGGAATGTCCATATTCCCTCCCCAATGCATAGCTTCGGGCAACGGATCGGCCGGAGGATTGTCTATGAACGCGTACGCCCATTCTCGAGCTTCCAGCCACCAACTCGCTTTGCCATGTTTTGGGTTCTCGAACGTGCTGTTCCAGATGTTGTTGGCTCTATCGTTGGCGCGATCGAATACCGCGCAGTATGCTACGATTTGTCGATAGAAGGAACGACCGGTCAAAGCAGCTTGCTTTTTCAACACCCAAGCTATCGCGTCTCTCTCTTTCGGTTTCCTACAAGTATCGCATTCGGCTCTAACGCATTTTGCCAACGCCAAAGCTGTTTTCTGTTTAGACTCCGCTTGCGCGTAAACCGTAGAATACGCGCAAGCGACCAATACCGCGGAGATTACTAACACCCTCATTAATCAGAATCCTTGTCGGTTCCGGAATCGTCGTCTTCGTACAATCCGAAAGCGTTTTTGGCTTCTTTTACAATCGTATCGGTAGGATCCGGAACATCTCCGGTCACGTTGATATCTCCTTCCACTTTGATGTCCGTATCGACGTCGGTGTCGATTACCAAACAACTTATCGCGATCAATATTGACACAACGAACAGAATCGTCATTTTCGATATACGCATAGCGGAACTCCTTTCGCTTTACCGTATGCGTATATCGTACCTTATTTACAGTTTATTCCGAAGTTACTGAATTGTGCTTTTCGAGACTTCGTTTCGACGCCCTATAGATGTCTAGAGCCAATCTCCATCGATCGACGTCCATTTTCTTGTTTCTATCGATGTAGAAATCAATCATATCGTCCAGAGCTACCTGTAAGATGGCCGCATTTTGCGCTACTTCCAGATTTTGCGCTGCGGCGGCGACCGCGGTTAGTGGATCTTCATTCATCGACGACCACGACACCTTCACTTCGAATACTCCGAGATTCACTCCTACTGCGACCTCCGTCTCTACGCGGAAAGCGTGTTTTATCGAACACACATAGAAATCATCGCTCGGATCGCCGTATCTCGGAGGAAAGAATTCGTGCGCCTTGTTCAACGCTCTTTCCAGAGTCATAGCTACGGTGTGCGGTTCGAAGTCCATTATTGATCTTTTTGCCATTTTCGAATCTCCTTTACAAAACAACGATACAATACTGTCTTTTTTTGGTGCGTAGTCGAGTTTTACAAGTTATCAGGCCGGCCTCTTCCAATTTATCGAGTCCGGAGGCGACTATCGCGTAGAAATTGCTCGATCCGCGGTATCGCGGCATCTCGTCCAGTGTCTTGTACACTTTCTTCTCGTCGATCCAAGCGTAGTTGTGGCTTTTCCCGTCTATCTTATCGAGAACGTCCAGAATGTCTCGACACAGATTCTCGAGAGATACGCCATATTTCCAACCACGATAATCAGACACGATTTGTTTGATTCTTGCGTCTTGTCTCGGATCGATCATCTCGTTCTCCTATGCCTTACAAGTGAGGGTCGCGAGTTCTTCCATGATTTGTTCGTCAGCGTTTACCATCGATAGCGCCCATACGAAAGAAGCTCTGATGTCGTCTTCTTCTCCGGTCCGAATCATTCCGGCGACGTCCAGAACGTCGGAAAGCAGAGGACTCGGAACGATTCCCTCGAAAGCCAAACCAGCGTTTTCAGCCGACTCTACGATCGCGTCCCAATCAAGGTCGATTCTGCCTTCAGACTCGTTCGCGAGCGCCCAATCGTTTAGAAGCGATACGAAGTTGTAAGCTGCGGCGTAAGCGGTGCTGATCGTGGTCTCCATTTTCGAATCTCCTTTTTTCTCGTTGCGTCCCATGTTTTAAATATAGCGCGGATTCCACTTCCAGGCAAGAACTTTTTTCAACTTTTTTTGAATTATTTTACTACTTGTCTAATTTCCAAATACGCGGTCTATCGGCGTGTAGATTCAGGCCTAGATCGTATTCGAGCGACGCTTCATACAAAACGAACGAGTTGCCGTTTATCGAAACCACGTTTTCTATACACTCCGGTTTTTGTAGAAATCCGCCGTGACAACCCGATGGATCTCCGTTGTCCAAAACGTCTATCGGCCGGAGAACATCCAGATTGTAGCAGTACCACAAATGTTCTCCGGTTCCGCGGACCTTGGTAGCGCTGGCGAAAGAGCAATCTTTGCAGAATCCCTTATCGCCAGTCGTTACCATAGCGGTTACGTATTCGTCGTAGCCCACTATTCGATGAAAGCCTTTTCGCCTTTTTGAGTCAAGACCAAAGAGAAACAGTCTCCGTCTACGTCGTCTACTACGACGTAACCTTCGTCGACCAGTTTTTGTAGTTCGAAATGATTCAACTCAGATCGCTCGAATTCCACGAAATGCTCTACCGTAGCGCGCAACTCTTGTATGATCTCGAATCTGCCCAAGAATCTGCTTGACTTCGCCTCCGAAGCGACGTTTTGTTCTTGTTCTTTGTAAAAACCACAACCTTCAGGATCGTCGCATTCTTCGTTCGCGCCGTCTCCGGGTTTGAATCCGCAACCCGGACAAGCGTCGTCATCTTCTTCGTAGTCGTCGTCTTCTTCGTGTTGTTCTTTTCTCATCTCCGAGATTGTGTTTTCCATCGTACACATACATCCGGCGCAGTAGCCATGTTCCTTATCGAGAGCCACCAACAACTCCGGAATCCAGTACGACTTCGCACGATTGTAAATGTTCCCTCCGGCGCCCTGTACGATTCCCTCCGCTTCTTCGACCAACTCTTTGATTTGTTCTTTGATCGCTTCGAGCCGTTCGATGTCTTCTACGTAGATATGTCCCATTTCGAATCTCCTTGCTTGTGTATATTCTAAGCATAGCGCGTTTTGCGCTTCCAGGCAAGGACTTTTTTTCAGTTTATTTTGATTTTATTTTTCGTACTCTTCGATCAAATCGGAAACCATCGATTTGTATTTGTCACTTAAAGTGATAACGTAATTCGTGTCTGTCTCTTCGAGAACATTCACTTGGTTGTTGTTGATCATTTCTTCTACCACGCTTTGCATATTTTCGGATTTCTTGAAAGTCGAAATACACCCGTCGGAAGCGCATAGAATTTCCAACACGTTGTCGCAAGACATTTCTATTTCTTCTGGCCAATTTTCCATGTGCGTGTAATCCATCACAATCTCCATTGTTTCGTAGCTTCGTATATCAATTTATTCAGTTTATTTTTATTTTATGAGACTTGCGTATCTTCGTCTTCGTCGAAAGCGTTGATCGTGGATTGGTCGTCTTCGTCGAACGCCAATTTCATGATCATGTCTTCCCGGAGCTGGTCGATTTGTTCTGTCAACAAAGCGATAACTCTTTGCGAAATGCGTCTTGCGCTTTCGGAATCGATAGTCGACATAACGGCGTTTACCATGACGTTATTCAACTCCAACTCCACGGCGAACGGACTTCCGGCCTTGGTTGAACAAACTCTTTTCCCTTCGTCCGGCTTGAGGTGTAGCAGCCAAGATATCCCGGATTTGACAGCGAGCGACCGCGTTCTTTGCAAAACGTTCAATCGATTGATCATCTCCTTGAATTCGTCCATGTTTACGTCTTTCATTACACTTCTCCTTCGTTTTGTTTGCTTTTTTTGATCAATTCGTCGATTCCGGAAACTAACGAATTGGCCAATACGTTGGCATCCATTACCTTCAAGAACGACGCTGTTATATTCAGTTCGGCCGGTTCCAAACCGTTCCCTTCGAATTTCATTATGGCTTCTTCGTCGTCCTCCGGATTCTCCGTCGTTTTGCAGCAGTTGTAATCGTGCCCGAGATCGTTCAATCCGGCGATTGCCGAATCAGCTATCTTGTGTATTTTATCCTTTGGAACGTCCTTGAATTTCATTTATTCCCATCCTTTTCAAGAATTCTGTAAAATCGTTGGACCAAGCCCAACGGCGTATCATCTCGTCGTAAACCGCGGCCAGAGACTTGTCGTCGTTCAAGAATTCCTCCGGAGCCGAAGTCGTTATGTACGGTTTGTGTCCGAACCAAGCGATCTCTCTTATGCCTTCCACTTTGGATTTTCTGGTGGAAAATATGTGGCGCATCAATCCGGCCTTCTCCTTGACCAACTGTGCTTCTCTTTCTCTGTGGCGCTCTCCGGAAATCCGGATAATCTCCGCCCAACCTGCCAGACTGTTTTTCGTTTCTCCCATAGCAACTCCTATCCGGCGCTCGATATGGCGCCGATCGCTAAAGCGAAGAAGAATACACACAAACCGATTACCGTGTATTCGGCGACGTCGTTTATGCAACTCCAAATCGCTGTTTCGTTGATTACGATAAATGGCATTTTACTCCTTCTCGTTTCGTCGCCTTCTACGAATATCTGCGACGCGTTTTCTTTCGCGTTTCTTCGCGATCGTTTTCTCGTACCAAATTTTCATACGTTTGCGCTTTTCGTCGTCCATAGGTTCGTCGTCCAGAATATCGTCGACGATTACAAACGTTCTTCCATCTCTGCTCATTTCCAATCCTCTTCTTCGCATTCCCAACCCGGTTCCAAAAGCTTCTCCGGAGCTTCCTTCCAACCGAGTTGCTTCGCCACCCACTCCAATTTCTCTTTGTCTGAACCGAAACGACTGTATCCGCCTTTTCTGCGAATTCCAGAATGAAAAATGCGAGATAAGAATTGTCCGTGCCCCTTTACTTCCACCCAAACGAAATATACGTCTATGGGATTTCCGTCCGGTCCCTTTTTCGAGTGATAATTGTATCCTTCTGTGACGCAATAACAGAAATGGAAATCTTGCGCCGCTTCTCCGGGAGATTCAGCACATACCACAGACCATACGCTCTGTGACAGCAATTTGACTTTATATTCCACGAATTACTCCTTTTCGATCAACCTACAATGTACGTCTCCGAAATGATTGGCGCAATATATCGTTCCCTTGCCGTGCGCCACCTCTATTTGTGCCGTAGCGAATCCTACGTACGGATAACTGCCTTCAGGCAATTGTGTGTGTATAATCAGCTTGTCCGGCGCCCCGTGAGAACGTAACACGTCAACTCTAGTTATCTTGATGATGCCTAATCGAGGTCGCGATCTCAGCTCGCGATACATCTCTCCAATTTTGAAAGGACCGAGCGATCTTTCTTCGAACGACAATCCCTCAATCTCGTAATGCGCTCGAGCCTTTTCCATTCCGGAGGAGAATCCCAAATCTGTGTAGAACACTCTTTTGTCCATAATCCTGGACATCGCCAAGCCGGCCTTGATCCCCAGTTCGCGCTCCTCCTTTTTGTCGTCGTCCAGCGCTGAAGTCAGCATTCTATGGCTCGCGTACGGAGTCTCTCCGCGGTGAATACAATCCAAAATACACATGTCTAGATAGGCGTTGTTTCTATCGATCTCTCCTGCGTACGGAGATTCTATGGTGACGGAAGTTGCTATTTTTATCGATTCATACATGTGATCTCCTATTCGGTCCCGTACATTCCGCGCGGTCTACATGATTTCGGAGGAACCGGGATGCCTTCCAGTCTTTGTAGTTTACCTATCGCCTCCGCTTCGATTTGTCTGATTCTTTCTCGACTCACGCCTAGTGCTTCGCCTATCTCGCGCAAAGTGAGCTGTCCTTCTTTATCAAAACCGAAGCGTTTTCTGATAACGAATCTTTCCCTATCGGTCAGAAATTTCATTATGTGTTCTACTCGTTCCGCGTTTTCCAATCTCACCGCTCTGTCGTCTTGTCTCTCGGATTTTGAATCTTTGAGCAGGTTGATACGAGGAGACTCGCTATCCCCCACTCCGACGTCTAAAGAAGAGAACTCAGAAGGAATATCCAATATGGCCTGCATCCTTTTGTTGGTCAGATTCATTTTTTTGGCCAATTCTTTGGTCGTAGGCCGGCGATTCTTCAAAGCGTAAAATTCGCCTTTTGCTTTCTTCGCCTTATACATCAAAATGTACGCGTTCGAAGGAATCTTTATCTCCCTGTGTAATTGGCAAGACGCCCTGTGTACGGCTTGATTTATCCAATTCAAACCGTACGTAGAGAATTTGTACCCCTTCCTGTAATCGAATTTTTCGGCCGCTCGTATCAGACCGAGATTGCCCTCTTGTACGTTATCGTACACGTACGAAGTCCCTACGAATCGGCGTACCACGGATAAAAACGACAGCTTGACGTTGGCCTCTATCAACTCGTTTATGGCCGATCGACTTATCCGCGAAAGTCGTTCCATTTCGACGATCAATTCCGCCAATTTCTTGAAGCCAATTCCGGTAGCACTCCTGGATATTCTGTCAGCGTACTTAGAAGGGCGCCCTACGGAGCGAGACATTACGGAATAGCATTCTTCCAGATCTTTTATGGTTTTCTTCCAGAATCTATCGTTCACCCTAATTCCGGACATCAGTTTGATTTGTTCTTTCCTGATACGTCTAGCTTTAGTACGGTCGCGGCCGGAGGAAATGATCTCGATCCTTTCAGCTTCCATTTTGCTTACTTCGGACACCAATTTCAACAACAATCCTTCTTCTTCGTCTCTCGGCCAAGGCAGTGCGAAGTAAACGGACATTTCTTCATGATATCCCACTGACAAATCGGCTAACGCAGGTAATAGAAGTTGCGACTTCAGTATCGTATCCCTCAACTCGTTTTGGGCCGATTCTATCCGTTTGGCCACTTCCACTTCGCCCTCCCGAGTCAAACGAATATCTTTTACGTAGTATTCTGGCAGCGTTTGTTCGTCGCGTTCAGTTGCCAATCGAAGTCTCCTGTGTCCAATCCGATTTTCTTAGAAACGCGTTTCACCTCTTCAAGCAACGCGTTCGCCTCTTCTTCTGTACCGCTTACTATCACCAATCTGCTTCCCTTGGGCAACCTTATCAATTCTTTGATCACCCTCAAGGCTAATTGGTGTCTTCTACCGATCCTGTCCGAATTCGACCACATATTCATTTTGATTCTTGCTCGGCCGTCGCTTCTCGATACGCTTTCACGCACTTTTTACAAATGTTGTGTTCCATATGGAACTCGGTCATCGGAACTTCCAGATCCCAACCTCCGGAGCGCTCGTTCGGCCAACCACACAATCCTGGAGTGTCTATCCCTCCACCGTACTTATGTCCTCTTTCGGACAACTTCCGGATGTGCCAAAGACTATGCGGAGTGGCCGCGTACGATTCGCAAATCGAGTATTTATCTTGAGCCACGATACCTCCTATTCATTAATCGTAAACTACGCCTACCGAATAGGCAAGCGTTTTTTCAGTATAAGTTGATTTTTACCACTTGATGCGTCTACGATCGAGTTCGCTCGGAGTCGGAGGTCGCGTTTCGCCGCGTTCCGGTTCTGATCTTACCCAATCGCATTGATACATTCGTCGTTGATACAACGGCGTCTCTAACATTTCCTGTCGAGTTATCCTCAGCGGCCAGTCTTCGTTGGCCATAGGAAATTGGTTGCGATTGTATTCCGGCCGAATAGGAGTCTTGAACACTTCGTCGCGATCCACTTCCACGTACAAATAAAACGGAACTCCGGTTCCGGCGATACCGAATTCGTACAGCTTCAACAGAAGCAACTTTTGTTTGGGCTTCACCATCGGAGGCGGATTGTATTTTTCTGTCCAGGTGAGAATCGTAGAAATCAATCCGCGCGGAGGTAATACGTAGTTCGGAATTGATACCGGCATAGGAGACAATTCATGTACCACTATTTCTTCGTAATCAGCAGGATATTGGCGGTAATCGAATTTCATATACCGGATTTCTCCGTTTCTCAATATCACCGGAATTTTCATGTCACTATCCTTCGATCAATTTGTCTATCAACTCGCACAAATACGCAGATTCGACGCGATTGCCGTCCTTGACTTTATCTTTCATCGCCGCGATTACTTCGGCGAAATACGCGACGTCGACTCCGGCCAATTGATCTTCCAACGTATGGAAGTCGTCCAAGTCCAACTTCGATATCTGATGTGCTATTTTCAAAATTTGGCCGGCATGAACGGACCATCCTCTTTTGACGTATTTGCGCACTCTGATCAGAGAGCAAATAGGATACAGACTTCCGACGTACTTCAGTTCTCGTGCCAAGATACACTCGAGAGCTGCTGTATTCGTCACTACCTCTCGATCCCAACTGGTCCAGTAATTGGTAACGTGAACGAAATCGTAATTCTCGTGTATCTCCGATGGCTCTCCGTAGAAGCGAATCACCAACTGTATTTTGCCCGATAACGAGATCGCATTTCCGGTGATCACCACCGGAAGGTATCGACCGCGTTTACTCAAGCGCTCGAGTGCCGTCTTGGTTTCTTCGGACGGTTCGACCTCTTCCGGATCCTTATGGAAATCGATTGTTTCGTCTCCGGTCAGAGCCGATACTCCGGCGCTCTTCACTTTGATGGAAATCCGGTCGCCTATGGTCTCCAAGTACATATCCGGAACGTGGCGCCTTGCCTCTCCCGGCTTGGCCTCGTTGTTCATCTCCGTTCTCAGTTCCTTGAACTTTTTGATGTAGTAATTGGCGACCGCTTTCACTGTATCCGCGTTTCGGAAGTACATATCGTAGTCGTTCACAGTCTCTTGGAGTAACATCGACGTGATACATCCTCATGTTATTATTGTATTTTTGTCTACCAGCCTTCTGACTTTCTCGTCGTCGATGCTGTCGCACAAATTCTTATGTATGGAAGCTAGTGTTTTGTTTATAGTTCTTTTTTTCATCGTAATCTCCTAAAAGAATTCCCGGCCGAATCTCTCCGACCGGGAATTTCTCACAATCTACTTGTCTCTTTTGTTGATAGTATGTGTATTAGTTAGAGAACAACCTCTTTTCTTTCCGTTTATTGCCGAGCGGAACCATTCCGCGCGATCAAATCTTATAGGCATGCCGATCTCAATAATTGGTGATCAACAATTCGAATATCTCGTTACGCTTATTGATATCGCTGTTTACCGACCTACGCGCTGAAATCCTTCTCTTGTCGTATCCGCTATACAGACATTCGATAAAGTCGGTATCGCTATTGGACAACATCAATAAGCACCCTCTTTTATCCAATTTATCGAACAACAACTTCAATCTTACCTGTTCTATTTTACCAAATTTGTATTTTGTGTAAGATGTGAAATTCGACGTCTCCGAAACCGGATGGTATGGAGGATCGAAATACAAAAAGTCTCCTGGCTTGGCCAATTTCAATACGTATTCGAATCCGCACCTTATCAACGCGACGTTGGATGACAAAGCTTTGGATACCGATCTCAATGCTTCGGGAGTAGGAATGGAAAGTTTGGATTGCCGTCCCATCGGAGAATTGAATTCTCCCTTCGAATTCTCTCTGTACAATCCGTTGAAACAAGTCTTATTCAAATAAACGAATAGCGCCGCTCGAGCGGCGCCGCTCATCATTTTCTCGAAGTTGTACAATTCTCGTCTTGAATAATACGCTTCGGAGTTGTGAAGCGATTCCAGCAACTTAAGATATGACACGACCTCTTCGACGTCGTCTCTAATCGATTTATACATGTTTATCAGCGAGGCGTTGATGTCGCTCAATATCGCTATCGAAGGAGCTACTTTGAAAAACATAGAACCGGATCCTAAAAACGGCTCGAAGTATCTTCTATTCGAAACGTCTTCCGGCAACAGAGGTATTATCTGTTTCAACAATCTGCTTTTACCTCCAACCCACTTTATTACCGGAGAAGCCACTGCCTTTATACCTACCTTTTCAAACCTTTCCCTACCTCAAAGAAAAGGCGCCGTTTAGACGCCTTTTCCAATTCCCACTTGTATTCACCGCTTTCCTTTATGGCTCAACGTACTCAAGGATCGTCGCAGACCGCGTTATGGATCTGCATCAATCGCTCCTTTTCGTTTTCGAGCACACTGAGAAGAATTTCCGCATCATTACAATATTTAGCCACGGTTTCGTCTTCGGTTTCTATCAAGTTGCAAGCAGCAACAAACCTCCTTTTCCAGACGTTATATGACTTTTCCACAACGACTGCTCGGTCTAGCGCTGCTTGCTTGTTCTCGTCTGTACATGCGTCGGTTATGAATCCGTCCACGACGTCGCCGGCCGAACTGATGATGTCGTCCGGATTACTCGATGGCGGACCGCTCCCTAGCAATGAACAACCCAGCAGCGCGAATACAATGAAAAATGCGCACGCTATTGCTATTCGTTTCACGTCTATCTCCTTTACTCGAACCGGAGCGATCGAACTATCGAACGGAGCTCCGGAAACGCTTTATACGGGTTTGTTTCCGTGTCTATATTCCCTGGTCCAGTTGTATTTCATTTTGATGATAAGGTGAGCTGAAGCGAGCTTTTTGACCATAGCCATAGCTTCCAGAATTCTGACTATCGCATCCGACATTTCGATCGGGAATCCCTCCGGCTTGCCCGTAGTCTCGTCATAATACACTTCCATATTTCCACTTCTCAATTCTTCTAAAGCCTCGCTCAATTCGGAATGCGCCAAAGCTATTTTGGCCGTCAACTCTAACGGAGTAGGATTTTCGATCCACCAACCCTTGGACTTCGACCACTCTTCTATCTCTTTCGTCAAACCGTCGAAAGTAAGCGATCCGGCATCGTGATTCTCGCACAAACCGGACTTGGCACAATCGCAACTCGGTCGCTGTAAGTTGGCTCGTTGCTCTCTTTCCCGTATTGCTTTTTCTCGTTCGTCCAATTCGAGCTTTACGTTGCGCAGATACAATACAGAAAATAAACCGACGATAATGACGGATACGCCTACCAATAACATGATTATTTGATACATCTACGCTCTCCTCTTCTGCCGCTCAATCCGCGCTCTCCGGGCAGATTGCAATCGGCGACGAAACGAGGTTTGGCTTTCTCGTTTTCGTATTTCGCTCTCCACTTTTCTGATTTCTCTTCCGATTTGTAAATCTTATTTTCCAAGCTCCTGATATTCCTTCTCAGTCGCGCTCGCTCTTTCGATAACTTCCCCACCTTGTTTTCTAATGAACTCACGGTCCGAGACACTCTGCCCAATTTTGTCTTCAGAAATCCGCATTCACGTAAATGCGCTTTCGACTTATCGCGCAATCTTACCAATTCCAATGAATTGTATTGCGCTTTTGCTACATGTTCTTCGCGTCGTTCCAATTCGGATAAAACGTGGGACATAGCTTCCATAACTGCTACGAAATCGTTGTGCGCGTTTACGAATCTAGATGCCAATTTGTCGCAATCGGCGCCTCCGTTTATCCACGCTACCTTTTCGCCTGTTTGCGCGTCCACTATTTTGATGCCGGAATCATACGAAACGGATTCGTACGTTCCGATGTCGTCCTTCCAACGAGTCCGTATCTCTTCTATTCCGTCGACTCCGGACTTGCTTCTCAATACCATACTGTCTTGCGACCTTTCATACGTATTGTAATTACGACTGCTTTCTACCTCTTATGAAATAATCAATTGGAGCAAGCCCAAGTCTCTACATTGTTCAAATAATTGCCGTCTTCCCAGAGACGCGGATCGGCGTGGTCATGGTCCGCGTCTCCTAAAATCCGATAGGACAACGCGTGTATGTATTCGTGTTTCAGCGAATCCTCCATGAACAGCAGATTGCCTACGTCTAACACATATATTTGCTTGTTTTTAGCGAGGTGGCATCCGGCGACCATTTTCCCTTCCGGAAGGTTCTCTGGAATGCAATTTGAAGGCAATTCGTCTACGATAACGACCGGGATACTCTTGACATCTTGATACGCTTCGTACGGGATTTCTTTTCCCATTACTTGTTCCCAAGCATCCACAGTCCCTTTGAATGCGTCCATGAAATCCAAAGTCGGTTTTTCTTCGACGACCGGATTGGTGCAACCGAAAGATAGCGCCAAAAAAATCAACGACGCAAAGACCGTTTTGTATCCTCTTCTTCGTCCAATTGTTTGATCAATTCGTCTGTCCATCTCAACGCGTTCCTTACTGTGTCTAGAGTGTTTTGTGAAGACGGATTTTCCAAAATCAGAGCCGATAGTATCCTGGTGGCTATCAACTCTCTTCGACTCGGGATGTGGAAATATCCTTCCAGTATTACTTCAGTAATAACTGTTTTGATCGTCTGTTTCAAATCTCCGAACATTACACACCTATCTTCTTTCTGCGCGCCGGATCGTGGTGAGTAGAATACTCTACTTCTTCCGACTCGCGATAGTTACGAGTGCGCAGAGGCCGCGGTTTGCCGTCGACGGTGAATTGAACGCAAGAACCTTCGTCGTATCCGTGAAACAGATTTCTGTGCCCCTTCCCGGAGCATTCCGGATGCTTGCAACGTTCGCATATCGTGTATTTGTAAGCGAAAGAATCTTTCTTTTCCTCTTCGTCCGGAGGAGGAGCCTTTTTGGATAAATCGCCTGCCATATCAAAGCGCTATCGGTTCGTCTGTGAATTTGATGTCGGCGTATTCCTCTTGTTCAGAGATCTTGATCTTCTTCTTGTTTTTGGTCAGAAGATACATCGAAGACATCCTTGACCAAACGACCACATGCGATATGTAGAATCCGTATTTGTCTCCGTAGTATTCTGACGCGATCGGGAAGTATTCTCTCCAATCTGTGATGTTCTTTCCGAACAATTCCGAGTAAACCGCAAGATTCTTCTCGAATCTACGGATACCGTACAACGCGGAATCGGTTATGGTGACGTACTTTTTGGCGCAATCGAATATACCTGCCAACACAGATCGATACTTCGGATCCTTCTTCTCTCGAGCCAAAGTGAATTGATTGAAATCGGCGTGAACCCAATCGAATTGAAATCTCTTCGCGGCGCCGGATTCGTGTAACACCCTCATAGTCTCGTACGAATCCGCTTCTTTCACCACCACAGAAGGGTGCAACGATTCGCGAACGCTACGAACGCAATTCGGACAAGCGTCCCAAGCCAAGTGTTTTTTCTCTTCGAGAAAAAGCAAATCCTGTATGATCGCGGAATGCCATCCGCTTCCGGCGAATAACTCCAATACGGTCTTGGAATCGGTCACCAGCTTACAAAGACGCTTGAAGGCGGCGACGTCCTTGTAAACGTCCTTCCTGCCTATGCAATACGTGGAATGCGAATCGTCGCGACCGGGAGAACCGGAATTCCCGTCTGTGTACAGCACCATATTTCTGCCCTCTACGTTCACAAAGTACTTGAACACTTCTCCTCCTATTTTGTGTTTTTGTTCAAATCGAAGTCGCAAAGCAAAAGGAGGTGTTTATCCTCCGTCCATTCGTATTCACAGCTGTGCGGTATTTCTTTGAGTTCGCGTCCGGTCCTCTCTTTTACCAACTCGGATATCGTCTGTACTGTCTTCAGTACGACCGGAGCTGTTTCGAAAGCGGTTTGCAGCGTAGCGCAAGCCACCCAAGTAAAAAACATTCCGAAGAAAGTCACGAACGCTACGATTTTCAAATCGGCCTTGTGTCCTAAATAATACAAACAATTGTCCACGAATTCTATAATTCTTTTCATGATAACTCCAATCCCGGAAGGTTGCCGATCGCCTTTTTACTTCGGCGCGTCTCCGCCCTTCTAATCTTGTGCATACCGGAATCATGTCTGAGATGGCACTGTTGGCAAAGAGCGGCCAAATTGCTGTCGTCGTTATGTAAAGTATCGTGATCCAGATGGGCTATCTGAAGCGATATTTTCGTCTTCGGTTGTCCGGCCGCGCGGCGCCGTTCGTATTCGTCGATGTCTTCCACGAAAACGCCTTCTCGATCTCTGTATCCCAATTTGCCGTCTTCGGCTCCGCATTGTTCACAGCGCCGGCCGGCCCTGTTCAAAATGAACTCTCTAATCGTTCCCCAACCCTTTATGTACGCTCTCCTATTCACCGTCGTCTTCTTCGTCCTCTTCTTGCGAATTGAGGCATTCTTCGCACATTTGAACCGTTTCGCCGTTCAACTTGCCCATGAACAAGTGATTTTGGCAAAAGTAGTATCCGCAGGTTTCTCCGTTCTCGTGCATACCTCCGCATACGTACGCCAACCCGTGATCGATTTTCTCTTCGCATCCGGGATGGTGGCAAACGCCTTCGACCGCGTAACCCATCTCTTCTCCAGTATCGTTATTCACTCCGCAGCGCGACCAACCCATATCACCACTCCTTCTTGTCAGTGCTGAGACTTTCGTATCCTAACCGATCTGCCACCTTCTTCACTACTCGAGAACCGGCGAACGGATCGACGATTGTTCCTCCCGGAGGACAGTGTGTTCGGATGAGTTTCTCCACCAAGCTGTCAGGCTTTTGGTGTGGATGGATTATCGGACCGATGTGCGTATCGAAGAACAATCCGGTCTTGGAATGAAAATTCAAACCAGGACCGAACCAATCACCGTGAAATACCGCGATCGCTTCTACGAATCTCGGATATCGTTTAGAGACGTTTTTCGGAGAAGGAGGTTTGATCCAATGAGCAACTCTATCCGGAACTATGCTCAGCGTCGATAACTGCTCCGGATACATGAAACAGATTATTGCTCCGCCTTCTTTCCTGAGCCACCAACCCAAATCGATGGCTTTATTCAACTCGACCGGATCGTATATGGGATCCAGAAATACGAAATCCGCGGAATGTTGTTCCAATTTGTCGTACAAAGAGTACGCGTCGCATTTGTAAAACGTTCCCGGATTGTCGTAATGCACTATTGAAGCTTTCTTTCTATTTCTTGGCAGATTCTTTCTGTTACTTGAGATGGCATTTCGTTGCCGTCTAATACGACGATATGTTGATAGAATTTCTGCTTCATTCCTTTATACCAACCGTGAACTCTCTTCTGTATATCGTCTGCTTCGGTGTAATCTTTGCGCGTACGAGATTCCAATCTCCTTTTTGCTTCTTCCAATTTGACGTCCAACACAAAAGTCAAATCCGGAGGAACGGCGCGACCGTTCACCGTTCTGACGAACATCTCCGATTGCCAATTTTCCGACTGATAAGCCATAGATGAATAATAATATCGGTCGCACAGCACGATCATCCCCGTATTGAGCGCCGGCCGAACTTCTCTGTTCAAATGGTCCATCCTATCGGCCGCGAACAACAAAGCCATCGTAGCGTCGCCGCGATCGGTTTCTATTTGCCCGGACAGTATCCGACGAATCAATCTGCCTATCGGTCCGTCGCTCGGTTCCCTCGTGCAATATACGGAGTAGTTCCTCCTACGCAGCTCGCTAGACACAGTTACGATTTGTGTAGTGGTGCCGGAACCGTCGATTCCTTCCAGCACCACGAACAACCCTCGTTTCGGAGTAGAAGCGTTATTGGTCATTTCATTGCGTCTAACACGTCGTCAGCTGCAGCGGAAACCAGAGCACTAGGATCCCACCTCTTGATTCCTCGAAATCTCTTTTCGTTTACTTCTATCGGCTCCAAGAACCTTATGAAACTGCCGTGTACGGTAGTCGAACCTGGCTTCAAGATTCCGGCCTCTACCAGTTGATTTATCTTCTCTTCGGCCGCAGGATTGGCGATCGATCTTGTAACCGCGTAATACCCTCCGGGAACCCTAGTGCCACATCCGCGCGCCTCTTCTTCTCCGAGTTCTTCCGTAGTCACCAATTTGAAGTCTTTTTTGATCTTGGCAATCAGTTCTTCGGAGTCTCCCGGATTGAAGATGTATTCGATTTCACAGGGAACGAACAATCCGAATATCTTGGCGTGTGGTAATTTGCCGGTTCCTCCGCAACATTCGCACATGTGTTTCTCTTTGACTTCCTTATCCGCGTCGAAAAGCTTGGGTTGGTGTAGCCAATAATTGTATTGGCGGTAATCCATGCGAGTGCTTTCTGAATTGTCGATTATGACGTACCCTCCGGTTCCTCCCTTGTAAGTTCCGGCGCCATGACACAGCTCACAATCGTCTCGAGATTCTATCAATTTGATCAGGCGTCGAACGCGATTACGTCTCACTTTAGATTCGTTTTCGTCTTCAATGATCACTCGAAGTTGGGAAAGCGTGTATTTACCGCATATCTCGCACAACTCCTCCATGTCCAGGATTTGTTTGTTCTTCTTACGGCACTCGGGACACTCCAAATCGCCTACACAGATCGGACAATCGTAGTAATCGCCTTCGTCGTGTGCCACGTATATGACCGAATCACCGTCCGTCAACTTCTTGGCTACGGCCGGACCGCTGAGACGTTTGGATATTCCGCGCGCTATGGCTTCTCCGCACCAATCCTCTATGGTGGGATAATGTTCTTTTCCTATCCACATCAAATAACTGTCCATTCGAACCTCCGTTTGTCTATACCCTTATCGTAGCGCGATATTGCCTTCCAGGCAAGTACTTTTTTTCAGTTTATTTTGATATTTACCTATTTGATTTCCGCAAGGGAACCATCCCGGAAACGTTTCGGTCGCGAACAGTTCGGCGCGCGGCAACTCTCCGCACAACTCCACTATCCTGTCTCTAACTTCGTCCGGTTTCCTACTGTGTTCCCTTATCGGAGCGAACACCAACTGCGATTGCTTCAATGTATGAATTGGGAACGGCCGGCCGTATTTCACCGTAGTCGCCGCCAGAACTTGTTCGATATTCGGCTTGACCAAAGTAGGGACCGGACCTCTTCCTGTGATTATCTTGCCTCGCTTGGTGGTTTTGATCCAAATGTACGGAACTCCTCTGTAATGCAATCCCCAAGCTTCGATAAGCTTGAATGGCAAATCCAGCTTTGGACACGTTCCCCACATGAATAACACCGATTTCTTGTGCATCCACTTCCTTACAGGCATCTTACACAAGTCTTCGAAGCTGATCATTTCGTAGTGTTTCCCGCAAGCGGCGTACTTATTTGGATCTCCGTAGTACAGCCAAGGCGGATCTATGTACAATATACGGAATCCGCCCACCAGAGCGCTGGCTATGTTCATCTCGGGAAACAGCAATTTACTACTGTTTCTTTTCTAAATTCGAAACCCTGCGATCGAGCGATTCCACCGAAGCAGACAACACTCTCAACGCCGCGGTATCCACGGATACCGGATTGCCCAAACTAATTTCGACCGGTTTCCCTCGTATCACGTCGATTACCGTAGATATCCAAGATACCACGAATTCCAACTGCATGAAAGTTGTATCGATGAATATAGCGTCCGGAGCGCGAACCAGAGGAGCCACCTTACGATTGGTATCCTGTTCATCCCTTTTCATTATCGAAGTTCGCACGTCTTCGTAATCTGATTCGACTCCGGATTCTTTCAATTGCCGGTAACGCATATTGGCTCGGAAATCCAAATCAGCGGTCATGTAGATTTTCAAATCGGCGTTGGGGAAAAGAACGGTGCAAGTGTCGCGACCTTCCGTTATGATGCTCGATTCCGAATTGTTCGCCATACCTCTGGCTATGATATTCACTTCGTTTCGGACTTCCGGATCCTTGGACAGCGTAGAGGCGATTAGAGACATCTGGTTGTCTATCACTTCGTTCGTAATCGATCTGCCTTTATACAGCAAATCATTCCCTATCAATTCGAAGAATATACCGTGTATATTCGCCAATTTAGCTGCTTCTTTATCGTTGCTCTTGAACAACTTCAACAGATAAGCGACTCCTCTGTACAACAGTCCGGTGTTGAGCAAAGTGAACCCTAATCTCTTGGCTAACATTTTTGATGCGGTGCTTTTACCGGCGCCGCTCGGACCGTCGATGGCCACGATCATCTTTTTCATCAGTTTTCTCCTTAGTTTAGCAGATCCGAGTTAGTATATATCCATTACAGGCGATTGCTTATGAAATAGCAGCCTTTCATTAGGAGGTGACCATGGCAACGTTATCCGAAGACGACATCAGGCAACTATTGGTAAGCAACGCTGAAATAAAAAGAGATTTGAAATCGGTAAATGAAAAATTGGAAGAACTTCCTAAGATGAGAGATAGCATGGAAGCGATTTGCGTACGTACGAAAGAAAACAAATTGAGAATCGATAACGTCGAAGACAGAATGAAAGAGAACAGAAAATTGGGATGGGGATCGTTTACCGCTATCGCGACCGCGTTCATAACCGGGATACTCGCCTTGATATCCCAAATGTTCAAAAATTGAAACTGGTCTGTATGTGATCCAGTTTGTCCACTAGCGTACTGCGGATGTACGCTCCGTGCGCGTATACTGCTATCGCTATCCTCCTATTTGATTTGCGCAAACACATCCTACACTCCACACACGTAACTCCTTCTATTTGGTGCCTACAAGGAACCAATTTCAAACCCATAGCGGAATCGGGCAAATCGTACGGAACATTTTTCATGAAATCCTTCACCACTATCATAGGCGTATAACCGAGAGAATATGCTCGATCTGCTTGTTCCGCGGTTTCTACGCTGGCCAGAGCATGGATGCTGTCTCTCCAACAAGAAAACTCTATCGATTCCCATCGATGCGTATACAACCAAACGTCTCCGCCTCCGGCGCCCCTCCATCGCTCCGCAGCCATAGATAATCTCACCGCTCCGCGATAACAAGAAACGTCTCCGCCTACGTGTATTCGTAGATCGCGCCCTCCCTTCGCTCCGTCTTGCGGAACTCCGTCCTTAAAAGCGTTTTCTATCGCTTTCGCTTCAGCTTCGATTACGTCGTACGGTTCTACGTTTCTCGAATTTTCATCCAGTTTCTGATTCGCCGGACCGGTTATCCCTGCCTGTACGTAGCAACCGTTGTCCTTGAATACGCACGTATCCGGGCATGTCTTCGATATCGAAACGTAGGAAGCGCAACAATACGGCTGTTGTGGAATCGGCCGCTTGAATCGAGTGTTGGTGTCCTCGTATTTTTGAGGACTAATCTTCCTGTTTCTGCTCTTCTTCGCGAACAGCACTATTTTGTTTTTGGATGCCATACTTGGTTGTCAAATCGTATTCATCTATCAGCTTATTAGCGGTTTCCATGTCTCCGGTTTCTTGGCTCGCGATGGCCAAGGTAATTCCTACTGACGCGACGTCGGCTCCTTCTTTGTTTCCGCGTGATTTGATCAATTCCATGGCGTCCGGTCGCGACGCTAACAGTTTGCGAATTCTGTTTCTGGCTTTGACTATGGCCTCCGATTCGGATGGAGTCGACGGAAGTAGCGGATTGTTAAAAACCTCGCACTTTTCATTCCTACAAAAAGCGTACGGATCGGACTTCTTCACCGGAGAACCCTTGATAGGCGATTTGTACAAAGCTTTGCCGCACTTCGGGCATTTAGGGTGTTTTTGGTGTATTTTGCTAGACATATCGACCTCCTATTTGTATAATAACCGAATACGGGAAAGTAGTCGAGATATTTACAACTTATATTGCGTTATTGTATGGATATGGAGATAATCCTATCCACCTCCAAACAATCAGTAGGATCGTTGTTCATCTCTAAATGCGTTATCAAATCGACTTCTTCTCCGTTCAATTTCACCGTTCGGTGTCTCGTTCCGGTCAATTTGCCGCTTCGATATCCGCTTTCTGTGGTTTCCAATTCCACGAATTCTCCTACCGCGTTGAATATTTGATCCCAAAACCAACCCGGCCTTCTGAATTGTTTAGTCGTCATTTCCAATTTCCTTTCCCAATCCCGCTATTTCTGTATCTTGGTAGCAGACTTTGGAACAATATCTCTTGTGTTTAGGTATGTATTCGTTACAACCCGCTGCCTCGCAAGTTTTGATCCTGAAGATCGATAAGTTGTTCTTTTTTCTTTGCAAATCGAATAGACTTTTCTCCGACTCCACCATATAAGGCAGATCAGGCCTCAGCTTGATTCCCGACAAGTTTAGTATTGCCATTGCGAATCCTTCCTATCCCACGCTTCCAGAATTTAGAGGCCAATTCTTCTCCGACGTATTTCGCCAATTGACTTTTGTGTATCAACGCTACTCCGTCGACTCCTACCGGTTCTCCGTTCTGATTGTGGATATCCCAAGAACCGTACCAATCTATCAATCTCTGATTGGCTATGACTACGAAGTCCTTGTAGTGTCCGGAGGTTCCTTTCAACGACATGATCCTCTTAATCATGGCTCCGTTGGGAGTGATATCCATCCTGTTTACTCTACGACCGGTTTTGCCATTAGTCACTGACTTTTTGGCCTTACACTTGCGCTTTTTTTCGGATCCTGATTTATTCGCCTTTCGATTACCCTGTTTCACGAGACAACCTCTTTGCCAGTTTCAAATCTTCGATCGCCATATCGGAGAACTTCTTTCTGTCTTCGGATGACAATCTGATTATGTAGGCCGGATGGTACGTACAAATCGCTTTCCACGAAAAGACTTCGGAGCGAGAATCCATCACGACCATTTCCAATTCTTCTCCTCTCCAATCTTTCAAAACGGAAACGTTGACCATCTTCGCCGGAACTAATCCGAGAAGAACAACCACTTTCGGATTCACTATCTTCAAGAAAGAAACCAAACGAGGTTTGCATTTTGCCATTTCTTCCCGAGTAGGATTCCTATTCGAAGGAGGACGGCAAGCCACTGTGTTACAAATGAATACGTCTTCTGTTCTATCCAATTCGGATCGATCTAACCAAGAATCCAATTCTCTGCCGGCCATACCAACAAACGGAGAACCGGTTTTATCTTCGTTGGCTCCCGGAGCTTCTCCAATCAATGCGATATCGGCCGTAGGAGAACCGCGCCAATGAACTATCTTGTTTCTGTTACGATGCAGCGGGCAACGTTCGCAACCTGAACACTTCTTTTCCACTCTGGACAGTAAATCCAATTCGTAGAATCCTTCTGATCTGGACTTCGTCGATTCCATTACCTGGCCATCTCCATGATATCGTTCATTTGAAATTTTTCTAGAAACGAAGCAAATCGAAGTCTTTTGAAGTATTTCACCATTTTGTCCCTATTGGGTTCTGGAGGTATTACTTTCAATTCACAATCGACTTTGATCTTGGTCAACTTTTTATACAACGCGACGTCTCGAGCGTGCTTTAGAACCAATTCGCGATACCTTTGTGCTACCGGCCAATCATTGTTATTGACGGCTCCTTCGAACACTTTCTTCAGAGTGACGTAGTGCCCTAACAAATTCGCCGCGGTCTTGGGTCCTATAGAAGGCACTCCGGGAATTCCGTCGCTCGAGTCTCCGGACAACGCTTTCAAATCGGCGATTTGCGAAGGAAATACGCCGTGTTTTTGGAATACTTCGTCTATTCCATACACTTTTTCAGGATTTTTGCCAAACGCAGGAGATATCGTCCAAACCGAGTTGGGCATTATCAATTGCCTCAAATCCGAATCTCCGGAGTAAATAGCTACGCGACCGGAAGATTTCACCGATAGATTTCCTATAACGTCATCAGCTTCACAATCCACGCCGTAATATTGCGGAACTCCGATCGCAGTAAGTATTCCCTTCAATATCGCCTCTTGTCGATTCAATTCTCGAGATATCTCAGCCCTTTGCGGATCGGGTTTATCTCGGTTCTTGTAACCGGCGTACAACTTGTATCTGAAGTTCAATCCTTCTCCTTCCCAAGCGACTGATATGGGAGTTCTCCATTTTTCAAATATCCTCAACGATATGTTGATGAATCCGTACACTCCGCCAATCGACATTTCTTCGTCGCCGATTTTGGTGCTGAGATTAGAGAAAGCGTCCGACGTCCTCCAAAGCAAATGACGACCGTCCAAAATCATTGTGTCGAATTTCATCAAAACGGAACCTCTTCTTCGTCCACCGGAATCTCCGGACATTCTTCGTCGATGTGTCTATTCCACATATCCTTTTTGATTTCGTGCCACTTGCCCAATACAGTATTTCGACGTTTGTACTTCCAAGTCGAACTATCTCGATCCGGAGACCAATACATCAAATAGACTTCGTGGTATTTGAATCCGGTGGTGAATCGTTTGTAGGTTATCCCACAATGAGGACACCTCTCGTCGTTTTTGTAACAGCGACTCATTCATCGACGTACCGAAGATAGATCTCTCTGATTTTGCACTTTTGCGCTTCGGAGAGCGTCCATTTGTTTTCCAAACGTTCTTCCATCGATACGACGAAATTGGCTTCCCATTCGGTCAAATCGTGTTCGTCCTTTTGCAACTCTTGGACTTTGCCGTATAGGTCGTCGAATTCTTTCTTTCTGTTATCCCAATATGACATTCAAATCTCCATAAGTGATAAAATGAATTTCGATAGCTTCGGACTTTTACTAGTGTTATCTCTACACCACTTATGAATTTTGTTGATCACCACCGTATCGTACCTTATATCTCCGGATATGTCGGCTGCTATCCATTCCCTGTCCAGGATGTTGTTGGGATACATTTTTGTAACGCGATTGAATACCCTGATTTCCTTCTCGTTGCCCAAATCGGACACCCTCATCCGACCGGTCCTGATTAAGTATTCCGTCCAAACCAGATACGCGACTCCGTACGCGTCTGCCAAATCTTCGCTCGTTTGTCTATTCTGCTTCTTTCCCTTCTGCGGAAGATTGTATTGACTGAAATCGGCGCCCCAACGACTCAGAACGAACTCCTCCATCAAATCCTTCTTCGCGGTTCCGTCTCCGGTAACGAACATCTTCACGGAACCGGGATCATGCAAACGGAACGGTATTCCGCTTCTCAAAAGACACATTCTGGCGACTCCTCCCAATTCGCCCTTGTGATGCGCTCCGTGAGAAGCGTCCAGCGCGTAATCTTCAACTCCGGCGAAATCTGGAGCATGGTCTCTGATTGTTTCTTCGAACCACAACAGGGCATTGTATAGACGCAACATATTGAACGTCTGATTGTCCTTCGATTTGTCCACGGTCAATCTATAGGCGTCTTTGTGTTTGGCAGCAGCTCCGGCCAAATCAGTGTAGTACGAGAACCAATTCAGTCCTCCGTCTTTCAGTTGAACGACCGCTCCGTGATTCAACCCCAAATCGTATCCGTTTACCAGTACGCTTTTTTCAATCTTCATCTTCCGAAACGTATTCTTTCAGTTCCTTGACTACGATTTCCAATTCGACTACGCGCTGTTGAAGCTTTTCTATGTTGGCCATGGCCCTATATAGGAAATACAAAGCCACGACCAGAGCGAAAGCTCCTATATTCGTAATCAACGTAATTTTTTCTAAAGCTTGTTCCATATCAAGCCGCTTCTTCTACCGTAGATGTGCTATCCTCTCTCACCACCTCCAGGTTCCTATCGAAGAAGTCACACACGTTAGGATCGTGCGATATCACGTAAATGGTTCCGCAGTCCTCTCTCATCTTCTGCAACAATATTCCTACTCGAGAGGCGCCCTCTTTGTCCAACCCGTCGAATATCTCGTCCAACAACAGTATTCCCGGCCGGCCGTTCTCTCTCGAAGCTACCAAATCCATCAACGCCAACTCCGCTGATATAGTGATCTTGCGTTGCTGTCCGGAGCTGGGTGGGTAGTTCGCCAATCCTTCGATTTCCCACTCCATAGATATCTCGTCTCTGGTAGCATTCTTTGAACTCTTCAACTGTCGCTGCGTATCGAACGTGACCCGGATATCTCCGTCCGAGAGCGTGTCTAGATAGTAATTGGTTCTCTCGGTTATGAACGGCATCACAGAATCCAATATGTAACTCGGGAGGCCTTGATCAGAGAATCCTCTCACCCAGAATTCTTGGTGTGCCAATTCATTTTCCCATCCGCTCCGGCGAACCTTCAAGTTGGACAACGATTCTTCTGACGTCTTGTTGTCTTTGGCCAATTCGTTTATCTGCTCTTCGTACGGATTGACCTCGTTTTTGATTACGTCGATGCTTTCGCGTTTCCGTTTGATTGTGGCTTTCAGTTCGGCCGCTTTGGAATCGGTAGATTTCAAAGATCTCAATTCCTTTTCCAACTCTTCGATCTTTGTGTTTATGGCCAATCCGCGCTCTATAGAAGCTCTGCATTCTTTTATGTGATTCTCGTTATCTTCGTTGCTCTTTTCCAATTTGGAAAGCTCGACTCTCTGAGATTTCAACCCGTTTTCCAATTCTGATATCTCGAGATTCAACGAGTCCTTGTAATCCTTAGGAGCTCCGGAGTCCAACGGAGCAGTACAAGTGGGACAGTTATCCTGTTCCAATTCGGATAACGATTCCTTCTTCAGTCTCAAACTGGCATTTGTAGAACCTATGCCCGAATTGCAAACGCCCAACTTTTCTCTAATCTTGGATCTATTGATTATCGCAGCTTCCATGTCGGCGCGTATGGATGTTACGTCTATCACCGTGAGCTTCAATTTGTCTATCTTTTCGATGAGCGCCGGAATGTTGGAACGCTTGGATTCCAATTCTCTCAGTTCGTCCAACATAGTTTTGCAATCTTCGGCGACCACCTTCGTCCGATCCTTCTGCGATTGTGCGTAAGTATCTTTCTTTTCTTTCAAACGTTTGATCGCCTCTTTATTCGAAGACATTTTGTTTTCAAGAGAATCGATATTGACGGCGACCGATAACAGAGAATCCTTCAATTCTTTCGCTTTATCTTTCACCACCTGTCGACACTTCTTGAATATATCGGTGCGCATGATGACGTGCAATATGTCTTTTCGATCGGAATCTTTGGATAGAACGGAGGCGAACCTCTTCGTATCTCCTTCTGCGTACAACACCACGTTCCTGAAGGTGTGGTAATCCATACCCAACATCCTATCGATCTTGGTTTGGATGTCGTTCTTCTCTCCCTGCCATTCTGCTCCGGAAGGTTGTATCAAAGCCAACTTCGGTTGGTCCTTCCTTCGTTCCCTCTTTATTGTCCAGATTCCGTCATCCATCTCTATTCTGGACTCGAGTATGGAGTGCTTCTGCCCGTTTTTGATTACTTGATTCCCGATCTTATCGTCGATGTATTTTCCGAACCAGCACCAACTTATCGCTTTGAAGAAATTGGATTTTCCGGATCCGTTGGAAGTCGCCGAAGCAGTATCCTTGTTCACTCCGGTTATCCCTATCAAACCCTGTTTGTGTAGTTGGATATTCAATTCTTCGTATCCGCAGAAATTCTTTCCTATAACATCCAAAGGTTTCATGCAGCCTCACTATCGTCGGATAGCGCTCGAGTCTGTTCCAACGCTTTCAAACCTATCGATTTCAATTTGGACGTGTCCAGACCGTCTGTATTCACGCCCTTGGAATCTACGTAATCCATTATCGCGCGCTCCGGCGAAGAGGACGCTTCACCTGCCGTTTGTTCCAGACGCGATTCGTGGTGGTATACTGGATCGTGTTTGTATTCCGCTCTGATTCCCTTGGACTTTAGTTCCTTGACGTGCTCTATCACGCCGGATTTGATTTTAGCCCATTCTGCGTGGGTAGCTTTCACTACGAATCTGACGTAATCCTTCTCCGCGAATTCCATTTTACCGGAGTATGAATTCCAATGTATTAGATGAAATTCGGGCATACCGGTTTTGATCTTTTTCCTCTTCAAACGACCGTCTTCGTAGAATTTCAGAAACCAAACGCACGATTCCCTTCCGACGTCGTCGAATCTGTGGTGCATAGGAGAACCGAGATAGAAACCCTTTCTCTTACCTTCATTCAAGAACGTCTGATGTTTATGGAAGTGTCCTCCTATCACGTGATTGAAAGAAGTGGATATCTCCTCTACAGACAATCCTATATCGCAATTCCATCCGTAATGCTGGCAACCCAATACACTATTGTGGAACAGCAAAACGTTTACTTTATCCTTGTGATTAGCGGATATCGATTCGCGATAGGATTCCAATATCGATCTGCTTTTCTCCAGAGAAGAGTATTCCAAGTGCCAGAAATTCAACCAATTGGTAGGAGAAAACGGAACCTGGCTGTGCTCGAAACACATCACCTTGTTGTTTCCGTATTTGTACATCTCGGTCACGAATCGGCCGCCTTGGAGATTGTTGGCGTCGTGATTTCCCGGAATGAGATATACGAACGCCTTGCATTCGCTCAAACATTTCGAAGTCTCGGCTGCGGTTACTGCGTCCAATCTCGATACGTTGAATAGATCTCCTATTATGTGAAAATCCATCCATTTTTGTTTCGTACCGTATTTTTTCAAAATCAAATTGAATTTCTTCCACAACTCTATTTGATCATCCAAACGATCGGTCCGGCCTTCGTCGGTAGGTTTGGCGTGAGGAAGAAAATTCCCCATATGCAAATCGGCCGCAAACAATCCCGAGTAAACACATTCTTCGGATTCAGATGCCATATTCCCATCCGTGTTTAGTTCTCAATTCACTGAGCAATTCGGAACGAAGTTGATCGTTTTCGTTCAACAATGCCACAGTGCTATCTATTCCATTAGCTAATCGGTCGTCTCCGCGCGAATACCACGCTCCGGAGCGCGTCAATATACCGTCCCTTTCACATTGGACTATCAACGACCTGCTTTTGTCGAATCCCTGCCCGTATCTCACAACTACCGGCGCTTTTCTGAAAGGAGGGAATATCTGATTCTTGCGGATGTCCACGATGGCATTGTGGGCTGTTTTCACGCCGTCTTCATCCTTCTCGCTACCGGTCGCGCGGCGAACGTAAGCGACGATTGTAGCGTGGTGTTTGGTAGCCCAACCTCCGGATATCTCTTCCTTGTCCCCGTAGGCTACGCCGATCTTGGTTCTCACCTGAGATATGAATAGCAACGCCACATCTTCTTTGAATACCTTGGGCATCACTTTGGGAAGATATCTCGAGAACGCTCCGGCCGCGTCTCCGATCTTCTCCACTCCGTATCCGGCCTCTATTTGCGCTTTGGTTTTGCAAGGGTTGATAGAATCCAACACTATCAATATCGGTATTCGGCGCCCCTTGATTTCTCTTATCTTGCTGGCCCTCAGAGTTATTCCATCGATGAAAGAGAATATTCTCTCTATATCGTCCGGCTGCGAAATGATCAAATGATCGGTATCGACTCCGACTTGTTTGGCATAATCCGGATCAAGTTTGCATTCTTTATCGATGTAAACCGCCACTCCGCCTAACGATTGTGTTTCTGAAACTATGTGCAGAGCCAACGTAGTTTTTCCGCTGGATTCGGCTCCATGTAATACGGTCAACCTTCCCAGTGGAATACCTCCGCGACCCATGGCCGCGTCTACGGTTGCCAATTGGGTTCCAATTACGCCTCTCACTTTCATCTTGGCGTAATTGGAACCCAACACGTAAGCGTTGGATTCGTCGCCGGCCGCGGCCAGAATTTCTTCCAGAACGTTTTTGCCCGGCGACGAATCGGGTTTGCTTTGTGACTTCTTTTTATTGGATTTGGACACTTTTTATTTATTCTTTTTGTCCTTCTTGTCGCCCTTGTCCTTCTTGTCGCCCTTGTCCTTCTTGTCGCCCTTGTCCTTCTTGTCGCCCTTGTTTTTCTTACTTTCCGATTCCTGTTTGACCCTGTCCAATTCCTTGTCTATTTCGTCGAAATCGAAATCGTCGTCGTCTTTAGATGATCCGCCTTTCTTCTCCTTCTTGTCTTCCTTCTTGTCTTCCTTCTCGTCGTCCTTCTCGTCGTCCTTCTCGTCGTCGTCCTCATCTTCGTCGTCGTCGTCTTCATCCTTCTCGTCGTCGTCTTCGTCTTCGTCGTCCTCATCTTCGTCGTCGTCTTCGTCGTCCCCATCTTTCTCGTCGTCTTCGTCGTCCCCATCTTTCTCGTCGTCTTCGGAGTCCAAGCCGTCTTCGTCTTCGTCCTTCTCGTCTTCGTCCTTCTCGTCGTCGTCATCATCTTTCTCGTCGTCGTCTTCGTCGTCCGATTCCAACCCGTCATCTTCGTCTTCGTCGTCGTCGAAATCTTCGGCGTCATCAGACACCTTGACTCCTGCGAGCATCGCCTCTACGTCCTTGGGAGATTTCACCATGTTTGCGAAAATGGCAAAAAGATCGCAGATTCCGCCTTCTTCCATGGCCTCTGCTATCTTCCTACGAAGACTCTTTTTGAGCGATTTGTGATCCTTCAAGGTATCGGCGTCCACCGTCACCTTGTATTTAGTCTTGATTCCCTTGCCCTTTTTGTTGACTATGAGGAATATGGCAGCGGTTTCCTCTGTGATGTCTCCGTTGTCCAGAAACGCTTCTGAGATGCCGTCGAATATTGTTTTAGGCGCGAATATGACGCACGGTTCCGGATCTAACTTCTGCCATTTCCGAGTCTTGTCTTTGCGCCAAGCTATCGGAGTTATTCCCCAAAGGAATCGACGCGTAGCAGACATTTCTGCTGCTTCGTCGGAGTCCACGTCTCCGGACTCTACGTGTTTTTTCACCGGACACTCTTCCGGAATCTTCACACCCTTCTTCTTTAGCAGCCTTTGGACGTACGGATGTTCCAGGACCGGATTGGCCTTTACATCGAGAGACGGAACCATGGAATTGTCCTTGCCGATTCCGTAGTGAACCTCTGCGCGTATGTAGTTGATGCCGTCCGTCAACGGGAATTCTTCCTTGGTACGGCAGCAACCGTGTACGTATATCAGAGTGTCTCCGGGATCGAACGAGTAGAAGTCGCTACCCCTCTGCTCCTTTTTGTACCCTTCTTTCATGCGCTCAACGTTGACTGACATTATTTATCACCTTTCTTGAGGATTTTTTTCATTTGTTCGCGCCGTTCCTCTTCCAGCGGCGACTCTTCGTAGGACTCTTCCTTTGTGGATAGGTCCTGTTTGGCTATTTCCTTGCGGGTTTTCGCACCCAATGATTGGGATAGATTGCCGCGTTTATCTAAAGTCTTCCAGATGTGTTCTGCGGTGGTGACGTTATCGGAAGCGATCGCTATCGCTTCTTTCATTTTCAAAAACAGAGGATCTGATTCTATTTTCGCTTTCACCTTCCACTCGGACGCCTTGGGATCTTTTTTTAGAATCAGCTCCGTTGTTTGCGCCCTCCAAGCACGATAAATCGCATCAGCTTTGATTTGCTCTTCGACCGCGGCGCCCCAAACTGACGACCAGAACGCCATCTGTTTAGACACCTTGCGTTGTGTATCGTCGATATCGTTTATGACGTATTCTTCCGGTTCGATTTTGATAGAAACGCCGTGTACTTTGATGACGCGCCTCTTGAAAGAAATGTCTGTCATTTCTTATCCTTTTTCTTTTTGAGCGAATTCAATACGCGCTTGGCGATTTGGCTTTGATTGAATCTCAGAGCTCTAGTCTTGGCGGTATTGAAAGGCTCGCCGTCGTTTACCAGAGGCGTTTCCATCTTGCGAGATTTGTAAGTAACCGGCTTGAATACTCCGAATCTCGTAATTCGAACCACTTCTCCGGCGTTCACTTTCTCCAATATGGATGCGAATATGTCCTTGATTATTTGAGGCTTTACTCGAGCGTCGCGAGCGATTTCCTTGATTCCTGCCATGGAGTCTCCTATTTGTAGTTGTAAATTTTCAAAGCTGTACCGCAGAAGTAACTCGTGCTTCTTCTTCGATCTGATTTCTTCTCTACTTCTACGGCTATCATCTTACCTATGGAAATGTGTTTGCTAATACTTCTCCAAGTGCTGGCAAAACTTATGATTTCTATGAGTTTTCCGTCCGCACTTATCAATCCTAAGAAGGCCATTTCATTGCCGTTCTTATCGTATTTTTTTCGCACGTTAGTTACGATACCTGTATAAAATCCACCTTCTTTGGACTTATGAAATTTGTAATTGGTAGTTCTAATTTCCTTGATTTTGTCATTTTTCCATTTATAAGTAAGCGCCGGATGCTTTCCGGTGGCTATCAATTCCCAAACGTTCAATTGTTCCCAAGATTGTATTTTGGATCGAAGAGATTCCAAGTTTACAGCGAAATGCGCTTTCAGATTCTCGTATTTGGCGTTGGGAGTTACACAAGCGATTACCGGAGTGCCTATTCCCTTATCTATGATCGCTCTGTATTCATCGAATACGTCGATATCGAACTTGGTCCGATACTGTTTTCCTCCCGGATCTTCCAAGTTGACGTTGGCGTAGCGCGCGCCCCAAAACATCTCTTTTCGTTCTCTTTCGGACGGCAAGTCTCCGGTGTGAAAGTCGCCTATTTGATTGTATTTGACTTCTACTATGACCGCGGCGACGATACATGCTTTATTCCCGTAATCGGCGAAAAAGTCTTCATCACTCATAGAAACTATCGGCAATTTGATATTTTCTTCTATGAAGTCCTTGTACGCTTCTATGGGGTGCGTCCCGAGCGCTAGCGGATTCACTTCTGAAGAAATCAAACACAAATCTTCTTTTGAGTATTCTTCGGCGCCCTTCGCTTCTTCCAACATAGCGATGACGTCGGCATACTTCTTCTTAGCCACCAACGCCCAAATAGATTCCAGATTCTCTACCATCCATTTGACGCTGGGAACCATCCCCTCAAGAGCTCCGGCCTTGGACAGAGCCATAACGACTCCTTTGTGGCATTTTCTCGCGTCGACTCTAGATATGAAATCCACGAAATCTTTGAATGGCTGATTGGCCATAATAGTATCTGCGGCCGCCGATCCGACTCCTTTGATATCTATCAACGAACCTCTGATAGAACGATCGGCCGCGTCCATACTGAAATGCTTCTTGCTGACGTTGATATGCGGAGGTTTCAATTCTATTCCGTAATTTTTCTTGGCTGCTTTGGCCAATCTTTGTATCCGAACGCGCTCCGGTTCGTTCTTGAGCAACGCCCAATAGAACTCTAACGGATAATGTATCTTCAACCACATGGTCCAATAGCCTATCAACCCGTATTCGGTAGCGTGCGAATTGTGCGACACTACCGGAGGCGAATCCGGGCTGTGTCCCGCTACGAAATTGTGTCCTACGGAATCCATCTCCAAATCGTAACAATGCTCTTTACCGTTGGGCGTTATTTTGATTATTTTATCCGCGAAAGTAGGACGGCCCTTGCCCCAACGCTTTGTCCTCTCTCCCTTTTCGTAATCCAATTTCTTGTGACAAGAATTGCACAACAAACGCAAATTGGCTTTGCTGTGAAAGGCGGCATGGTTGTAATCGCATTCGGCTGGAGATTTGATGTGCGCCACTTCTCCGCCACCTCTGCCTTGGCGACAAATTGTACCGCAATTAGAACATCTGCTATCGGATTCTATCCAAACTTGCTCTACTTTCAATTTGTATTTGTCGTTGATACGATCCGCTTGGGCGAATCTGGTATCTTTGTTCATCCACCACGGACAATAATCCTTAGCGGTATTTTCTCCCATAAACATCAATTCGTCGCCGACAGACAAGCCGGTAGCTATCGATTTGTACCCCCTAGAAGTCATCAACCTGTGCATTCGGCTGATGGCCGGAGTTTTGTTGCCGGATTCCGTTTCTATGACAAACGTTTCGCGAATGCCGTGATCATGTATTCCTATTAGACGTGCCGGCCGAACGCGCCCATCTTCGTCCATTTGCAAAAGATGTAATCGACCACCTCTTATCTTTTTCGCTATCGGAGTCAAACGTCCTTTTTCGTCTCTAGAATCTCTCAAACGAACCAACTCTCCGATTTGTATTTGCGATTTAGAATGGCTATTAGCTCCTGGCTTCCAAACCCATGCGTTTTTACATATAGTCTTGTTAAATCCGTACGAGCCAAAAAATGTTATCGCGTCCATTATCTTATTGGCAGTTTTCGCGTCGACTCCGGCGTGTTTAGCGGCGCCTTCAACGAACTTCGCGCGTTCTTTCCCCAAAGTCTCGTCGCCTATCTTCTTGGCTATCGTTTTGCGCAATGAATCCGCGGTTCCGGGAGCGAATCCGGCGATGTCTGTGAATATGCGTATAACGTGTTCTTGGTAAACTATGATCCCCAACGTGTCCGATGTTATTTCCGATACCTTTGGGTGGAAGTCTACCTTTTTGGCCAACTTCGGATTCTTTTTGCGTTGTATGTACTTCGTAGCCAAGCCGGACCGAGCGGTCCCTGGTCTGTTCAACGCAGTCATGGCAGGTATGTCTTCGAAGTCGGTGAAGTTGATACCCATGCAAATCTTATCAGCGCTAGGCGTATCGTATTGGAAAATTCCGTCGTATTTGTGATCAGTGAATCCCTGTAGCGTTTCCGGATCGTTCAAATCGAAGTCGTCGGATTCCAAGTCCAATTTCTCTCCGGTATTCTCTTCGATCGCTTCCAAACATTCTTTGATGACGGTGAGAGTTCTCAAACCCAACACGTCTATTTTCACCAATCCCACCGCGGCGACGTTGTACATGTCGGTTGCTGTGACCACTACCGAATCGCCTCCGGATTCCGCTTTACGAACTTCCAACGGCAATAAATCGGTCAACGGGACCGGAGATGCTACGACTCCGGCCGCGTGTATGCCCGGATTCTTAGCCAATCCTTCCAGGCTCTTGGCGTGATAGAGCACCTTTGGATATTTCTTATCGAATTTTCTACACACGTCGAAGTCTTTGAACGAATCGGCTATTGTCTGACTGGCGCGTTCGTCTCCGCTCGAACGCTCGATGATGCTTTTGGTTACTTGATTGACTTCCGACAACGGAACTTCCAAAACGCGAGAAACGTCCTTCAAACATTGTTTACCGGATAGTTTGCCCACGGTTGCGATCTGAGCCACTTTATCGCGCCCATACTTACTCACCAAATATTCAAATATCTCTTGTCGTCTTCTGTCTTCGAAATCACAATCGATATCCGGCAAGTCGATACGATACGGATTCATGAATCTTTCGAATATCAATCCGTGCTCCAGCGGATCGACAGAGGTTATTCCGAGCAAATATGCCACCAAACATCCTCCTACGGAACCGCGTCCTGGTCCGCACATGATTCCGGAGCTTCGAGCGAATTTGTACAAGTCTCTGATTATCAAGAAATACGGCACGAATTTCAATTTTACAATTGAACCCAATTCGTACTTCAACCTGTTTCCGTACGTCTGTATAGCGTCTTCGTAACTCACCCCGTTTTTGGCAGAGTATTTACGCGCTCGGGATTTGATATTCCTCCAAGCCCATCCTTCTAAACACAAATCTTTTAAATAAGCTGTTTGATCTCCGCGATATTTATCAGGTACGGATAAGTCGGGCAACAAGGCTTGGTGGTAATCGACTTTGAATTCCACGTTACACATTTCTGATAACTTCACAGTTGAATTCAAAGCTTCCTTGACGTCTGTTACGGAGAAAAACGGATGGTATTTGAAGAAAGCGGATTTCATTTCTTTCCGCTTTCTCATATGAAATTCGTTCCCGTCGAATTTGAATCTGTTCGGATCGCTCATGAAGTTATTCGTACCGATACACAACAAAACCTCGTGATGTTCGGAATCGCTCTGGTGTACGTAGTGCGCGTCTTGTGTTGCCAACAGCCTATTGGACTTCCCGTATCTCTTGCGCAACTCGAGAGCGAATTTGTTGGCCGTCAATTGGTCCGGAATGTTGTGCGGTTGGACCTCAATCCACAGATTACTACCGAACTCATCTCTCAATCGATCGGCAAATTCGATCGCGAACCTTTTCTTACCCAGCACGCATGAATCGTATACCGGACTAGCCAGACATCCCGTGCCCAAACTGATTCCTTCTTTGTACTCGCACAAAGCTTCAAGATCGATTCTCGGTTTGTAATAAAATCCGTCGATGTAAGCCGAACTGGACAGTCTGAATAGGTTCTTCAATCCCTCCGAGTTGTGCGCCCAAGCCGTTATGTGCCAGCGTTTTGATATGCCGTGTTTCTCTTCGTATTCCTTGATGACTTTCTTGGCTTCTGCTCCCTTCTTGCCTTCTGAAATCTCGTTCTTTTCCTCCGCGGTCAATCCCTTCCTGTGCATATTATTACACACGTAAAATTCGATTCCGTATATCGGCTTCACGTCGGTTCCCTTGCACTCTTCGTATTGGTGCATATATCCGCGCATGGTTCCGTGATCGGTAAAAGCGATCGCCGGATTGCCTCTTTGTTTGGCTTCTTCTACGTAGTCCTTGATTTTACTTCCACCATCCAAAGTAGAATTATCACTATGCGTGTGCAAGTGTACGAAGTCTTCTTTTTTATTTGGCATTTTCTTCTATCAAGTACAGAGCGACGTCTTTCAAATCTTCCGGATAATCTCCGAATACTATTTCGTCCAGCACCGACGGTTCTTCAGCTCCCATCTCGGCCAGACTTCTTTTTTTGCCGTTTATCGTCAATTTCGCGTCGTATCCCCTAACGTCGATATCATATTCCAATTTCTCTTTGGCGATATTGAATGACGAATTGGTAGGCAGTCCGGAGACTCGAGCTCCGGACGCCCATTGTCTTATCTTCTTCAAAGACGGCATGCGCTATTCGTTCTCTAATCTTTCTCCGGTCCAAGGATTCCTTTGCCAGAACACTGCGTATTCCGCGGCGCGATCGATCATCTCGTAAGCCATAGGAACCTTGTATTTGTGCAACGTATCGATTTGATGAGCTTTCGATATATCTTCTTGTTTCCCCATCTGTTCAGGTATTCTGTGGTGACGGAAATGAAGAGGACAAGGAGGATGTTGATCCAATCCTTCGTACCGACGTCGATTCTCTTCGTGATAGACGCATCCGGAAAAACAATCGTCCTTGATACACGGAGGGCAAACCAGTTCCGCGAACGCCGGATGGACCTTGTTGACCAGTTCGCTTACTATTCCCATGATGACTGGACCCCACAACCCCAATTGCAAAATGAAACAACCTCGTTCTCCGACTATGTGTTGCAACGAACTGATGTTCATTTTCCAACTCATACGGTGTTGAGATGCGAGCGGCATCGTATCCCGAGCGTCTTCCATAGGTATGTTGCTAGCCACCAAGAAATTGTAAGTTAGCTGTATTCTCTCCATCAGATCGACGTACGCCCTCAACACGTTAGGATCTCCGTGTCTCAAGATGCTTTCCGGTATGCGATAGTCGCTATCGGTAAAGAATCGACCTTGATTCCGGATGCGCATTGACTGCGACCAGAACGACGATTTGGCCAGGTCTGGTACAATGTCCATGTAGATATCGGCTCCGATCGATTCCGGTCCTGGAAGAACTCCGATTCTGTGACGCACGGCTTGTTCCCTCCAAGATATCGAAATGTGTTCCAACATGAAAGTGAAGTCGATGTGTTCTCCTACCGGTATGCGTTGTTTTATCACCGAGTGAAAAACGTCTTGCACTTCTTTCGCCGATACCTTCGAATACACTTGGTCCGGAGTCAATAACTCGTCGTCGTTTTTCGAAGCTTGCCAAACACTGTAAATCGTTTCCAACGGAAACGCTGTGAAAGTCAACAGCGTGACTTTCGGAGTCTTTACCAATCTTTTGTTCGCATTATTTTCCATTTCGATCTCCTTTCGTCAATATGCTAACCGCCAAGTCCCAAAGTCCTTCCGGCGATGTGTGATCTGTGATCAATTTCCACACGCGTGGTACGTGTTTCCCGATTTGATCGGAGGCGTAATCCAACCGATTGTTTATTCGTTCGGCGTTCTCGGGCATCCTAATTCCCACCCTGCCAACCGAAGTTTTGATGTCGCACATCAAATGGATGTAAGTCAAATCGGTTCTGGATTTGATGATGTCTATCCACCATTGTAACGTTTCTTCGGCCATTTCTCGATTGAAAAAATCTCCGTCTTCCAACCCGTACGCGAACGCTGACGGCATCGAACGATCTAACACACATTCCAACGACGTGAATTTGGATAACAAATCCGCTACGAATAGATCTTCTACGTACGAATTGAAAGGGATCCTGAATCTCCTCAGTTTCAATTCCAATTCCTTGGCGTGTTTGAAATGAATTGCTGTGTCGTCCTTGAATGCTCTTACGATAGGGATATTGAAATATCCACTGACTTTTTTGGCTAGAGTCGTTTTACCGACTCCGTTCATCCCTTCGATTATCACTAACATCGTGATTTAGCTTCCATCGCCGAATGTGCTTGTTCCAGAATAGACAATCCGTAATCGAGATCGTCAAGTGTGATATTCAGCGGAGGAGTGATTTTCACCGGTCCTGGTCCCTTCCGGAACGCTCCTATGAGCAGACCTCTCTTCAAACATTCCTGCCCCAATTCCAACACGTCGTGCGGACTATCGTACGCTATCAACAGGCCGGTTCCTCTAACGTTTTTCGGATATCCGATTTTGCCCAACACGCTTTTGACGTGAGACGATTTGCCGTTTATCGAATCCATGTTGGGCGAATACTCCAGATAGTCCAACATACCGTTCACGTGCGCCATACCGATCGGATTACCTCCGAACGTAGAGAAGTGAGTTCCGGAGGTGAATGTTTCGCTAAACGGTTTCAACGCCAAACAAGCTCCGACCGGGCATCCCATAGCTACTCCCTTGGCCATCGTCATTACGTCCGGCTGTACGCCTATCTTTTTCGCGTAAGAGAAATCTCCGCAGCGTCCGGCGCCGGTTTGGACTTCGTCGAATATCAACGTTATGTTGTGTTCGTTACACTTGACTCTCAAGTCGATCAACCAGTTGTGATCGTATTCTCGGACGTCGTTGTTGCCGAATACTGGAGCTATGAGGACCGCGGTGGCCAAATATGGATCTATCTCTTCCAGATGTTCGAATTTTCTGAATCCTCCAGTCAGCGGTCCGAATCCCTCTGTGTGGTGCGGAGGACCGTCGCCGGCCGATAGCGATCCCAGAGTTCGGCCATGAAATGATCCTTTCACTGTGTAAATGTATTTGCTACGTCCTGATTCGTACGTAAAATCTGATTTGAATCTCTTGTATTGATACAAACGCGCCAACTTGATCGCCGCTTCGACCGCTTCGGTTCCGCTGTTACAAAAAAACACCTTATCCATACCGGTCAAATAACACAGACGTTCCGCGGCGATGTTTCTCTCCTCGAAGCTGAACAGATTGGGAACGTGAACCGGAGTGTGATTCCCTTTCATATCGCTAATCACTCTTTCGTGACACACGGAACAATATCCCAACGACGAAGTTCCGACGTCGCAGAAGAAATCCAGGAATCTCTCTCCGCGTCTGGTAATCAAATAAGATCCGTTTCCCGATACGAACTCGGGAGCGTATTGATTCAAAGTATTCATCAACGATTTGTTACACATCTATTGTCCTCCGCTAATCTGGTTATGTCCTTCCAATTGTATACCCTTGTGATGCTTTCGTGTTCCACGGATTTGTTTTTAGGAGTGTCGTAAAGTAAAACCTTGATTCCGGCTTGCGCCAATGATAATGCGTTCCTATCCAAGTCTTCTACGAAAAAAATCGGCCATGCCGGAGAAATGTGTCTGTAAACCGCCTCTACTTTGTCTCTGTTGAAAAGCAATATGTCGTACGGTATTTTGTATTTGCGCAACCACCATAAGGTATCGTGATACATTCTCTTGAATTGCCATTGCGGTCGCGCCGTTATTATGGCTATCTTATACCCCATCGATTTCAATTTTCTGATTCCGGTAATCGCTCCGCGGATCGGTTTCAATTCCCGGAGGAATCCCTTCGAATGCAATTCATCCTTGTATGCTTCGATTTCGTCGAATCCCTTGCCTCTGTATTCTCTTTCGCTTTTAGAACGCAGAGCGTTGAAATCGGTTATCACGTCGTCCATGTCCAAACAAATCAACTTGGTGAACTTGGATAATTTGAATTTGGCCGCGGTCGCGCGCGTCGATATCACTTTGGTTTTGCTATCGAACACCTTGGCTATGTCTTCCGGTTCGATTCCGTACACCAAAGACAAAGAAATCGTGATTTTCAGAATATCCACCAATTCCTCTACCACATTACGTTTATCGGGAGAGTGTGTGTCCAAAAGGTGTCGTTTGTAGGAAGGTGACAAACGAGCCAATTCGCCCACTTCTTCGTACAACAACATCGTCAGATCTTGAATCGCTCGAGTCGCCTCTAAATTGCTCATGCAAGACGAATCCATTCCGAATTCCTTCTGCTGTTCTTTTTGCAGCTTCCAGAATGCGTCCAAGGATCTATCGAGCGATTTCTTACTTTCCATCGCCTACTCCCTTTTTCCTCCAACCCCAATGCTTAGCCAAATCGTACGCTTGCTCCATGACGACGTCGACGGTGGCGCGCGGATTCCAACTCGCGAACCGACCCAACGGCGCGACTCTTTCCGGCCATTGAGGAGGTTCCGCCAATGGTAGCAAATGCCCTTTCATATTCCTTTTCCATTCCAGTATTTCGAATCCGTTGGGGAATAGAAAATTCAAATCAGAATAAACTCCTGATTCGTTCATTTCTCCGGATACTTCACACGAATAGAATCCGTCTACGTATGACAACCTGTGTATGGAATTTCCCGGAGTGTACGGTGTGTAAACGTAATCCCAACGAACGTACGGATTGCCTACCGGTTTCACGTTTATCAAATGCAAGGCCATCGCCGTAGAATCGGGAAAGTGTTCGAAATGTCCTATCTTTTTGATGATCCACAACGGTATGGTGAATACCAAATAATCGAAATCGAACGTAACGGCGTTGGTGTTTATCGCGATTCCGGCGTCAAGAGAGAACGTAGCTATAGCGCTATTGTTTATATTGGCTCGTTTGCCCAATTCTTCTATCAACGCGTTCAAATCACATCTCATGCCCTTTTTCGTGTTACCGGAGAACGGATCGTTCATGCACTTGGTAGAGAATTCGCTGGGTTCCATCTTGCGCGTTTTTACGTAATGATCGTGCTGTATACGCTCAAACGCCTTCCGTCCTACTTTCTGCATGTGTTTACGATAGTCCTTGACTTCTCCTTGTAAGTGTATCCCTCCCTTTATGGTGAAGTTGCTGTACGCCAAACCGAGTTCTCCGAGCATCGATCTGATCAGATTACTTTTGTGTAGATACTTCAATCCTCCAGAGGAGAACTCTCCTCCCAATTTGTTGGGTTCGAATACCGTCACTTCGATATCGTAAAATTGATTGAAAACGTAAGACGCGACCAACCCGGAGATTCCTCCTCCTACCACAATTACTTTTTTCATAAAACGTCCTTAAATACAAAACGCCCACCACGGCCGGAGATCGAAGCAGCCATAGCAGGCGCCCTCCTAAACACGATTCGAAACCTCGTCCAAATCGGTTCCGGAAGGTGACCCTATGATACCTTCACCGATGAATCTACATATAATTTCTGCTACTATGGCTATCCCTTCTATATCCATTTTTCCAGTTTTGGTGATGAACTTGCCATCCGAAAATTCTATCAAAAACAGCTTTTCTATTTCTCCTTTTCGAAAACATTCCAGAGGAGCAGCTATCCTAATTTCAGCCTTTCTGATGCGTATGGATGGACAAATAGCGGCGACCGCTACGCGGCGATTCTTAGGCAACTCCAAATACACAGACATGTAACGGCTGTTCTTCATCCTATCGATTACCACCAAATCTCCGACCGAAGCGTTTTTGGATCGCGAAATTCTCTTGCCGGAAATATTGGACAACCTTTGGAAGAATCTCATACAGAAATCTCGCGCTCGATCCAATGCGTCGCTGGCAGCCGTTCTTTTGGATTCGGTGATTTTCTTTTTCGTGCTATCGTCCATCGGAGACGCTTTACGCAAAGACGTAACGTTTTTACGCCTTTTGGCTTTCACCGCGGAAACCTCCGGTTTTGATTTTGTAATTCTGCCATTTACTATTCCCCAAGCTTCGATAGTCTTGTTCAACAACGCTATCAAATCTTCGTCTTCCAAATGTGTGAAACAATACGTTCGGCGATCTCCGTCTTCGTCGGTGATTCTTTCGCGTCGCATGTAATTGGATACTCTGAGACTATTCGATTTGCAATGTTTCCTCAACGCAACACATCGATTCCTCATCACGCAAGGCATCTTATCGATCGGAGAATCTCCTTTTCGTTCTCCGTCGCATTGCGTATCTTTACGGGAATAATACCCGAAACATCTAGGGTACTTTTTTTTGTTTTCGAGCATCTGAAAGCTTTTTTACCAGTTGTGAATACCAAGTCACGTAATCTGACACATATTTCCAAGTGTATTCAGCTCCTGAAACACCTCCTGTAATCAAATTGTATTTACCCTCTAAAACCAAAGTCTTATGAATCTTTCCCTTCTTCAAGAACAGTACCGCTCCCCAATGGTAGTAATGAACCTCTCTCGCCCATTCTCCGGCCGATTGGATATCCCTGGCCGGATCGTTAGGTCTGGGATCAAGATTGCGTTTCTTGATTATCTTTCTGACGAAATCGTAATCGAATTTGTTATTCTTGCTTAGGTGTATCATGGGCCAAGTACCCTTGTCTATATATATCTGTGATATCTCGGGAAATTCTGATTCTGCCAGATACGTAAACGCCCTCCTGATTCGTAGGCTGGAATAGTCGACCGCGTTCTTGCTCACACCGATATACTTGGCTATCAATCCGTTGGTCATCTCGGATTCGCCTTCGTTGTCCATGAAAATCATGAACGCCTCCGGTGGATGACACATGATATCCAAAACGGTCCGATCTCGTTCGCACAACTTGTTTCTCAATTTCATTTTCAATTCCAGGCGACGCTGGTTGTCTTCGGATTGTTCGTAAACGGAATACGGATCCGGGATGTCTCCCTTGATAGTTTCTCCGGATTGCTCGGCCATCTCTTCTATCGAGACTAACTGCCAAGCCTGTTTGGAAACTATCATCCGTCCGTTTCTTTCTTGAACTACGTGCGGAACCTTGGAATTGGTCATAGAATTCTGTATTATTCTTATGGCTTCGTATCTCAAAACCTTACTGACGAATCTGTGGAATTTACCTCTTCCGGCGTTGAAATCGTACGAATCGAAACACCTCTGAAACATGGCCACGCGCAATTCTTGCATTGCGTCGTCGAACGGGATACCGGAAGCGATGTTGATTTTTCTAGCGTGCGTTTTCAGAATTGGCCATACGTGCTTTTCCAAATCCGCGTACAATTCTTGTAAAACCATTTCGATCTCCCTTTTTACCGAACAACTTCTTTCCCAGACCACTGTACAAAGCCAAGGGTAAATCATCCAATTTCATTATCGCGGAACAAACGGCTCCGGTTTTCTGATTGTAAAATGCGGCCACATCTATAGTAAGCACGCCTATGGATATCACTTCTATTCCGGATTTCGTTATCGTTTCCACAGATTCAGCCAAATGGTTGGCTAAAATACCACTGTCGCATCCGTACGCCAAGGGCGCTCCGTCCGACAATACAATCAACACTTTGCGCTTTTCTTGTCGCACTATCAAACGTTTAGCAGCAGACAAAATCGCTTCTCCGTCCGCGTTATCCATGTATCCGTCGATGAAAGAGAATCTACTTCTGCACACATTTAGTCTTTCATCGAATTCCTTGAATACTATGTAATCGAACGGCGCTCGAGCCTGATATATCTCGTCTTCGAAGTTGATTCCCTTCGGATATCTTTCCACATTGTTGTGAAATCCCAATACTTCAAACGGGATTCCCAATCTCTCTATGGTGTCGGATAATCCTACGGCGGATACTCTTACGTGCCAAGCCTTGGTCTTTTTCTTTTTCGCCTTGCCCATGGAACCGGACAAGTCAATCAAAATCAATATCGCTGTTGAAGTATCGACCGGAGCTCCGCGTTCATAATGCACGTTTCGATTACCGGTTATGACCGAATGTAGAGAAGAAGAATCCAGAAATCCGCTATCTCGGTCGCCGATCGGAGCGCGTTCCTTTTCCGCTCTCATTGTTTCGATAATCGCCCTGCGCATCGCCGAAGCATTCTTCTTCGTTTCTGACAAGTCGGATACGAACGTGGACGCGTTTCCGGTAGTCGGTTTCACCCAACGGTCCATGGCCAAACAATCCGGATGCGGAATGTATCTGCCATTCTTCAACACGTCGTTCTTTGATTCCTGTTCGATTTTGTCTTTCAATCGCGATTTGAAATCGAAAGATTGCTCTCCGGCCGGAGGGATGAACGAAATCATAGGAGATATCTTCTTGGCCAATTCGTATGTACTTTCGGAATCGGCAAGCGATTTCACAGACAAAAACATCTCAGATATCGGTTCGTATTCGGATCTAACGTGATCCGGAATCCACCTCAAATCCAGATTCAACCCGTCGGATATCGCTGCGCACAAAAGCATTTTGAAGTCGGACAATTCTCCGGCCTTGGATTGCTTCTCTAACAACTTCGACGCCTCATTGTTGGAGAAATCCAGATTGTCTTTCATTCCCGGATAAATCGCGCCGTATTTCAATTCTATTCTGATGTCTTCCAAAGCGTTGAATGCCGACTTCACTTTCACGTCGGATTCGTTTTTGTACAGATCTACGGCGCCCCTCAAACCGCGATTCTTGGAATACACTTCTTCGGCCGCGTGACACAATTCGTGATCCAGTTCTCCGTTCAACGCGCGCATTGAGGACTTGCCCAGTTTGTCCGAATTGTAAGGCAATCTTATCACGGTTCCGTCGAAATCACAACGGCATCCGGTCATTTCCACTGATACGTGGTAATTGTTCGATATCGCGCGCGCTATGTTAGCGAACGGAGTCTCCAGCTTCCGGAGGTGTTGAACAGATTTTTTCAAGTAGTTCCTCCGAAATGTCTCTGTACCAATCCGCCTACGAAAACGGAATCCGAAGCGTCCATCTTATTCAATATGGTGATTCGCGCCGCTCGAGTTACATCTTTCAGTTTCAAATTTTTGCGCGACCATTCGATCAACGACCGAGTTGAAATGGACGAATAGCAATCTCCTCTACTGCAAGACTCTCTAACCATGTTGGCCAATCTGACCATCTTGGTCGCCGTTCGGTCGTCTATTCCCTTACACCGCTTCATCAATATGGATTTTTCCACTTTCGGACTCGGGAACGTCATATATATCACGACTCCGAACCGATCGACGAATGACTCTTTTTGAGGCAAATCATTACATGTAGCGATGATTCTGAAATTGGGATCGAATTCGATCGATCTGCCTCCGTCTCCGGTGATTACCAGCTGGCGAGGTTTGGTCATGGCGGTGTACAACGAAAACGATATGTGTCCGGGCATCGCTTCGACTTCTTCCAACAGTAGCCAATAACCGCGATCGGCCGATATCGGTAGCGAACCGTCAAACCATTCGGTTTTTGATTGCCCGGTCTTCTTGTCGATGGTCACACCCTTTTCTCCGATGAATTCGGCTTTGCGCATATCCCCATCGTTTTGTACCCTCAATACCGGTTGATTGCAGATCGAAGCCAACTCCATAACCAGGGTGGATTTACCGACTCCGACCGGTCCGTGTATCAGAACATTGTCGTCATCTTCGATTCCCAAAGACAACTCCTCAAGATGACCCGCTTCTCGATCTGATATGATCCATTCCGGATCATGTATCGGAACCATTTTGGAATCTCTCTCCGAGAGCTCTCTTTTGAAAGAAGGACTCGCAGCCCCTATTCTGAATACTGTAAAAGATGATCCGGTTCCCGGATCGACTCCGATTATGTTATGGCGACTTGCCTCTTTGCGCAATTGGTGCGCTGCGTCGCTGACCGTCGGAGCTCCGGGATACTTGTTCAGATACGCGATGACGTCCATATCGTGTTTCTTGTTCACGTGGACGTCTAATCGATGATACCATTGTCCGCATTCTTTACACTGTATTTTTTTGCGGCCTTTTCCGTCAATGCTGCTAGTAGGATCTCCCATATCTTTTTGAATATAATCCGCGTTTTTACGGAAGGCAAGTGTATTTTATCAGATTTTTATGTATATTTCTCCGAGAGCGTTTATCCTATCCCTCAGAGCTGATACATATTCCTTACGATCTCCTGTGAATTTCTTGGCCTTTTCTATGGTTTCCATAGCTTGATCAAGATTGGATTTTCCCGGATCTATTCCGTCCGGTAATCTGCCGATGTACACGTTCCGGAAATGAGATGATAAGCGTTCCGCGACCTTGAACGGCGCCGTTTTCTCTTCCGGATCGAGCACTACGGTAACTCCGCACAATTCGTCCAGCCTGCACAGCAAATCAAACTGCTCGTCGTGAAGAACCTTGCCTCCCAGCCCTATCGTTGGAATGCCGTGTTGATTGAATATAACAGCATCTATCGGTCCTTCAACCACACAGAAATCGGTAGCGCCCAATTTCGCGATGTCCCAACCTATCAAAAGTCGTTTGTGGTCTATTCCCTTTGGATTGAGATATTTTGGTTCCAGTTCTCCGGTCATATCCCGAGATGTGAACGATTGCCCGTTGGGACAAACTATCGGAATGATCAGTCTGTTCCTATATCTTCCACGAGTGCAATATCCCATGTTCCATGCGCGCGCGGTGTATGATTTGATTCTTCTACTCTTCAAATACTTCGGAAGTCTCCATTTGCCTTTTCGATAAATCGGCTTCATCTCGCTGGGCAGCTCCGCCATTACGTCGCCGTCCGGTAATTCGTCGTCGTCTTCGGATATCCTCAGAGATGCTATCCTACTCTTCAACGTTTCCAGGTCATCTCTGCGTCGAAACTGAACAGCTTGGCGAAATACCAATCTGACCGCTTCTTCCCAAGATATGCCCTCCGCGGTCGCTACCAACCCGAACACGCTGTTGCCTCTGAAATCGCACTTGAAACAAACATATTTTCCGGAACGCGTATTGAAGTAGAACGAACCGAACTTGCCGCAGGCCGGACAAACTGCGGTCATCTCGTCGCCGGTTGAAGGTTTACAACGATCTAATCGGGATTCACCCCAAGAGCGTATATCAAACCCCTTGCTCATGATCTCCGATTACTTTGTCCACCAATTTCTTGAACATATTTCGTCGCTTTTGGTATTCCGGTTTGGATGGATCGTTGTTCGGACCCATCCACTTTTTCGGATCTCTGTCCAGCGCTCGTTTGATTCGTCTAAACGATTCCGACCACTCGAACTTCGCCGATGTCACGTTGCCCGTAGTCGCCAATTTGCGTAGCGACATACGATCGAAAGAACCCAAGGAATCCAAAGCCAACATAGCCCAATAGCATTCGTCGTAAGTAGGCTTTTTTCCGCTTTTTGCCGCTTCTATGATTTCGAATAGCGTTCTCATTTCTTATCCCTGGCTATCCATGTGCGCAATTCTCTGCCGACCAATTCGGTGGCTTCCGTGTATCCGAATCCGCCTCTTTCCGCGATTCGTTCGGCGCTTTGTCCGCAATGATATTTCTTATCATAAGCCAACCAAATTTCCAAATGCTCTTCCCAAGAAATGGTTCCTCTCGGATGTCCGTTTTCAGCCTGTATCGGTGCACGTTTTTGTTCGCTCATCTTCTGTCCTCAACTTCCTTCTCCCGGATTCTCATCTTGTGATATTCAGCGAGCGCCGGAACGATCTTGCCGGATTCTCCGTCGCGATGTTTCGCTATGAACAAATCGAGCGCTTTCTCCGGTCCTTCTTCCGGAGCTTCAAATTCCTCGTCAATCTCTTCGTCGTCTTCGGTGACCTTGACTTCTTTCTTCCTGTTCTGTTTGCCGTAATCCGGATCGTTCACGCTGATAATCAAGTCGGCAATTCGAGCCTTGTCGTAGCTTTCGGCCGTCCCTTCAGCCATAGCCGTTTTATCAGCCCACTGAGAACCAGCGTGAACGCTGGAATATATGGCGTATCCTTCGTCTTCTCCTAACCCCTTGGCTCTCCAATAAACCTCAGATTGCTGCAGCCGAAATTTCTCTCCTCTCATATTCGTGGCCAATATGTGATCCAACGAATCGAAACAAATCAACTTCGGCCGCCAACCGTCGAATTGTTCTTTCAAATCCTCCAAAAGCGTAATCACGTCTTCGAACGTTGCGGACCGGACCGGGAACGAGGCGATTTTCAATTTGTTATTGAACTTCTTGGCCATCTTTTTGTAGCGCTTATCGATGGCTCGAGCGTCCTGCGGTGTGAGATTGTAACCCTTCAAATCCTTGTAGTTCATTCCCAACCACAAAGCATCAGCTCGAGTCGCGACCTGGCGCGCCGGCATTTCGAACGGTATCACAAGAGTCTCATATCCCTGCTTTATCGAGTGGTACGCCAGATTGTTGAGAGCGATCGATTTGCCTTTACCGGTCGTTCCCATTATCAGACCCAACTCTCCTATTCGCAACCCCTTTGTTATATTGTCTATCGTCTTCCATCCGGTCATTATCGCTGTTACTTCGTCCGGATGTTCTCTTTCGTATTTTCTGGCGTCTTGACGATCGTAAAACTCCTCTACCCAATTGATCAGAGTGTACTTTCTCTCCTCAACTTTCTTTTTGCTGGCTTCTCCGAAAACCTTGTAAACGTCGTCCAAGTCTCCGTCTTCGAGATGTTTTGCCCCCTGTTCCAAAGCCAGCTGCGCGTTTACATACAAAACGAATTTCTTCAATCGCTCGAGCGCCAATTTCGGATTATCCGCGCGTTTCTTGGCTATCCTCTTCACCGCTTGCAGATGGGATAGTCTCTCCTCTTGTTTCCTGCGGAAGTTCTCCTTGGCTATGGCCATGTACATTTTCGGAGTCGGAGTCTCTCCGAATTGCGTCAAAGAGTATCTCAACACGCTCCAAATCCAAGAGCGCTCCTTGCTTCCGAAATGATGAGCGTCGCAGATCCGGATGGCCTGTTTCGCGTACGCCTTGTCGCGCATCGCACAAGCTAAGATGGTTTCTTCAAACTCTTTATCGAACTTACGATCCATTATATCCCATAGATTTGGACATTTCTGTTGCTTCTTTGGTTCTGTAATCTCCTCCTAACATTTCCACTGTTTTATATTTCCCAGTAAGCATTGAGCTGATCGTCGGACCGTACGATTCACGCAGATCCTTTTCACTGAGATTGGAAGCCAACAACGTAGGGAAAGCGTTGTCGTATCTGTTCTTCAACAGAGCTTCCAAACGAGAAGCCAAGAACCCACTTTTCGAAGTGTGCTCTTTGCCCAGCTCGTCTATGAACAGAAAATCGGAGTTCAAACAATATCGCAACAGTTCGGCCGCGACCGGACTGTCGAATCCGATTTTGATATTGGTATCCAAATCGCTCAAAGTGGTGTAATAAATCCTGTACCCTACTCGGACCGCTCTTCCCAAGATGTAACAGCCGAACATGGTTTTTCCGTTGCCGTTATCGCCCACGAATAGCAATCCGTATCCATTGTTGTACGCTCTGTGTAGTTTATTCTTGTATTTGAGCACTACCGACTGAAAGATATCCACGTTGTGTGTGACGTCCGACGATTTGACGTACCAATGAATCGATGGAACACAACCCCTGTAAAGAGCCAAGTCGTATCTGTGTTTTGAGTTCTTCAGGTTGTATTTTCTGTCCATCGCGAACGATAGGACTTCGCTATCACTTCTCATTCGAATCACCTAGGTTTTTCACCGCCCAATTGACAATCGGACGCAATGTCGGAGACATAAATATCTTATTTCCGTTACGCACGCTGTCTGCCATACTCTGAATCGTCGCCAAAAAACGGTCGCTGTACAACGTCGAATCCAACCCCAATGATCTTATGCCTTCGCGCAATCGCTCGTCTAGCGAATTCGTATCTGCGAATGTATTTTTGATTTTTTCCCTTGGTTTATCGCTCTTTTTGCGTTTATCCAGATTGGCGCAAGCCACCTGGTCTATCATCGCCGGAGACTTGAGTATGGACACCGGAGGTATGGTCAAGCCTTTTCTCGCGAAGGAGCCTATATGTTCGTGCCAATACTCGAGAACTTGCCGCGGAGTCACCCCCTTCTCGATGCACAACACTCCGGCCTCTTCCGCATATGACTTCTCCTTGTCTGGAAGCACAGAAGGAAACGAGATCGGCCGGCCCTGCGATACTTCGGCCGCGCGGCGATACCGGACGTAGATTCTCGAGAACTCCACTCCCAGTTTGGCGATCAGTTTCTTGCGTGAGTTGTCACGTTTCGATTTGCTCAATATCCGGAGCATGCGCGGTCGCTCTTTGCTGTTCGGATCGAACGACACGCTCGGGTGTCCCCTCTGGTCCAGATTCTCGAAGCGAATTTCTTTACCTCGACGCAAGTCGAGTTCGGCAACTTGTTGCCGAAGGTTTCTCCTCCCAGAATCAGCACGTTTCTTCTCCGAAGAAACGAGTACTTTAAATTTGTTTAAATTTAATTTACTTAAATTACTTAAATTTAAATTAGTTAAATTAGGGGATCCAAGGGGAGCGACTTTAGTCCCTTCCGAGTTGTTTTCAGATTGTTTGTTTTCAACAACTCGATTCGTTTGTTGTAAGTATCCGTCTTCTTTGGTGAATTTCCTTCTTTTTATCAATTTTTCTTCAACTTTTATTGTATTCCGAATTGTTGATAAATCGCCAGATAGTAAATACAAATTATCTTGATTATTAGTGGTTATATTTTCTATTAGCATTGAATTGTTGTCGTATGTTTTATAATGATGTAATCGATCGCGTAATACGCAAACATAAAATTGTCCCGCGTAATCATAATAAGTTGTATTTGCAGGTTGTGTATTTCCTTTATAATATTGTAAGCGCTTCGATTGTAAAATCAATTCGGATAACGTGACGGCGCTTACATTATTTTCTAACATGAAATTTGACAATCTAGTGACCGCGTATCCGCTCTTGATCATCAATTTTCTCTCCACTACGACTTCAGTAGGTTTGCCAGATCCGTGTGGAATGAAACTGATGTAATTCTTGCGCTCGAGTTCTCTCAATATCTGATTGCTACGACGTTGTGAATACTCCAACTTGTGTGCCAACGCCGTACGTCCGGACTTCAACGTCTTGGAGTCGTACGTCAAAAGTTTCATCCACACTGCTAGCGCCGGACACGATAACTCTTCACAAGCGGTTTCGATATCGGCCGGACCTTCCCAAGGAAACAATTCTTTCGTAGCTTTGAAACGCGTTCCGGAGGAATGTTTCGTAGTGGAAAGTATGGGAATGTGTTTTTTCATTCGAGAATTAAAAGAGAAACGGCTCCGTGCATAGAGGAACACGGAGCCGTTTCAATGGGAGATTCGAATATCTTGGTACAGTGCCTTTTGGCGATTAAGTTAGTATAGCGCTTTTCGCTCGGAGCTACTGATTTTTTTTTAGTCATCGGAAGATTCTTTCACAGTCACGCTGAATTCGGACTCCGAGCGATAAACCTTCAATCGCTCTTTGGAATGCTTAGTGAAGTACGAATTGGTGTGGTCCATGAAATCTATCAAGGTCGCTTCCGTTTTGCCCTCTGCGATCGTCATGTTTCTCATGCGTTGGATGGTAGCCTTGGCGTCTCTTCCACCTTCAGCGTTGATGACGCATTCGATCTCGGGAATGTCTATCCCTTCTCCGAATACGGTTCCTATCAATATGTTGAAGTCGCCGCTCAAGTAATCGTCTATCACTTCTTGTCGTTTGTGTTTTTGATGTTTGCCAACTACCACACCGTATTGTGCCCCTCTTGATTCCAAGGCGTCTACTATCATCTGTATCTGCTCAAGGCTGTTAGAGACCACAAGGACTTTCATCCTATGGGCAAATTGATGTGCCAACGCAGCGATTCTATCATTTCGATACTCGTTCGCTACGATACCGCGGCGCCGGAGCGTTTGACTCCATTTCATGTGAGCTATGTTGTCCGGTTTCCTGATCGGATAGACCAACACGTTTTGTCGCATGAGAAATCCGTCTTTTATGAGCCTGGAAGACGGAACGTCGATTCTAATCGGTCCGCATGAAGCTTTGAGCCAAATGACTCCCATCGACTGTTCTCTTTTATTGTCCAATAACGCGGTCGCCGAAAGTCCTATTTTGAATCGAGCGTCGAAGTCCTGTATGGTCTTGTGCCATTCTCCGGTCCCTTTGAAATGGTGAAATTCATCAGCTATGATAACGTCGATTCTCTTTATCAAATCGGCGTATCGCGGATCTCTGGGAACTGTCTTCCATTTGCCATGCTTGTCTTTGTAGCGCCGGCCTCTCAATAAAGTGAGCGTTTGAGCAGTCGCGACCGTAATGAACTTGGGATCGAATTCGGAGTCTCCTATGATTCCGATTTCAGTACACAAAGCTTCTTCGAGAGAGCTTATCGTTTGATACAGAAGCATTTGCGACGGAACTATGAACAGAGTCGAATGGCCTAATATGGATATGATTCGAGCAGCGGTTTTCGTTTTACCGCTTCTTATGGGCATCTTGATGATGCCGTTGCCGAATAATCGAGCCTTTCTTATGTCCCGAGTTACCGAAAGAACTGCCTCTAATTGGTAGTTTCTCAGTTGGATGTTTTCGTTCCAATTGATTTTTCGTCGTTCTGTATGTACTTTTCTCAAGTCGACTACGTCGTAATCCACTTTCCATTCTTTCAGCACCTCCGCGACGTCTTCGAGCATTCCGATCGGGACCGTGTATCCGCGTTTTTCGCTGAAAGTCAACAAATGAGTTCGTCCATCCCAGAATCCGCTTTTGAAGCTCGGAGCGAATCGATGCCCGGCGACCAGATAACTGGTGACTTCCTTTATGGCCTTGATCACACTGATGTGTACGCCTTCCAACGTGATCAATCGATTATCCAATATCAATCTGGGCATAGAAGTGCGACGAATTTGAAAAATAATTCGTAGTATCACGCGCGTCTAGCGCGATATGAAATTAATTAGCGCGAACGGAAAATTATTCTGAAGTGACTTGTTCTACTTTGTCTTTGGTTTTTTCTGCGTCGTCGGAGCTAAGATATCCTAATGAATACAGAATTGAGATGGCAGCGGTGATTACCGCGGCGATTATCGCGCTAATTTGCTTCTTACTCATGTCACTCCTCCTGTTCGATTATGACCGGATGTTCTTTGTCTCGTTTGAGCATCCTTTCCGTTATTGTTTCCACGTTGTTCACATTTTCGTTATCTCTTTTCTTGTACGGATCTTCTTCGGTGCTGATTCGCGTCCACAATCTTTCGTCGTAGTGATACGGAACGGCTAGAGCTCCTTGTTCGCAATCAGCCAAGGCATGAATCGCTTCGTGCATCATGGTGTGCTTGAAAGCGGTTCCTTTCAAATCGCTGGCGATTGCTATTTCGTTTTTATCGTAAGTGGTGCAACCAGCTATCGAATCCTTGGTTCTACCGTTACAAGTTATAGGTCTGTCTTTGATTATCACATCGTAATTGAAAAGGTCCGCGTAGCACCGATCGCTTACCCTCCATATCATCATGTCCCAAGCTGCGACCGAGATCAACATCTCGGGATATTCGACTTGTTCGCCTGGACGCAGTTCGTACGGATCCGTTTGGCAGGCGGACGATATCGCGAGCGCCAACCCGATTAGTAGTATGTTCAACTTTTTCATTTACAAACCTTTCTTTTATCGGCGTTATCACGGAAGTGTAACACTGGATTGTAGAACGTTATCGTTGATAACAGCTCCGGTTCCAGTATTTTGGATCGCAGGAGTCGTGGTGTATTCATTCAAACAGATATTTTCCGTTACGATGTTATAATTTCCACTAGATAGATTGATCCAATCGTTATTGCCCATTCCGACCGAATTCGAGTTGGCAAAAAGGTGATTGGCGTGTACTCGTAATGATTGGTGAAGCGTTCCAGCCTTGATGAATTCTCCTTCGTATTCCATGGTGAATTCGCAATTTTCTACTGATCCGCCATTGTGAAGAGAACTATCGGAGAACTCAACAAGGAATGTATTGAACGCTCCGTTCGATCCTTGGTTGTTCCTTACCTTTCTAATCTGACAATTGTGCGCGTTGCTGACCCTGATGAATGTACGTCCGTAGCTCGCGTAATTGGAAGTCGTACTTGTGAAGTACCATTGCCCTCCGTATCCGTACAAGAACAAGTCTTCTAAAACACAATGGTCGCCTGTCACCTCTATATACGATTTACTAGTCGGTTCCGGAGGTCTTGCCGAATTGTAGAATTCGAATCTGGCGTGAATTATTTTGCAATAATCTCCTGCCATTTCTATGCAAGATTCGACGTTGCCGCTTCCGAGAGAAGTATCGAAATCTGTCAACATCTTGAGATTCATTATCGTCGTTTCACCCTTCATGGAAAAGAACGCGAAACCAGGAGAAACGACATCCCAAGAAGTAGGAATGAAATTCAATTCGAAACCGTCTACGAAACAATCCGTAAAGCAGAAGATTGAATCATTTCCCGGTCCGGCGATATCTCGATCCATATACACACTTTGTACGTCTATCACGAGATCTCTGATTTTGCAATCCTGGAATAAAATCCATTCGTAATTGTGAATTGTTCTTTCATCTGTGGTTCCGGTCGCCTTCCTGAATTTGCAATTGTATAGTGTTCCTTCCTTGATTTTGATCATATGATCGGTAGCGCCGCTGAATCTCATGAAAGTAGCGTTCATATTGAAGCTGCAATCAATGTAATCGACGCCTTCTGTGTCTATCATACAAGGTTGGGAGGAGTTGTCTCTGTCCGCTTCTGCGCCGGAGAAATGGCAACCTCTGAAAGTTCTTTGAGACGTTTCGTGTGAAGTTCCAGCAGAAGAAAGAACGAGTTTTCCGCTATCCGAATACACATAACAATTCTCGAATGAAACCTTGCGATTGCCACTAGTGATGCTTATGGCCGGAGTGTAATTCGCCGTTCCTCCGGCGTCGATGACGATTACACAACCGATGAAATGCGAATCTTCTCCGTCGACTACGAGAGCATTTTGTCCTGATTCTTTTTGGATGAATGCGCAATTTACGAAAACCTTTTTTCTGGAAACTGCGTATCCGTTGTTGTACGGCGATCCTTGCGTCTTGAACGTCGGCGATCCGTTCGTTTCATTCACGAAAACGCAATTGGAGAAGTAATCAACGCTAACACCTGTGGAAGTCGTTATTACTTGGAATGTTCCGCTCGAGAGCGGCGTTCCGGAACCGGAAAGAGAATCCGGAACATGACAACTGCGCATCGAAGTGGCTTCGTTTCCGCCCAAACCACCTCCACCGGTGGCTGTGCCGCCTCCGTAGTGTTGAAAAGCGTTCGGAGCAAGTAGGCAATGTTCAGCATGAAACGGACCGTCGTCTCCTAAGATGGAATATAACGTCGCGCCCATCTGCAGATTTTTGAACACACCGTACCAATTGAATCCAGAAACCGCGGTGGGAGCGAACAATCTCGATTTCAAGATGTTCTCGCCTTCGATAACCGGCATGTACGATTTGCTCATATTTGAACTGGTAAAGAGAAAAGTTCCGGTTCCTTTCAAGAAGTGTTTTTCGGAACCCCAAGACGAAATAACGCTATCTATTCCTTGAAGATCAGCCTGCATGGTCGCTTGGCTAACGGAATGTGTAATGCCGATACGAGATCTGGCGAGTTGACGATCTGCGTCGGTCATCTTGGTTTTCACTTCGTTTCCGCTTGTGCCGAGTCCTCCCCAAGAAGCAGAAGCAGAAGGAGCGGTTTGCGCGTAACTGGAAGGATCGAGGCAAATCAGATTTGCGCCTCCGGCGACGCTGGTCAAATCATCCACCATCTCTTCTATCGCCGTTTGCATATTGGTAGCTGCGATCGCCCAACTGATAGGAGACGCTCCGGTGTACGGTGTGAAAGATATGCTTACGGCCGAATTGGCAGCCAAGATTATCTGTCCGCTGATGTCGAACACCGTAGGCGTTCCGCCGTTACCGGTAACAACTCCGGCGAAGAAATGAGCTCCGGAAGTCGATATGGGATTGCCGGCCGCGCGGCGAACGGAAATGCCTACCAGTTGAACCCAATAATCGGATGCGGTCGTGGACACCGTGGTCTGTCCCAAAGTGCCAGTGGTAGTTATCTTGTTTTCTCCGCCTCCATAAGCTACGGTACACTCTTCTATCGCGATCGCCGGAGTCAACGCTCCGGCCGCGGGCACCTTCCTGAAGACTCGAACAGTACGTCCGGAGTTGTCTTCTCCGTTTTGGGTTACCGAATCCACACCAAATGTTATCGTTCCGCCATTGTCTACGACCGAATCCGGTTCCGCTTGTTCTCCGACGTCCTCTATGTATTTGACATATTCCGGATTGCCATACGTAGGATTGATCTGAATTCCATAAGGTTTGGAAATGTATCCGGCGCCTACTTCGTAATCAACAGCGTTCGAATTTTCGAACACCGCGGAACGAGTTACGAGAGAAAGATCCAGAATGTTGCCCAACCCGTCGTGCGCGTCTCCGGCACCTCCGGTCTTCAGATCCATTTGTACTTGATCCGCTCCCGGAGAAGATAAAGCCATCTTTTCCAAAAAGCTTCCGTTGCTGTAGGCGCGCGAAATGATCCCTCTACAGATTCCCTGCGTATATCCCAACAGTCTGGTCCCGAAGTCTTCGAAACCCATAACTCTTTTTTCGCAGATGTTTGAGAATTCATCTAAAGTGGCCATAATTTCCTCACGTGTTTATATCTACGGTATCGTTCTCCATAGGGTTGAAAAACATTTCCACTTCGGACAACTCGATTTGTGTGCCCGTTGTTTGGCCTACGCCTAACGAACCGCTGGAGTGCGAAGAGTCGTTCGTATCTATTACCTGCAATGTGTCGAAATACACTCTAATAACGTTATATGTGCTTTCTGGTATTATTTCTACGCGAATAGCATAATACGTATCAGGTTGTATTTCTGTGGTGTAAGTGGAAAGCATATTGACGCTCGCCAGAACCGTATCGATTCCGGCGACCGATTTCGAAAGTCTTATGACGTTGGGGAATGTTGGATGGTCGTTCAAGAATACAGAAATCAAATAGTAATCGTTTTCTCCGGTTCGATAGAAATAGCAATGCATCGATTTGGTATCGCTACGTATTTTCCATGTGGCCGTGTAATTGGTCCAATCCGGAGCGGCGTCCAATCCCACGTGTGTTTCGGTATCGCCGGCCGGATCATTCAACGTCAGCACGCCTCCGCTGACAGTGGATATGCTATTGGTTCCGTCTTCCCACTGCGAATTGTCACCTTCGGTTGTGAATAAGTCCAAGAAACCTAAATAGCTTATCACTACTCTTTCGTTCACTGGACGGGTCAATTTCGCGAGTTCTCTTACGAGAGCGTGATCCAATGTTCCGTCGTCCACGATTCTTATGTTGTATCGATTCTCGTCGTAATTCGGAGGACCGGGAAGATTTATCATGTGAGGATCGTATCCTTCTCTGTCTTCTGTCAAAGCGGTTCCGTCCATGACAATTCTGAAATCGAACCAATTCCAAATGCGTACTCGAGCTCCAGTTACCAACTTCAATAGATCGATTATCGAATTCTCCGGACCTCTCTTCTTCCAAAACGGGACCGATGCTATGATAAGTCTCCGTAGTGTTTCCGAATCCAGTTGATCCGTTATATGGTCCAATTCCGACGTCCAACCCACAATATTCTTCTGGTAAATCAAAAACGATTCTGATACAGTAGGAATGTCCCATAGCAACGGTAGATTGCGTATATTCTGTGTTATATCTCTCCATATCTGTTGTGGTCCTTCGAGATATCTTTCTACAAATTGCCCGCCTTCGTTTTGATCCGCGATCCTGATTCCTTCGATCAGAAATTTGTACATCTCCATCCTCAGCGGTTCTTCCACACTGGGCATAGGAATGTATCCGATCATAGGACTGGATTGCGTATGGAGCGGATTTCCGGATTGATCTTGGATGACTGCCATTATAGTATCTGCGCTGTTATTTGATCGTTTGTAGTTATGTAATCTATCGGATTGGAATACAGAATTCCCTTTACCGTCAAATTATAAAGCTGTCCTTCGGTTTGATCGCTGGTTTTCAGCGTGACCAAGCTACCTTCCAAACTCTCTACGCTTTGAACAACCAATCCTCCGTCGAAGGAGTAATTGTTCGAATCCAATATCGCCGCGTTGCTTTCCATGACTTCGCTGAATTGTACTTCTACGGTGTTCTTGTCTTTGGCCAATACCAAAATCACGGTAGGAGATTGCCCTATGCCGGCGAAAATCATATATTCGCTGTAAATCGGCCGGCCGCTCGAGCTGATAACAGCTCCGGTGACCGCTCCTTCGTATTCGGCGTCATCCGTCATTTCGTTCACGATGACTTCCACATACAGAGGATAAGATTGACCCGGAGGCAATACTACACTCTGCGCAAATATGCTTTCCGCTCCTCCGGTAATCGGATTGAAAGAATAGCTGGCCGGATCAATCAGAGCGGCGTTTATCTGTACAGATTCTTCGAAATCGATTCTTATCTTGTTGGAAGTCAAGGCGCGTATGTTGGATACCCTCAAAGATGTTATAAAATCAGCGGACAACGAATCAGAAAGCGATATCGTGTCAGATACGGATTTGGATCCGTAAGTTCCGATTGGAGTTTCTTCGACTTCTATTTCGTCTGTATTTACCACCTCTATTTGCGAACCGGATCCGTCGGACAGAACAATCACCAGGCAAAACGATAGGGATATCGATTCGTCCAAAGTTCTTTCGTTAGTCGTAGCGATTGAATCGGACGTGCTTACGGAATCGCCTACTGTTTTTTCGTATAAAGCCATACTATGCCTGTTGAATTGTTATATTTATGTTGACCGCTACCGGCAATTCATCTTGGTTCAAGGCTATGTCGGAAGAAGGAATCGATATGGTCACGTCTTGTATCTCTTCGTTGGTGTCGAATATCTCGTGATACAATCTACGCAAGGAGATGGTTCCTCCGAAATTCCATTCATAAGTCACTCCGTCGCTCTTCAACGCTTCCGGACGTATAATTTGTAACAAACGATTGCTTATGGATTCCGCGGTGACGGTATCCGGAGCCGTTACGACAGCGGTGATATCGACCGTTTTGGGTGTGTATGATACCGATGTGACTTGTGTATTGGTTGTGATGTGTTTTTCTTTTATCGGAGTCGAATACAAATCGCCGTTGAAGTATTCATCCAATTCGGCCAACTGGGCAGAAGTAGGTTGTCCGCCTCCGGCGCCCACCACTATCAATTTCAATGTTTTGGGTCCGAATCCTTCTTCTACATACGTCGCTCTGCTGAAAGGGCGCGAACCGTCGCTGGCCACGAACGAGGTGGTAAGAGTAACTGCGTCGGACGGACTCAAAGCCACTTCTTTGATTCTCAAAGATGCCGGCCCTGCTATTTTGGCTTGTTCAAGACTTTCTTCGGTCGCGCCCTCCGCTTCTTTCCATCCGGTCGCCTGTCTCGGATTCCAAATCGAATTCACGTAAGTCAACCCGGTCTTGTCTATGACCACCGTGTTGGCGCCTACGTTTCCGTCGTTGTTGGCGTCGACTCTGTACGATAGAGAGATATTTCCCTGTCCCACCGGAGGAATCGCTCCGTTGTTTCCATCTCCGAATACGATGGTTGCCCGATCGTTCTCTCCGAGTTCTATTCTGTAATGTTTGCTTTGCGACGTGCTGCTGAGGAAATTATCTACTCTTGTCCACTCTTCGCTGTCCACGGTCAGAATTGTGTAAGTAGAACTGTCTATGAAGTAATCTCGAGTAGTTTGAAACCTTTGGTTGGAGTCTCCTGTGGATGAACCTAGTGGATCATCTTCGACGCTACGACCTTGTGTAGCGCTGGCCAGAGCGTATTGTTTCCCGGTGTCTATTCTGACTCTTTTCAAAGTCGGATTGGTTCCTCCGGTAGAAGTTATCGTTCTCCATCTAATCCAATACGCAGTTGTTCCATTGATCGCCGTCTTCTGCCAATTCAACAGCTCGGTCTGCGGTAAAGTGTATTCCAACGCTCCGTCAACAGTCAAATCGGTCGTGTTGTCTACAAAATCGATTCCGGCCGCTTCCAGTTCCTGCCATTGAGTTCCGACCACGTAATCGTTTATGTCAGTAGACGGAGTAGTTTGTCCGAGAAGTCCTGTGGTAGCTATGTTCGCGGTTCCTGTCCAAGTGGAAACCACGTCTTCATAGGCTCCGGTATCGTGGCAACGAACTCTGACCACCGCTCCGTTTCTGTTGGACGATCCCAGCAATCCGGTCAAATTGAAAGTCAATTGAGAACCGCCATCAATTACCGAATCAGGCTGTATATCGTCCCAATCTCCGTCGAAGAACTCCCATATGCCATTGATGTTGGCCATCGCCGTATCTACGTCGAAATCCAATTCATTCCACATTACAGAGTCGTGTCCGAAGTAGACCTTATCGCCGGCCGCGTCGATATCCGGAGTCCAGTTGGTTCCAGCATTGGCAGCGGTGGTGTGATCGGTGAACGCTCCGGCGCTGGATTCTCGATAAACCGCAGTCAACTGGTCGGTTCTGGAAATGGTAACAGCTGTTAGGCACTCGAACGGTATAGGCTCCGCGTCTGCTTGTGATCTAGTCGCCGCTTGGGCATCTTCGGATATCAATTCGAACGACGTGCTGAAAGGTTTGCTCAATTCGTAAATCAAGTCGACGTTCGCCGGAGTCGCCGAACTCAACTCGTAATCGATCAATCGTAACATATCTCTAACAGTTTCGGTCAAACTTGCAGTGGGCAGCGTGTTTTCGTTCGCTACCATATCCAGGAGAGTATTATTCAAATGTCCTACGCACGCGAACGCTCTTAACAATTGGATGAACGGTTCGAAGTCGCTTTCGTCTGTCAATTCCGGAACGTTTTGGCGTTTGAATTGGATCAAAGCTTCTAACAGCTGCGGATAATAATACGCAGCGTAGTTGAAGAATGGTACCTGTATTGTGCGAGCCATATCGAACTCCGTTCTACACGTTGTTATACGATAACCTGAATTCCTTCTCTTCGTCGCTTTCTAAGCACAAATACGTGAATTTCATAGTCGTAGTTTGCTCTTCCGAATCCTCTTCCCAAGTTATCGTGTCTTGTCGCAGCGTGAATCTTTCTTGCGCTTCGAATCTCCTAAACATTTCTATGACTTTTCTCTGTATGGCCGAACGCGTAACCGGATCGTTGATAGAGAATATCATATCCTCTCCCAATCCTATATTTTGTTGAAAAGCGTTCTCGTTATCGTCAGATCCCAAGGCTAAAGAGATGATTTTCAAATCGTTGTCGTCGCCTTCTACCAACGCGGCGCCTCCGTCCGGCCCTACTCCTACTGGTATTTTCAATCCCTTTGGCATTTCTTCTCCTAATCTATCGGGCAAATGGGAACGATTGGGATATCCGGCAATGATGGGAACGCCGGAACTCCCGGAATCGGATTCGGAATGGAAAACGACGGAGGCGTGGGCAATGTATACGGAACGTCTATGTCCAATATGGGAGGGATCGGCAACTCCGGAGGGAACGCCGGAACTCCCGGAATCGGATTCGGGATCGAAAATGAAGGAATGGTAGGTAATGGGAATGGAACGTCTATGTCCAATATGGGAGGGATCGGCAACTCCGGAGGGAACGCCGGAACTCCCGGAATCGGATTCGGGATCGACAAAGTCGGATATCCTGGAAAATTGCAATTGCTCATTGCGTAAATACCTTCAAACTCATTGCCGTTTGCATTTGCGTCAAGAAAGTGGCGGTGGCCGTTACAAACGTTGCCAAACCAGCAGGCGGAGATGGAACGCAAGTTCCCAATACGGTAGTCAAAGCGGTCGTCCAAGTAGTCATAGCGGCGAAGAATAGCGTGCCCATGATAACGGGTTGAATCGCGGGTTGGCCTCCGAGTTGCATTTTGCCCGCTTCCAACACTGCATCGGCGCAACTAACCGTCAATCCGGCTTGTGCCAAAATCTGCATATTTCCTCCCTTGATGTCTATCAAACTTCCACTCTTATCGACGACTTTCAAACCGTCCGAATTGGAGCTGTACATATTGCCGTGTTGATCTATGATCGTCAATTCTCCGTCCTTGGCATTCATATATATTGTGTGTCCAGTGTGAGTTCCGATAACGATCGAACCATTCTCGTCCATGCCAAAATACGATTTTTTATTATCCTCGTTGTTCCATGTGACGGATATCTTTCTTTTTCCATCTGTGTCGTCAAATACGACAACGTGCCCTCCCGGAGTGGCGAATCCGCGACGTTTGCCGTAATTGGTGAGGAAATCAGGAGGAACCGGAGTCGGAGCTTCGCCTTCTTCGTTACCGAAGTATCTTTTTCCAACCCATTTGGCATCCAAGTTGTCAATCGAAGCTTGTCCATATTGTTCATCTTCGTCGGAACCGGTTACCACTTCTATCTCAACAATCTCTCCGACATCGGGCACTATGAACATTCCCCAACCCAAAACCGGTTCGATCCACATGGGCAGATCACTTTCTTCGTCTCCCAGCAGACCAGAACACGCCACCCTTATTCGCCCTCTCTGTTCCGGATCGTCTATCGAAGTCACAGTCGCCGGATATCTTTCAGTTGTCATCGACATAAATTACCTCACGGCAGTTTAGGAACTATCTTGCTCGCATTGAAATCGCAAAGATAACCTCCTCCATCAGCGTTGAATTTGTGAGCAACTCTTGTGAAATAGTATTCTCCGCTCAAGCTTTTGCCCACTCCGTCTATGTTGTGTGTCTGTCTAGACATCAAAGTCTCGGTCCCGATTGTGGTTCCGCTCGAGAGCATGAAATTCTGTCTTTGTCTCCTATACCATTGTTTAGCCCAAGCTACCAAATCGGCTTCATCCGTAAAGCGACGATTAGCGACCGCTTCGAAACTGTATTCTCCTATGAACAATTTGATATCGCTACCTGTGGTGTGTTCTTCTTCTATTGCTTGATCGACGACTTTCAACGTATCGCCGGAAACCGTGACTAACGTTTCCGGAGAATTGTCGTTTGTTTCTTCGATGTTTACTTCCATGATTTTGCCGGTTCTGACGTTTTTGGTTTGAACCGTTATTTGTGTAATCGCGTCTTGTATCACCAGCTCCGGTTCGAACGACAGAAGAGAAGAAAAGTCTCCTGCGTTGTACTTGAACGTGTACACCTTTTCTTGCAAATCGGAACGGCTCAATTTATCTGGATCTTTGAAATGTAAAATCCAGGTTCCGTCTTCGTCCGCGTCCACCCAAAAGATAAATCCGGTCAAATTGGATATGCCTTGGACAAAATCAAAATCCTTCAATCCCACTTTCTGTATGAAATCATGAGGAGCGTCATGCGTTTGATCAACATCGGTAGCGAATCCGTAATCTCGAGCGCGATCGATTACCGCGTCGCTGAAACGAACGTCTTTGAATCGCCGGCCGCCTTTGCCCTTCTTTTTTTTGGACTTCTTAGGAGCGCTAATCATTTCCGAATCTCTTGTATATCCCACCCATTCTATGAATGGAATATCGCCTTGCGGAAACGAAGGATGGACACGACGTATCACCACAGATCCAATGTATTTGGTTTGCGCTCCGTATCCCATGCGAATGGACACTGTGTTTCCGGGTTGAAACAATTTTGAATCTATCAAACTCTCTACGTCTCCGGTTCCGGAACCTCCAATTCCGCCTATGCTGGCTGCCAATTTGGGAGGAATCATGGATGGAGCGATAACTACACCCTTGGCCATATCTGCCATTCCGTCGGTGCTTTCGTATTCCAATGTCTTCACCAGTCTGCGAATACCTTCCGGAACCGCTACGCCTTCGATGTACAAATCGAAATTGGGAGCATTCGAACTGACGTCGTCGGTCAACGGGTTATCTACCGAACTCAATATCATCAATACGCTCCGCTGGTTGATGGTTGCAATACGTGAGATACATATGATCCGCCGTTTCGCTCGAGAAACAATATGCGCAATCTTCTTTGGGCCGTGTCCTTTCTACCGAAAGCGGTTTTCAACGTGGTCGAAGTCTGCTCTATTTTCTTACTTTTGATTCCGTTGATAGCAGGTAGCGCTACCGTATTTCCGCTGGCCAACAACTGTAATTTGGGATGATTCTTTCTGATTACGTCTCCCAACATCGGATTGTTGTATTCTCTGTAAGCCAACAATTCATAGTATTCTCCGTCCTTTACTCGGTGGTATCTAGTGTCGGTTTCCTCTTCGTCGCTCAAACTGTACGGAGTAAATTGTAAAAGAGTCAATCCAAAAGAAACGCTTCTCAACCCTCCGAACCGGTCCGCGCGACCGTAAGATATGTCAGATATTCCGGTAATGACGCAAGTTTGTTCGAAGTAGCCATCGCCTACCGATATCTGCAATATCGGAGGTCGACGTAACTTCTTGTCCATCTTGATCCAACTCTTCAGCTTGTCCAATTTCTTCTTCGGAGATTCGTCCAAAGAGTGCAGTTTGTAGAATTGAGATCTGAATGAAACGGTATCGTTGTTGCCGTTCACGAATTGGATAACGGAATGTTCCCGATTGAAACCCTTGTGCTGCGCATAATTTGTGGATAGATTCTCGCTCAAATCCTCCGGCTCAAATTGCCCCTTCAACGTATCGCCGGAATCCAAATTGCGTAGAGACCAAACCGTATCGTTGGAAATCAACGACGATAATATGGCCAATCCTGTTCCTGCAAATGAGGTAGCCACTATTTCACCTCTTACGCCGGAGACGCTCCGTGTTCCAGCGCTATCCTTCGAGCGTACGGCTTTGCTTTGAATCCAGCACGCTCATGTATTTGTTGCTTGTGTCTGGAGGACGCGACCGAGATTGCTCGACTATCCACCTTCAAACTGTTATCAATCTGCAGACATCTCTTATCTTCCAGATTGACGTTGGCTTCTACTTTGGGCTCCTTCAAAGTGGCTCCCTTGCCCTCCGCAGCTCGAGCGGCGATTTCTTGTGCAACCTGTGTAGCCGATTTGCCTTCGGTAGCCAACGCCGTTTCTTTGAAGGTATCCATCAATTTCTCTTCGGGAGTCCTTATTTTCGGTTTTGTCACCTCCGCTTTCGTTTCTTTGACTATCCTGAAAGTTCCTTGTTTGGAGAATTCACGGAGTTCTTTCGGTATCGGGAAATTGATAGCATCTGCCGCTTTGACTATCAATTTGATCATAGAAACCAGACCGTTTACGATATCCTCCAAGATAAATTTACCTATCTCTTTGAAAACGTTCAGGACCGGTTTGGCGAACTCTAACAGATTTCCCAAACCCATCGCTATCATTCCAAATACGATTCCTACCACTTTCCCGATTATCTTGAACGTTCCGATGAATAACGGCTTCAAAAATGACATGGCTTGTGCGAATCCGTCGTACATTTCCTTGGCCATGGCTATGACGTACTGTATGAATCCGACTACTTTCACTTTCAAGAATTCGACTGCCGGAGCGGCGAACTCCATAAATGCGTCAGCTCCGGCGATAATCGCTTCTTTCATGTGTAGCCAAGCGAGAACTGCCACTCCTATCGCGGCCAACACGGGCAAAACGAATACGCTCGAGAATAACGCTGCTACAAATCCGATTACGGCGCCGATCGCCGATATCGCCGGAACCAACACGGTCGTGATAAAGAAGACTATTCCACCCAATCCCAGCAAGACCGGAGCGAGCGCTCCGGCGAATATCACAAACATGGTGACGATTTTGGCTATGGATTTCACTCCGCCCTTGCCCAAATCCATTCCGAACTTTTGAGCCAAAGAAGTGACGTACGAACGGACCGTGACGATGGTGTTTTTCAAAGTCAAGAACGCTTCTCGAATCCCCATCGCTATTTGCACAACTGTGGACCCTGCCTCGTCTGCGGTCTTTTCTGTCAAACCAGTTTCGGAATTCAATTCCTGTAACACTGTAACTATGCTGCTGAGTCCTTTGACCGCGGATTTTGATCCTCCGGATAACGTGTCGATTAGCAATCCGCCCACTTCGATGTTGAATCCTTCGACCGCGGACTTGAGTAAGGTAATTTGTCCTTGGAACGTATCCAAGCGACGTTCGGCCATTCTTTTAGCGACACCATCGGCTTTTTGAAGTTCTTCGACCAATCCGGTGAACTTGCCTTGTTCGAGCGCCGTCTCCATAGCGCCCACCGCTTTTTGGCCACGGACACCGAATATCTCGGTCATCATCGCCGCGCGTTTGGTTTTACTGGTGATTTTAGACAATCCGGTTTCGAACGATTTCATCGTACGAATGGTGTCGATGGAACCGTCTTTGAATTCGTATACCGAACCTCCCAATTGTCGCATATATTCTTGCGCCTTTTCGGACGGTTTGGTCAATTTGATCAGCATATTCGTGAAACTTGTGCCGGCGATCGATCCTTTCAAACCTGCGTCTGCGAGCACTCCGAGTATTCCGGAGGTCGTTTCGAGCGGAACGCCCATCGTTTTGGCTTGTGTGGAAGCGTATCGGAACGCTTCTCCGAGTTGGGATATGTTCGTGTTGGTTCGAGCGGAGGTCAAAGCCAACACATCCGCGACTCGAGTAGTTTGATCCGCTTGTAGACCCATCCCCTTCAAGACGCTGGCTACAATATCGGTCGCCTCCGCCAAATCCATGCCTTCGGCTGCGGCCGCGTTCATTACGCCGTCCAGACCGGTGATGATTTCCGAAGCGTTGAAACCGGCCCTGGCCATATATTGCATGGCTTCGGATGATTGGGTGGCCGAGAAGACGGTAGTGGCACCCATTTGTTTGGCTTTGAGTTCCAAACGCGACATGTCCTTGTCGGACACATCCAGCAAAATGGCACCTACGTTTGCCATTCCCTGTTCGAAATCTGCGGCCTGCTTTACCGCAAAGCCTAGACCTGCAGCAGCTGGCAACGCAGCTACGCCAGCACCTCGCAGCGCGGTGCCCATTTGTTTGACAGCTCCGCCCAACTTGCCCGCAGCGCCCCTCAACGCCGCGAACGAACTTGTAGCTGCCAAGCCAATTCTATTCAAAGCAGGAGGAACTTGATTCGCCGATCTCACGAACCGGCCGAATTCGTCCCTTGGCTGCTTCATGGCCCGAACACCTTGGTTGCCGTCGAACGTAAAAACGCCGCCCAAGCCTATTCTTTCCAGGGCCATGTGCTACCTTTCTTCGATCTCCTATTTCTTCTTCGCCTCTGCTAATTCCTTTTCAAGCTGCCTTTTCAATCTTCTCAAGTGCCAAAATCTTTCTTCGTAATCCATATCCTGAACAGCTTCCCAAGTCATGCCACTTATGCAATAAGTCAAGGCGAAAGTCTGTTCATACAGATCTTCCCGTCGACTTAACGGGAAGAAATCCCAAAAAAATTGTTGTAACTCCAATCCAACGAAATCACGTAATCGTTCGAGTATCCGCATTTGGGACATTTGTCTTTTTTGGTCATCTCTATGGCCATATTCGGACCCATGTAGTGGATATCGATTTTGTTGATCAGAGACTCCACGTCTCTCTTGGACATATCGTCCAGTTCTCCGGAGATCAACTCGAGCGTATTCGTATCGTCGTTGATTCCCTTTATCGAACCGATCATAGCCAATTCCTTGGCTACACTATCGTCTTTAGTGGCGTAGGATTGTTCCGCTATCTCCCAACGCTGAGGACCGAGAATGAATTTCTTGACCTCTTTACTTCTGATTTCGAACGGATCTTTGAGTTCGTATTCCCATTTTGACGCATCCAAATCGGACGCGTGGTTGACTTGCAGAGTCTGCAAATTGGCTTGGTAATCAAATTCAATTCCGCATCGAGGACAAGTGAGTTTCATAGGGACTTCTTCGCCGATACATTGTTTACGAACGTAAGCGTAAACGTACCACACGTCACCCATGAACATCTGTGAAACGACAAGCTGTTTTTCCGGATGCTGCAGCTTGGTGAAGTCGTGGTTGCCCACCGAATTCAGCATATGCGCAACGACTAATCCGGTTTGTTGCGCTACGCTCACCGTTCCCTTGATTTCGTTCCGAAGTTTGCCCAGCTCCTTTTCCTCCTTCATCCTCCACGGTCTGACGGAGAATTGCTTGGCTAGAGCTCCGGTCGGATCTAAAACGCCTAATGGCAGATTAGCGCCGAGATCTGACATTGTCGTCTTCTCGACGCCCTTGTTCTTTTTCGATTTCTTCTCAACCATCTCGGTTGCCTCCAATCAGCCTTGCGGCCTTGTTAGGTCTACCGTTAGGGTCGAACCATTTCGACCCTATTCTACAACGGCAATACGTCATCAGCGGACATCATATATTCGACGACCGCCATTTCGCCTTCGTTGGCCATCTCCAAATCGGGCAGAGTGCGCTTCTTGATAAACACGCCGTTGAGCGTGTAGGTCGCGTTCGCTGATCCGCTGATCGATTTGTGAACCAGATTGACCACTTTCTTGTACGTAGGAGAAACCGGATCTTGGCATTCGATGTACCAAGCTTCCATCGCTACGCGTTCGACGGTGTGGTGCATGGGAATCTTGATAGAGAACTCCGTGGCTCCTCTATTCCCTCCCGATACCACGGTGCGATCCGGCAACTCGTTGGTTTGCAACTCGTCTTCGATTCCGCTCACTTCCACCGCCGTCAACGTCACGAATCCCATCACTCTGACGTCGTACTTGTTGACCGGCATGTGGTCTGGTTTGATTGCGCCTTTCATAACGTCCTCCTGTGATCGTAATTGTTCCTACGATTGGATTCTTCGGATTACTCTACGGTAACTCCAGCCATGTGAGCGGTGGCCGAAAGAGCAGCTCCGGCCGTGGGCGCCGCGGTAACGGAAAGCGTGACTACGTCGTTCTCGACCAACGCGACGTCCAGATCCAAACTCTTGACGGTTCCGTCCGCTTCCGTATTGGCAATGGTCAGCGACCCCTTGGAAACGCCGTTCACCAAAACCGCTACAGTCGTGGAATCGGCCGTTCCGGTCGTTCCCACGGCGATCTTGAGTTCGCGTAGTTTGCATGCATGGCGTACTACCAATCCGGCGATGACTGCTACCGCGATTGTCGCTTGGTAAGCGGACAACGGAGAGCCGTCATAAGCCATCTCTTTCAGCACGTCGTACAAACGACTATCCCGAGCGTTCGACTCGTCGAAAAACGCTCCTGCTTCACCTAGTGATTTCTTCAAAGTGGCGGTCATCAGAATCCTCCTTTATGATGATACGTTCTCGAAAACTCCTTGCTTGCTCATCGTTATGATAAAGCGCTCGGTGGTATCGGCCAACCTTAATGACACCGCTGCGTTTTTATCGCCGGCCGCGCGCGTCGCATCGGTGTTGTTCTCAGAATCTACTTTGATGATGGCCGCTTCTCCGAACGTATCGCCGCGGATCGCCCTCTTCGTCCATTCGGGCAGGAAGAACGAAATCAGAGCAGCTTTCGCGTCGTTGTCTGAATCGGCATCGTTTATGGTGAAGATGATGAAGTCCAGAGCGGCGTATAGAACCTGCTCGTAATACGACATCAACTCACGTTGGTGCTTCCAACGCCAAGTCGGATCGAGGTGCAACGTTCTGTCGCCCCAAAGAACGTAGTTGCCCCTTTTCTTCAGGATCATACCGATGCCTGCTGGATTGAGCAACTCCTGATCCAATATATTCGGATCCGTCGTCAATTTGATGATCTTGGGCAGCTTGACGTTGATGCCTGCTTCGGCTTTGTGATATCCGTTGTAATCTCGAGCGACTGCCGCTTCAGCTCCGTGAATCATTCCGGTGGCCGGAACCAACTTCAACTTGCCTTCTCGAGAGGCAGCGGGATTCGGATCGAGCACGTAAACGTAACTCGGAAACGTAACGACCGAGAAATCGCTACGACCCAAGGTGTCGTTGATTTGAGACAGAGCTGATTGCTCCGTCACGATGTTACTCGGAATCTCGTGACGATATTGGTGATTATAATGTTCTACGTAGGCTACAGCCGCTTTTGCGACCGCGGTCGCTCCGATTCCCGGAGTGGCGAACTTGACCAATCCAAGATTCTGGTCGGCCAATTGATTGAACGGGCTGTTATCCAGGTCCCACGCCTGTTGGATATAATCGGTATCGGTCAAATCCGCATTCCCGTCTGCTCCGTCCGCCAACTCCTGCGCGAACTGGACCAAGAACTTCTTTCCGGCCGCGGATACGGTAGTCATGTCTCCAGACGAAATCGTGATCGTGGAATGTGTGTTGTCCGAAATCCGGAACTTGTCCAACTTGTTATCCACCTTGTTGGGATACACATATCCGCCTATCAACTCATCTACGATGAACGGTTTGTAGTTGATAACCAGAGTATCGGTAGCCACCAAAGCCGTGCCACCTGCGGTAACGGTGAATGACGGTGCCCATTTGTTCACGTTCGCTCCGCCTGCTCCGTTCGGAGGATCAAATAGCGTTCCCAAAGTGACTGTCCCGAGAGCTCCGAACTTATCGGAAACCGCGTCGCCTGCGGTAGCAGACGTCATGGTAATCGTGATCTTTTGCGCCAACTGGGCGTCGTTTGTAGTTCCCAAAGCGAACGTAGGATCACCTCCGCTCGGAGAGTTGATCGTGAAATCGTGTATGATCGCCGTCAAAACCAAAGCGGTAACGGTGCTGACTTCGCCGTAATAATTGGCAGGACGTTGAGCCGCGGTATGCGCTCCGGTTATCAAGTCAACTACGAATATCTCGTCGTTTGCGTCGTCGTTGTTGATGACGTTTACCCAATACCTGGCGTTATCCGGATCCGTGTGTAGATTTCCGTACTTTTTGACGAATTCTCCATCCACGAAAACGGACAAACTGAATTCGCTATCCGGATTATCTTCGCCGTCTCCGACTTCTACAGTTATCGCTTTGTCCTCGGTTTCCAAAACAAGATAGAAAACCAAATCGGACGCGCCTCCGGCCGTCCAATCCGTCTTCATAGTCTGATCCGATTCCACGGTAATCAAACCGGTCGCGTTGTTCCCGACAATCGGATATCGAGAATTCGGAACTTCGCTCAACTCGATATATCCGCCCTTCCACTCGTCGGTGTTGTAATTAGAAGCCACAGCTGCGGGCAATTGCAACGTGGTTTCGTTCAAATCTCCGGCCGCGTCCAATTCATATGTGGCGTTCTTTCTTTTGCCGCCCCATCTGCCCCCGTTCGCCGCTTTGACGGTTCCCATCGGAGTTAACAGATCTGAATTGCGTTGATACAGAGTGAGTTGCGCTTGTCTTTCGTTCCCGTCGGTGACTCTGACCAGCGCCAATCCTCCGGCGCCTCCAGCCCCATCGTAGAAGTCCAACGCGCAATCAGGGGTGAGATAACCGTCTACGATTCCTCCCATCTTTTTGCTGAATAACTTTTTGCTGCTAGCGAGTATTAATTCGCCAACTTTGCCTTTTTCGAACACTCCGGCGTATCCGGCCCAACCGAGCGCACCTGGCTCTATTGTCTTCTCGCCTTCTTGTTCGATGATTACGACTCCCGCTCCTCTGGTAGGTCCGAATCTTTTAGCCATTTGGAAACCTCCTAAACATTCGATGTAGCAGACAGCGCAACGTTCAGAACGCCAGTTATATCCTCTGCATCCTTATGGTAGAATAGCGCTTGAACGATCCGAAATCTAAATTTGCCCACGTGCAAATCCTTTTGATTAGCTGTTGTTTGTTGATCATAATCGTCTAATAACCACAAACGGAAATTTTCGTCCAATCCCAACGACGTGAGAAAGTCATTGTTGCCGAAGTATTTTTGTACTGCCTCTTTCATCCGGGCGTGGTCCTTGCCCTTGTTAGTTACAAATTTGCCCAATATTTCGATGTCTGATTGGGTGATTGATACTTTTTTGCCGATGCCAGTCACCTTGCTAATTACGAAGATGTCTCTCAAAGCGTCTTTGCCATCCACTTCCGAGATATCTTCCAGCACTATTTCTGGCACTTTTTCCAACTCCACGTAATCCTGTCCGGTTGTTACAACGATCTCGGGATAGTAAACGAATCTTATCAACAACACGGAACCGGAAGATTGCGAAGACGAAAGCGTGATTACTTTGTTATTCGAATCGTACGATTGGAACAAATCGTTCAACTTGTTGGAGTCGACGGATATGTTGTACACGGAATCGATGCTGACTATGTTGTACGGAGTCTCTATCGGAAAATCGTTGATCAAATCAATCGTAGAAGAATTCGAAGCCAATTGAACGGAGTGTTCTCCGATCGGACGAATTTTGTCCTCCATATCTTTCAACAGAGAACGCCAAACGTAATCCTCCATCTCCTCTATGTCGCTTTCGTACATGACGCGGATTTCTTTCACGATCGGAGTGTAAATCGGATTGGTAGTTCTCAAATTGACTATGACTTGTAGAGTCTGAGCGGCGACCGGGAAACTGCTAATGTTGTTGTGAACTTCTTCTTCCGTATTCCAATTGTTGGAAGAAGCCACTATCCAAGCTCCGGCGCCGGAATTGTAATACAACTCCTGCGTTCCGTCGTGTAATCGATATTTGACATCCGTAACAGGAGAATTGGAAATCAACTTGTGTACGACGTCTACCATAAATCCGGTCCATCTCTTCAAACTTTTCGGATTGGTTGACTTAGTTTTCACATACAAATCGTAATCGAGCGGATACGAACCGCTGGCATCTTCCAATTGAATCCAATTGTTTTCCGGAGGCAAACGCGTTTTGGGACCCAAGGTGATGCTATTTCGTTCGCTATCCAAGAATTCGAACGTTTTTATCAGAGTCTTTACTCTCATTTTTTACTCCTGGCCGCTGCAGCTTGTTCTCTAAACGAAGCTTGAAGCGCTTGCTGCCAATTTCTTTTCATCAACCTTTTCATTTCCGGATCATCGTTCGCGTTCCTCATCCATGGTCTGGCCGGTATTTCTATGACATTGGTGCTTTCTTTCAAAGGATACCAATTCTGCATTGCTTCGAACAATTCTTTAGCGCGTCCGGTCAACTCGGAGGGATCTATCTTTCCGATACTCGCCTGCCAAAGCATATAAAACATGTTGCGCATCTTTTGACTCACCGGAATGGTTGCCCCTTCGTGTACTATCACCGCTATGTTGTAAATATCGTCTCTACGCAAAACTCCGGCGAACGAGGTGAAATCGTTTACCACCTTCGAAGTGATAGCGTTGAACATTTCAGAAGTTCCTACCAATGGTTTGTCGTCTCCCTTTATCGCTTGGGTGAGAGCGGCGTTGGCTGGCTTAACTCCGGCTTGTATAGCCCTCCTGTACGCCGCTTGTGCTACCATACCGTTCAACTGCGTAGCTCTGCGCATATTCCTACGCATTATCTTGTCAAATTGCTTAGAATCCAACGCCGCTTCCATTTTCTTCATTCCCTTGAATGTGATCTTGGTTTTGGGCATTACAGATTACCTCTATTCTGATTTCCCGGTTGTCGATCGGAAAAGAACGCCTTTACAGTGGTAGGTCCGCCTTGGTCATCCCAATGTGCCTCCGGAAGCATTTCGGTGATGTATACGTCTACGTTTATCGTTCCAATTTTCGTGAATCTATCTCCTCTTTTCAAAGCCACTCCAGACGCATTCAAATCAACGTATCTGAACAGCACGTATCCTATAGAGTCTTCGCGCGCGCCTCCCTTTTGCATGTCCAAAGAGACGTCCTTTCCCCATCTCGGTTGGCCGTTCACTATTACAGTGGAAGCTCGAGCTGATTGCTGTACGGTTTCTCTGAAATCGTCGTCGTAAAACGTATTAGCAGGCACAGAAACCTGTATGCTCACAGGAATGGGGTGTAACAATAACGGTATCGGCATTATCTGTAACTCCAATCAGCAGGAGTCGCCAACCCTATAGGCGCCCTGTACAATCTCAAAATGTCCAGAATCTCTTGGTCTGACGTTATTCCGGACAATCCGTACGTTTTTCTCGTAGAGGTATCGGCCCATTTCCTTTTGTGTCCGTCGACCCATTCTTCAATTATCTGCCCGCCCATGACCGGAGGTGGTGTTATTCCGCCTGTTCCCGGAACGATCGGGTTGGTCAACTTCTCGATTACCAATTTGATCAAAGCTCGTTTGATCAACGCGGGACACACTCCGTTGTCGAGATATCCGAAAACGCCCTTTACGTATTGATTCTGCCTTCCCTTGCGAAACAGCGTACGTCCGGTCCTCATCGGAGCCGTGTAAATATCTCTGTAATCATTCCAACTATCGATCAATTTGATTCGAGGATTTTGCTTGTCCATCGGATAAACGCTCGCATTATACACCTTGTAATAATCGGTGTTTAGCGCGACAGTGTCGTCGTTTATCTTCAACGTTTCTATGGATATGATGGGAACTCCGAAGAACAACGTATCGGAATCGTTTCCGTCCACGTAAAGCTCGAGAGTGAGCGGATAAAACCATTGCCTAGTCGCTCGTTCTATGAACGGTTGCCACGTACATATTGACGCTTGTATCGCTGCGTCGTCCGGAGGATTGGCGTTCAATCCGGCAGCTCTGACTTCGGCGATGCTTACATATTGTTGTCCGGCCGTCAATACGATTTCTGAATTGACCTGGAATTCTTCGTTGAAGTATTGTTCCTGGCTTCCTACGGTGGCTTTGACAAACCATCTTATTTCGTGCGTCCCGAGAGGAGCGCTGGCCGGAACGACGTATCTGGCCACGTATCTTCCAGTTTCCACCCTGTCTCCGACCGGACAAGCATTCAAATTGACAGATTGCCTACCGGATAACGGATACACTTGGATAGGATTGTTCGGATCCGTGACTTTTTCGAATATTTGGAATTCTAATTGGGCAACATTCGTAGGAACGCCGTAGCTATCGTTAGTGTACACGTCCAATTTCGGGTTGCTACAATCGCTTACTTCGTTTCGCGTCAATGCTGGCATATCAACCTGCCGTTTCTACGGAATCGTTTATCACCAAATTGTAATACATGTCCACTTTCAAGCTGTCATTGTATTCTAAAACGTCTCCGTTGTTTTCAACAAACCCCGTTGGAATGGGCGAACAAATGCGCCCTCCCGATATTGATAACGGTCCCGTGGGATTCACTGTGTGTATTTTGCTGTCTCCGTAATTGGCTCCGTTGAGTATTCCGTGTATGACCAATATAGGTTCTCCCGAATACGACACATCTTCCGTCTCTACGACGTCGGACAATTCCCTATTGTATTGTGCTTCTATCAACAACGAATCCGTCAAATCTATTGCATCCGGAGGAACGAATAGCAAATCAGCCGTTATGGAGTCAGATATCGATATGGAATCGGCCGCTTGTCCTCCCAGAATCAATACCGCGGACAATGAATCCGATACGCCGGCCGTATCTTGAATTGATCCGACTTTTTCCAGCGACGCATTGGCTTCATCGATAACCGAAATGGAATCGTAAATCTTCACATCGAAGCTGGGAGCTTGATATTGCAACGAATCCGTTACGGATGCGGAATCCGAAATCGTTCGGCTGGCTTGGTGTTCTTTTGTTGGGAGCTCCGAAACCGCAGCCGAATCGTTTATCACAATGTAGAATATCTTCTCCAAAGAAGTCGTCAACTGGTCGGTGACGGACGGAGAATCAGATATCGTACGTCCGAAATACATTTCAATTGTCGTTTGGTCGGACACCGGAATTGTGTCAGACAACGAGATTATTCCGCCCAACGATATGTCTATCGTGTCCGATACTTCGGAAGTATCGTTTATGTAGCGAGATGCGTCGTGTTCTCGAGTAAGTTGTTCCGATACAGTCGGAAAATCCGACACAGTCTTGTCAAAATCGGCGACTCTGGACAATTGATCTGATGTCGAAATGGTGTCTGATAGCGCTATCTCGAAGGATGATTCTTGGCTATCCGAAGTACTGACGAAATCTCCTACGGTCCTGGATGATTCGTGAGAACGAGATAATTGTTCTGATAACGAAACGGAATCGTCTATTGTTATTTGAACCGTTCCGCTAAACGCGATTTGTATTTGATCAGATACGGATACGGAGTCCGAAGTCGATCTGTCGTATTCGGTTGTCTTCAATACGGAGTCGTTCACGACCGCGGTATCCGAGAAAGTCAGATCAAATATGCCTGCTGATGCTTGGTCTGAAACGGATACGGAATCAGATAACGCTCTGTACGACTCCCAAGACCTCTGTATTGCATCTGAGGTGGAAATCGAATCGGATATCTCCACGCCCAACGTTTTATATTCGGAAATCTGGTCAGACGTAGACGCTGAATCGGACGCGCTCCGGGAATATGACAATGCGTTCGCGACCTGATCGGACGTAGAAACGGAGTCGGATACTATTCGTCTGATCGATCCTTCTTCGAATTCTGTGGACAACGAATCGGATACATTGATCGAATCGCCGGCCGCTCTGCCGTACGACATCACTGCTTTGATGCTTTCGTCGCTGGCGTTTACGGTATCCGATATCGCATATGATCTTATCAACGAAGCTTTGAACGTGTCATATGGGACAACCCAGTTACGGATCAACCTTCCGAACGTCATGGACACTTTCAATTGATCCATGACTCCAACCATAGATTCGCCGTCTCTTTGCGTTTCTACGGATATGGTGTCGGACATTACGGTGGAATCGGAAATTGTTCTGATACAATTGAAAACGCGAGCGACTTGATCCGAAGTGGAAATTGAGTCGGATATCTTCGCTCCCAATTCCATTTCTACGGCGACGGAATCCGCTACGTTCAAGGAATCTACGGCTGATCTGCTGAATGCCAAGGACGGTTTGGTGGTGTCCGTAGTGACGGAAAAATCACTAATCGTCCTGGAATAAACCAGCGAAATATGCAATTCGTCGTCTATAGATATGGAATCTTGCTGGTATCCTTGTATCTCTACGAAAAAGTGTTCGCTCAAAGAAACGGAGTCGGATATCGTACGAACTGAGTCGAATACGCGGTTCAATTGATCGGACGTAGAAACGGAGTCGGATGCTGATCGTCCGGACTCCAGATTGGCTACTATTTGATCCGAAGTGGAAACAGAATCAGCGCTCGAGCGTCCAAGAATTCTATTTGTCTTCGTCGTGTCTGTCGTTATTATCCAATCAGATTGCGTCCTATTCGCTTCCCATGATCGTTGAGTTTGGTCGTTTACGGTCGACGAATCGCTTATCGTCCTATTCGCTTCCCAAGATCGCTGCAGCGTATCAGTGACCGAAACTGAATTGGCATCTCCTCTGAAGAAATCAGCCTCTTTGTGCAATTGATCTGAGACAGATACGGAATCCGAATTCGAGCGCTCGAATGTCATTTCTACGCCCAATTGATCCGACGTAGAAACGGAGTCGCTTATCGTTCTGTTCGCTTCCCAAGAACGAGATATCTGATCTGCAACGGATGTGGAATCTGATACGGTTCTTCCGTATTCCAGAACCGTTGCAGATTGATCGTTTACTGATGCAGCATCCGATATCGTCCTGTCAGCTTGCCAATCGCGCGCGGTCGCGTCCGAGATTGACACGGAATCTGACAAAGTTCTGCCGAATTCCAACTCTGCTGCTACGGAATCGGTCGTTGACAGAGAATCGGATGCTGTCCTGCCGTATTCAAGCTCGGTGGCAATTTGATCGGAAGTGGAAGCAGTATCAGATTGTGTCCTATTCGCTTCCCACGCGCGCGCGGTCGAGTCCGTAACTGATGCCGTATCTGACAGATTGATTCTGTCGAATTCCATAACCGCTGCTATGGAATCGGAAACGGAAGCAGTATCGTTGATCGTTCTGGTGTATACTTGCCCGATAAAACCGAGCGTGAACAAACATATCAGGTGATCAACGGTATTGTTGGTTGACCAATCGATGTAATCTGGATAATAAAAACGACCTACCTTGCCTGGAGAATTCAAGTCTCCGGACGAATGCATCAATATGCCTTCAAATGTCTTCCTTCGTCGTTCGGATGTACTTCCGGTTTTGCCTAGCGCCATTCCGTCTTGATCCACAGCTGTGTACGAAAATTTCACGTGTCCTTCGGAACACCCTCCGGCTTGTATTCCGACGTCGGTTCCGTCTCTATTCGTCAGAGCGTGAATCAGCTTCTTGGTGCCGTACGTTTGATCCAATCCGAATGAAGGAAGATATTGATCTGCGCCTCCGGTTCCGGAATTATCCGCTACCAAAGTCTCAACTTGGTACGGAAAATAAGTCGTTCCTCCGAAATACAACGCCAAATAGAAAAAGTAATCGGCATTGGTTCCTACCCAAGTCCACCCGCTGGATGTGGTTTGCTCGAAAGATATTTCGTAATTTGCCGTTCCCGAAGTAGTCTGGCCATAGAATCCAGAATGTCTGTATATGAAGTCCGGTTGCCCGGTTTCTTCGGTCCCCACGAACGAATAACATTGAGCGCCGGCTTGGCAATCCACCCATCCGGCGTTGCCGATTCCGGCCGCAGTTCTGAGTTGATCTGAATCAGAATCCAGACATTGTCCTATTATGTGGAGAGCGTCCGGCCTGAAATTCAATCCGCTCACGGCTCCGGCGCTACACAGAGCGGCGCCCACGGCAGCCTGGACGTCGGAACCTCCGAAAGCTATGTAACTAAACGCGTATCCGCTGCCCATAACCGCGGACCAATTCAATCGGAATCCGTCGGTTATTCTGCTGTACGTGGCCAACAAATCCGGACTGCCTACCGTCGAATTTCCGGCAATGTACAACGCTATAATTTCGCCATTTCTGCTGTATCCGGCCGCTCCGGATCCGGAATCGTGCCAAACTCCGAACGATCTTTGCGCCGCGGTCGTAACTCCGTCATCGGCTCCGATTCCGTGAGTGTATTCTATATCTGTCACGGCTGAATCCAGATTGTTTCGCGTGCCGTAGATAATCAACGCTTTACAATCGAATCCGAGTCCGGTTATGTCTTGGTTACCTGTGGAAGTAGGGCTGGCGAAAGTTCCGGTAGCTATTCGAACATCTTTCGGAGTGGCAGTTTGTGGCGGCTGGATGACCATCATATGCGCCGTGTACGCATAAGACGTTATTCCGGGAATGTCGGTGGACGGATTGCCGGTGGAAGTGCTGGCGCTTGCAATTCCCTTCGTTTGTACGTAGCAAGTTACTTCGTCCAACAACACGCCTATGCCGACGTCCAACCTTTCAGTCCACCCGCTCGCAGGACTCGCTCCGGTGTTGTTCCCTTCGACCAGATTCGCCGAAGCTATTGCGAGACAATCGGCGACCGGAGTGGTTTCGGCCAACCAATTGTAAGTTCCGGAGTCTTCATAGTTTATGGAATGACGCGCGATCGGTCTTGCCTTGTCCGCTCCGCGAATGCAATGGATGTATGCTACGGAATTTAGAGTGCCGATGCCGGGATAAGAAAACTGTACGCTGTTGGAATCTCCGCTCTCTCTTATCTTCCAAAATACTACGTCACGACTTGCGTTTTGATATCCTCCGAGAATGTGCCATCCAGATGGCGGATAAACAAATTCATCTACGTTGGGATTGGCATTGGGCAAACAAATTTGGGCTATGAGCAGGTCGCCGGTAGTGGGAGGGCTGCCACCGTCGATGCCGGATATGTCTACGGTATTCGAAGAAGCGAAAGCCGTATTATACGCAATCCCTTCGTAAGACGGAATAGCCATATCACTTCACCCTACCACTCCTTACACGTACGCCCAACCGTTTACGGCTATGGGCAAATTGGTTTTACCATCCGGACCGGTTCCGGGCACCATTCTTTCAAATGGCTGATCGTATTCGTCGAACCATTCTCCGTTTTTGTATTTAGCCAAAGCAGTTCTACCTGTGAAAGTCCTTACGTGGACCAACGTGTCTTCGATCGGTTTGGTAGACAAATCGTTGAATACTACTTTCGGCGACTCCGGCGTTTCTATCCACAACGAAGAGATGCCTATCTTCGGATAAAATCCGGAGCCGTTTACAATCGCGGTTATGTACACGCGTATCCACAAATCTCCCATGTATTTAGATATGTAGTCTCCGTCTCTCCCTTCTATCACTTTCACGTAATTATACCAATCTTCAAACGTTATGAAAATCGGATCGATGGTAGATATCAATCGCGGGTTGTTTGTTTTTTGGGGATTCTCTCCCCATATTGAAGCCGAAATCTGCGATTCGTTTCCTCCGTCTATCCGATTCGCTCTCACGTGCAATTGTGAATTCCCGAATTCTATCGGTCCCTTGGATTCCATGTGTACATCGAAGAAATTGCCCTCTGCTCCTTCTTCGATGTACACGTACGCGTCATCACCCAACAACGGATTCATAGCAAAGAACTTCTCCGTATCGCTGGTCGCTTTCCAATCGCCTACGTATATGCCGTCTCCGATGGGGTATAGAATCTGCGTCATCCTGCCGTTTCTCCTGCTCCTTCGTTGATCAGAACGTTCGACAACGCCGTAGCGAGCGCTTCCGATTCGTTCGTGCTTACGCCAGCGGTCACCAACGCACTCGCCAGATTGCCTTCCAAGGCACCGTTAGAACCGACTCCGGCGAGCCAAGTCCGCGCAGTGCTGATATGCGTCAACACCATATCGAACCAATCGTTGGCGCGCCAAAAGCGGATGATTCCGCTGAAGTTAGCCTTGGCCGCGATTACGCCGGCCTTTACTCCGAAAGCCAACACTTGGTCGACTATCACTTGGTTTATCGATGTGCTGGCTGCTACTTCGGCCGCGGTGCTTCCGGGATTAGTAGCCAAATCGCTCAATATCGCTCCGTCGTTGGAGCGTATTGCGCTTGTGAAATCCGAAGCGTTCGCTATCCGTCTCTCTGCCATGATCCACTCTCCTTTCGGGTCTGAGCCCGAATCCGACGTGGATCCGGACTATGTCGCTTTTATTATATGCCTACAAGCAGGATCGGAACAAATTCTGGATTGTTCGATTTCTGGTTTGTTTGACTCGTGCGCTTTCGTTTCTTTGCCGCATTTCCGACATGGAAACGAAGGGTGCTCTCCTGGTGAAGTGTCTTCGGGAGGAGCGTCTTGTTCCTCCCGGCATTCCGCGTTGGAACAGATTCTTCGATTGCTACCTGCGTTGGGAGAGCCACCATGTGACTTCGTTTCTTTGCCGCATTTAGGACACGGAAACAACGGCGCTTTGGGCACGTTCTCTATGCTGACCGCCAACAGGTCGGAGAACTTTTCGTGATCCGAAGTCACGATTACACGATCCGTACGTTGTATGTCAACTTCAGTTTGTCAGCCGTGGTCTTATTCACCGAAGTGAAAACGGCTCTCATCAACGCCGAACCTCCGGGAGACGTGTTCTGATTGAGAACGCACACCTCTTGGATGTTATTCGCCGATATGGAACCGCCACCGCTGGGATAGCTGATGACCAATTGAAGAGTACGCGTGCCGGATAGCAACGTCTTGGAATCCGCCGTGTTTAGCGAGGCCGCGACCGGAGACAACACGTTGGATTGCCCGCTGTTCGCTGCGGCGCCGCAAGTGCCGATTCGGAATTGATCCCAAATATTGGTATTCAACCCGGTGCACATCCGCCAAGTTTGACGCTTGCCGGTATTCACGACCAGGTTGTGTGTGACGATACGCTTGATTACTTCCGGACCGTTCTTGCCGTCGCGAATAACTTCAACGGTAACGAATCCGCCGAACTTTGCATTATCTTTGAGTGGTAGCATCGATAGCCTCCTTTATGATTGCCATATTTCTTTCGGCTTCACGGAACGCTTCTGGAGGCGTTCCCTCTGGAAACAATTCTATGACCTTTTGTGCCCAAAACAAACTTTCTTCCAATTTCCCCAATTCTCCACAAACCATAGCTAGGCGTTGGGCCGGAATGTGTCCGTAATAGGACAAATCAATCCACCACACAGTGAACGGAGGGTCACCCATAGTGGTGGTAGCGTACACGTAGAATCTGTACGCTTTCTCGTATTCCTTGGATAACATGGCCATATCGCCTAACCAAACCCAATGTTCGGTACGACACCAATCGTCCTTCGTACAACCCATAAGGCATTCGTAGGCTTCTTTTCGTTCTCCGCGGCGCATTCGTTCTTTTGCCAACATCAATCTGGCTTGATATTTTTGAACTCCGTTGTTGGAAACGCCTAAAAATTGCTCCAAGCGCTCGATCGCCTTTTGCGGATTCAATTCGCGCCATTCTTGTCCGAGATAGAAAAGACTTTGCACACTTTCTCCGGTGCGCCAATCGTCCATCAGTTGTTTTCTATTTTGTGCCCGTCTTTGTACCGCTCGAGTCTCCGCCCTTTGTTGGCTTCGTTGATGAAGCGTTTTCACGAGCGGCAATTGAACGCACAGAGCCTTTTCCGGCCAAATCAATTCGTTGTGGACCGGTCGCCGGAACCGGATATCCGGCCGATTGCGAAACAACCAAGGAAAAGCCCACCGCTGTCCGTTGCCTTGTCGGAATACAAATCCCACGGAACAATTGGACGGTATGATGGTATCGAGATTCAACAATACGTCCATGCCTTCGACGAGATATTCGTGCCCTTCGGTCATGAATATCCATTCTCCGGAACATTGTTCGATACACTGATTGCGACACCAACTGAAATGTATTTTGTCTCCTCCCAAATCCTCTTCGGGAGGTCCGCTCGGTCGATCTAAGTAGAAAACCTTGTCGGCGTACTGTTTGGCTATCTCGAATGTGCGATCTTTCGATCTAGGATCCACACCTACGACAAATTCATCTGCGATTCCGCGATACGTAGCCAACGTATTTGCTAGATCCAATTCTTCGTCTCGGACCGGAAGCGTCACCGACATCTTGTATTTCTTACGGGCGATATCTCCGCAAATGCCTAACAGATATCCGCCGATAACTTCGACTCTGACACATTCCCAATACTCTTTGAGATAATCCAGAAATTGTTTCGCCGTCCATTTACGCGTGTGTTGTCTCTCTTCGTCCGGACCCAACCTATTGTTCGGAACGCTGATGAAGGCATAATTGGAATTGTCCGCGATGAATGACAACAATCGCGCGCGCGCGCGTTTACCTAGATGCTCGATGAATTCGGTGGAAACAAATACGTCGCTGACCGGAATCGAGTCAACTTCTGATCTCAAATCGGCTTTGTGCGTGATATCTACGCAGCCAGTATCCATTGCGTGCTTCAACGCGATTTCGCTGTGGTCGACTACGCATATGGATACTTTCGGGAGGACTTCGGAGAACACTTCGGCGAAAGAACCGACTCCGCCTCCGACGTCAGTCAGCGTCGCCGCTTTATATGGAGTGCATTGCGCTATTCTTTGATAAACGCGAACTAGAGCGCTTTTCCTCCAAGTCTCGTGCCCTTCTTCGCCCCATATTTTATCCCAAACTAATTCGCTGTTTGCCTTATCGGCTATTCGGTCGATGGTCATGCCATAACACCTATTATGCTGCGGATAGATGGTTGCCCATAATCCTTTGGTTTACAATACTTCTCCCCAAAACGCTTTCGAAGTCATCGCCCAACCCGGATAACCGTCCATCTCCTTTTTGACCGGAGTCTTGTAGCTGGGCAACAGCGCTTTCGCATGTGCTTGCAAATGCGCTTTCGCGGTCGCGATCTGCTGCGCGCTCATTTTGGCTTGGGACACTCTAGCGAGAGCGTTGGCGAGATGAATCTTATCGACGGAGCTGTTTTCGGACGCGCTCTTTACGTTCGCGTTGTGATGTGGAAGCATACGGAGCGACCGCGGCACGGTTTTGCCTTCCTTGTCCTTTTTGCCGCCTGGAAGAATCATCGCGAACGCCGCATCCGGAAGGTTGTTTATGAACGCCGCGGTCCAAACTGCCTTGGTAATCGGTATGGCTTTCTTACGATACGAAGTGAACCTTTCTACTTCTTGCATATCTCCGAATTCGAAGTTGCCGTATTTGTCCCGTTTGTAGGACATGGCGTAATAGGATTCCTTGTCGTCCTCTTTGTAGGTTTCGACAATCAATCCGGAGCCGAATACTTCGACCACGTACGCGTACGCTTTGGTCGAGTTGAGTTTCATCTTTACGTGCTCTCTGCAAGCGTTCGTGAGAGCCGTAGTGAATTGCTTTAGAGACTCCCCATTAGCCAATTCGATAGTTGATTTGTGGACAGCGACGTTTTGTTCCATGGCCAACTCCTTTGCGTAATCGCTATACTATAATTTGTTGCTATGGATAGGAAATTTCCGTTTGGGTGAATGTCTTCGTTTGCCGACGTGATTGACCGTTACTCGAGCGCTCGGTTGAGCAGCGTGCGCTACCAAGGTAAGTCGAACGTCATCCACGAATAGATCTATTTTTTCTCCGCCCTTTACCGCTCCGCTAGGCGGAATTCTTTCTATTTCGTATATGATCGATCGAAAAGATCGCGGTCGCGAAACCGAATATTGAACCCCGATTTTCTTAGTGGCCTCTTCGTTACAATTGGCGCACCTACAAGTTACGAGGTGATTTTCCACGAGAGACACTCCGGTTATTCTGGATTGAAAATCGGAGCGCTCGAGCATCGGCAACCATTCGCGTGCTTGTTCTTCGTCCGACAAATCTACACGAATAGTATCACCATCTATCGTGTGTATTTTGAGCAAAACTGCTCCTATGGTGGCTATTCAGAAGATTCGTTCGTTTCGTCTACCAGATTGATTCCCCTCAGCGCTGGAGATTCGAAATCCGCAGATTTGGCCGCTTCTCTTTTCGACCTTCTGCTGTGTCTCGCTTCTTTATCGACATTGGTCTGTTCGGAGTCTTCTTTTTCTTCTTGAACAGGTTCTTCTTTTTCCGATGACACCACCACTCTGTCGATCAATTTAGCGCAATACGATTCCAGATACTCCAATTCAGCGTCGTTCAACTGATACATCGTTCCCGGTCTGACGTGCATAGATCCTTCGAAAGAACGAGCGATGTCGGACGGAAAATCAATTTGTTGGATGGGTGCCGATTTGGACACCACAATAACGTTGAGTTTCATGATTCACCTCTAATCGTCGTCGCCTTCTACTTCGTCGTCGTCATCATCTTCGTCGTCGTCTTCGTCGTCATCGACGTCCATTGGTTCGTCGATTTCCGAAGACGGTTCTCCGTCGCCCAACTCCTGCTTTACCAGAAGTGCTTTGACCATCTCCGGTTTCTTCATATCCGATTCCATGTCCAAATTGAACTGTTCGGATTGTCCGAGACGAATCAAGTCCGTCTTGGTCATGGCGTCCAAATCGGACTTGGTGTAAACCTTTTTGACTGGCTTCGGTTCCTCTTTGGGTTTGGCCGGAGCTGTCTTCACTTCTTGAAGCATGGTTACGCTGAATTCAGCCTGCCTCTTGTAGTACATAATTTCGCGGTCGTCTGTGATTATTTGCGGTGTTCCGCGAACGAATTTGCGACCGCGCGCGTCGTAAGTCTCACATTTGTTTAGAACCACTCGAGCTTTTGCCATCTTTGTATCTCCTTTTGACCAATTAATGGCTGGGTTGACGATGAGCGACTAAGTGTCACCCTTTTGACGCTTAAAGCTCGCCAACCTCAAGGGCTAGCGAGCTTCGAAGCTTCGTGTGGACGGCGATTAGACGCCTGTTCCGATGTTCTTGGTCTTGACGATTGCCGTCAATTCCTCAAACTGTACGGCGACTTTCGCCGTGATGGCGTATTGGTTTACGCCCTTGTAGATGTCGCGGTCCTTCTCGATCCTGATGTCGCGTCCGATACCCACGATGAAGTTATTCATGTGTGTAAGCATCAGTTGCGGATAGGCTCGATACGTGACTTTGACCGTGTCTCCGTCGCCGATCGCCCCACCGCCGATACGCGCTATAGTTCCGTTGGTCGCGTCCAGGGTGTAATCGGTTGCGGAAATGTACGGAGTAACCGGAGTCGCGTCCAACGTACTCGGGACAACTACCACGGATTCCACCGGTCCATTCTTCAAAGCAACAGCGGTCGTACCAGAAAGAACGATGTGCTCTGTGATAGGCGGTTTGAACTCCCACAACGGAACCGGAACAGCGGTAATACCGAACGGACCAGGCATCCCGCCTCCGCCACGGGCCGCATCGTCACCTAGTGCGGTCGCGCGCGTCGACAGTTTCTCCATATATATCTGCCATAGATCCGGAGACAGGTACCATCGCAAGTTGTTTCGATTCCGACGGAACTTGGTAGGCATCGCCAAGATCGAATCCGAGAACACTGACAGGCCTATATTTTTGCCCTCCGCGTCCTTCACATTCGCGCCGTCCGCTAACAGACTCCATCCGTCTTGCAACTTCAGGTAGCTGTCTACGCGGTACTTGGTGTTATCGCCGTTGTCCAGATAATCGCTCTCGAGAACGGCCGGACCTAGCTTGTTGCCGTTGATGTATAACTCTTCCAGGTCGTTAGCCAACCTGGTGGCCATCAATCGAACGATCGTATCTTCGATGCTGTCGCCTTCGATGTTCAATTCACGGAAGTTGTCTCCGATTTCGAACGGCACCATGATCTCGCTGGGAGCCAAGGTGATTTTCGAAGTGGTAATTCCGCGTCGAACTCCGGGATCGACTGCTTCGCTCTTGGGGACAGCCGCGCGCCGGCCAACGCCGATCTTATCGATTTCGAGCGATTCATTCCTGAACCGTACGATTCGCGCGTTATCCTTCAAGACTGTCTCATCGATCACGAAATCGATGAAACGGTCGGATTGTGCGGGATTCAGTTTCCCTGCGGTGGCCAGATCGTCAGCAACTATTGCCGCCTTACTAACCAATTCCTCGTTTGAAATGTTTCCTGGCATCTCACTATCTCCTTTTGGTTGTTCGTTAGGAACCGGCAGATCCGGCTGTTACACTACACCCGTGAAAAGGCTTTTGCCCTTTTGGACTTGCGTTTCGGTGTTCCCGTCGTCGATTGACCGAGACGGATTGTGTGGTTGTTCCAGAGCATCCAGACGCTTCACAACGTCGTCGATGTTCTTTTGAGTCTTCTCTTGTCCCGCCTTGACCACGGTGGCCAAATCGCGAATGGCAGATACCAATTCGCCTTGAGCTTCCGGAGCTTGTCCTTCGCTCTTGGACACGCCGGCCAACGCCGGTTTGGTCGTGTTGGGATTGGAATGGATGGCCACGGCCGGAACCGATGAATTCGGAGACATACCTACCGGAACCGCCTCCATCATCAGTTTCTGCAGCGTATCGATCGCTTGCTGAAGCTGCGTAATACGCTCCGGAGTGAAATGCTTCGCTTTCGCGATAGCGTCCAGAACGGTGCCCGCGATTTCGCTAGCAGAAGGAGCAGCCGGAGCAGCCGGAGTCGAATCGGCGCCCTCCGCGTCCTTCTTCACCTTCTTCATGGGCGGTTTCATTCCCTGGAATCCCTTTTCGAATTCCTCCATGGCTTTGGTCAGAGCTTCGTCCTTGAGTCCGGCCGCTTCGAACTTCGATTTGGCGAAAGCGATCGGATCGAAATCCGTCTTGTCGCCCTTCTCTACGTTCTCCGACTTATCGGAATCGTTGCTCTTGTTTGCGCCCTTTTCCACATCTGAAACGATGCTGTCCACAAGGCTGTTCACTTTATCGAGAGCTTTTTGGACAGCGTCGTTCTCTACCTTTTCGACGTCCAAAGCAACCTTGGTGACATCATTGTTTTCAGTAGCTGGCGTGTTTTGGTCTTTATTTCCTGGCATTGTATCCTCCTGTAATCGCTTTGCTACTAAAAATTCGACTTGGTTAGCTGGAGTGTCCACTAGGGATACTTCGTTAACCTGCAGATCTAAAAATCGCCTATTGGCTTCTTTCGGCAAAGTATTTCTCCATTTTTACTCTTTCAATTTCTGCGTCATAGCCTTGCCACCGATGGAAAGGCCGGTTATGCTGCCTTCTTTTATCTTCTTCCACACGGCCGCGTCGTTCACCTTTATGACCATGATCCAGGTGCCCGCTTTTACGATGCTGGAACCGATGGACATATCTATCGGAGCCGTATACGATTGTCGCAGCTCGAATCGCTGTTTGAAATCCTTGTGCATATAGCCCAAGGTGGTAGACTTGTTGTACGAAGCCAAGAAATCGCCGGCCGCCTTTTCGATGACGGCTGCGGACATGATGTCGTAATGTGCGTCGACGGTTTCCGGCTGTAACACCAGGCCGGTTATCTCTTGTTTGTCTTCATTGGCCTTGGTGATCGGTACGAATAAACGAAAGTCTTCTCCGCGGTCGTCGCTTCGAGCTTCAACTGCGTCGATTGTAGGCGTCAAAGCGTTCTTTTGGATCGCGTCCAAAATGGCCAACGCCCTGTATGCCTTGAATACCGCTCGGATAGCGGTTTCTAACTGTTGGTTGCTGTGTGCCATTACTCAAAGAATAATGTACACTTACACCAGTTAGCTAATTACGGGCATAGTAGCGGGCCTTTTTGTAGGGTGTTTTCCACCCTTAGGAACTCCGCTTTTTGGCGTAGGTTTGGGAGTATTTCTTCGAGTAGGAGAAGTTTTGTTTGGTATGGAAATAATGGTTTTGCGTTCGTATGAAGTGAGAGCGCTGAAATATCTCGATTCTTGTGATATATCTACTGTGGTACGGCATCGAAAATGAAAAGGAGGCAGAACAATACCACTTTTAGCCAACGCGGCAGAATCGCTCCTGCCCACATCTCCAGATTTCGGAGATATGGTTTGGAGTTCTTTGTATGACATCCAAGGGTGCGCCGCTCTCACATCATCCGGATTGGTCGCTCCGGCCTCGCTCTCGATTTGTTGAACGGCGTCTTCTACCAAAAACACTTTGCCGTTCATATGTTGACAAATTTCCGAAGTCCTCCGATCCATAGGATTGACCAATACAAATCGGGTGACTCCTACGTCTACAAATGATCTCACTTGTCCACGTACTCTCGAGTTGGTGGCTGTGTTAGCTGCCAAGCCTTCAAAGTATTGAGATTGAGTTCCGTAGAATCCTCCGGGAGTCTGTACTTTGCGTAACGATTCTCTAACAGCCATACTCATGGCCAAACCGGCATCGTTACGTCCCAAGCCCAACTTCATCGTATCTTCTACTGATCCTCTCACCACGACACTTACGTTGCTGTCGTAGTGTTCTCCGATCCAGATCATTTGATCGTCTTGAAGAGCGTCGATAGCGCTATCGTCTAACAAATCGAAGTCCGGTTTGACCTTGGCCTTTTTTGCCTTCTCTACCGGTTCCGACAATTTGTCTAACAACGCGGAACTGTATTGTAATGATGATTTTGTATTCTTGTTGGCCTTTTTGAAACCGGCTGTTCTGGCCAATTTGTAAATTTCCGCTATCGAATTGGTGTACGGTTTGGCTACGTCGGTAGACCATTTGTCCATGTATCTTCCTACCAACGCGGTTATCTCTTTGGCGTTGCTCCCGGAACGCGCTCGCGCGCCGGCCGCGTCAGCAGCTTGTTTGCTCCTCAGATTCCACGAGGCATTTAGGATCTGATTCATCCTGTATTCGGCTCGAGCGATTTGCGCTACTTCCGACAACACGAGCGCTTTCGCTATCAACCGATCGCCTTCACTCAACAACAAGTTCATAGCGGCGAACTCTTTGGCACACGCCTCGCATTCGAATTCGCTTTTCAGAGACATTACAACTCGCTATTCTTCCGTTTTAGACTTCCACAATTGTTCCAATTTTTTATTGATTTTGAGCAATCGTTCTGCCGCCAACATAACAACGTCGTCGTCTTCTATGATTTCGTCGTCGGATAGAACTCCTAATGCTTTCAAAGCGGTCACTTGTTGTCCAGGTTCCGTTGGCTCCGCTTTGTTCTTCACGGCTTCAGCCATGGTAAGTGAGAAGGGCATATCTTTCGGGAATCCCACGGGGAAATCTCCCAAGTCTCTGCCTAGTATTTCTTCCAACATACTTCTGGCGATGGCGGGTGTCATTCCTCCGGTCTTCTCGGAAGTGGCCAATATCTTGACCAATTTATCGTTGTCCGTGGTATTAGGAGAGTTGGATTTGAATGTGTGGAATATGATTCCCATTTCCGGGAATATGATACGATTCATAAGTTCATCGAACTTATCGCGCTCCGGAGCGAATATCTGTTCGTCGGCCAGGCGCCGGCTGGACTCCGCCGTTGTTCTCGTGTAGTCGTCCGCGCGCCCTACGAATATCGGAGGCAACCTGAATGCTCTGCGTATTTTATCTTGGTTGTTTGAGGAGTAATTTTGAAATAGCGAGTCTCTATTTTGGGCATCGGTCAGAGGTTTGATATCGATTTTGAATTGTCCTCCGTCTTCTCCTTCGAATCCTCTGCCCTCCGCTTCTACGATTAGAAATTTGCTGTAATTGTCGCTGCCTTGAATTTGGCTTTCCACGAAGTCTTCGATTCTTTTGATCGTTCCTTCCGTAAGCTGTCCGTTGGATACCAACACGGCCATCGACGGTATGTTGTTGTTCCTCAAAGTGACATAATTGATCTCTTCGGCCGCGCGGTCGCCGAATATGGACAACAGATTGCCTATGAATCTGGGCAACCCGTAAGCAGATCGAGCTGAATATATCGACCTGTGGATGATTTCTGTCGCTTTCTTCTCTTCTGGAAACGACGCCAGTTTGCTTTCCGGAATCAACGTTCCGTTTTCACAATCGTAAGTTCTGGGATCTCCGAATTCTTTGAACCAACGTATCCTGTGGCTGGTGACCGAATTTCCCGCGGTGACGCTGGAAGCATAACGACATTGTATGTATCTCCTGAACCTCTTCAATCGCTTTAGCGACCGCGTTTTTATCGTTCCGTCCTCTTGCAATTCGAGTATTTTACGATTGCACTCCGTGTGTTCAGGTTCCATCCTACCGATTCTCATTTGATAGGCGGGCATGTGTGTGAAACTCTGAATGTTGCCCTTGCTGTCTCTGAGAACTTCGAAGTAAGCATTTCCTGTGGTCTCGATATCGGTCCTCTGCTTCTCCCTGAATTCTATGAACGTCTCCTCCGTGCACCATTTGAAGAAATTCTTCAATCTTACCTGTTCGGCGTTTATTTGCTTTTTGATCGATTCTTCTATCTCGGATTCTTCTTTTTCTTTCATTATCGAAGGGAATCGATATCCGGTAGACTCTATGTTGGTAACCATAGACGCTACCGATTGTCCCAACTCGCTGTTGTGTTCCGGTAACATGGTGAGAGTCAATAAATCGAACGGAGGAGATATCGCCTTGCCTTGTTCTATCAGACTCTGCAAATGATCATCTTCTATGGATTTGCTGGGTCTGGGTTCAGCCGTCGGATCCAAAGTCGATTGTTTCTTTACTTCGATGACATGTGCCCTGATGGAACTGATAGCCCGTTTGTTGTAGCTATTACCAATGCTGTTGAAATCGGATTTCTTTTTCGAATCTGATTCGGTTTGTTTTTTTGCTTTTTTTGTCATCAGATCACTCCTGGTTCCGATGTTCGGGAACTGCGCCTCTTCATTCTACTACCAGTCACTGCCAAATCAAACGCATCGAACAAATCCTTGTACTCGTAATTCGGGAACAACACCAATTGTTCCACCAACAAATCGTGTTCGTTCTTTTTGAAGAACATCCGACCTTGTTCAAACAAAGGCTCGAGCTTCATAGCCCTGGTCACTTTGTCCTTGTCGGTATTCTTGGGACGTACTCTAATTCCAGGATAAGTGTCTTGTAATGTGTGTATCTGTCCCAATTGATATTGATTCGATTCGACTACCGCAACAATTGGATCCCATCTACGGTAGAATCTCAAAATCATTTTCGTTTGTTGAGAGAATCTCAATTGTCCTTCGTAATAATCCAAGGTGTAGTACGCTGTTCGGTCCTTCGTCGCTCCTATCACAACGATCGCGAACTTATCGGCTGCCTCGCTCTCCGAGATGGCCAAGTCCACTCCCATGAACACGCGCAACCCGGCCAACGAAGGATACTCCGCTGGATCTATCCTTTGGCAATCGTCGTATTGGAATATCTCTCCCTTCATCGCTTCGGTATCGCATTGATACTGCGCGTTGAAGATTATGAGACCGCTCTTTCTCTTCTTCTTGGCGAACCATTCCGGAGGTCGCTTCTCCGGCCATGGACTTTGTCCTTTTTCGTTCAGAGCTTTGATGATGTGGTGGTGATTCTTCAGCTCGTTTTCTATCAAGTGTCCATACAAATCGGAGTAGTGATATCGCGTTCCGAGTCTATGGAACTCTCCTCTGTGAGGAACGTCCGGATCCGGAGGGTCAAGCGTAGGATCGAGCGTTTGATAATACCATTGTTTGGTCTTATCGCGCATGTGTTTGGTGCGCGAATTCTCTTCGTCTATCAAATCGTCTGCGATTATCACATCGTAGTGTTTACTAACGATGGTGCCTTCGACTCCTACGCATGTAATCGACGCTTCTTTTTCCTTGGAATTTCGAGGCAGCACCTCGATTTCTTTGTTGTCCCACTTCTTGGTTCTCTGCGAATCATAATACGGACCGAATATCTCGGCCAGTCGTTCGTTGGATTCGAACTGTTTTTTGATCGACTTGAGAAACGCCTCTGCGTTTTGTAAGCTCTTGGAAGCTATAAGAATCCTCAAATTGGGATTCTTCAGCAACAGATGTATGGCCTTGGTTACCGTACAAGTGGTACTCTTTCCGGCGCCGCGGAAAGCCAATTGTAGATTGTCCGGATGAAGGAATTGATACTGCATCATCCGGAGATGAAACGGCATCACCTCGTATCCAAGGACTTCGGTGGCCAATATATCGATGCGATTACGCTCGATTACCGCGCGTCGTATCCACTCGTTGGTTACTTCTACGCAGTGCTGGTGATAATCGACTAGTTGTGTTCGATTAGCACGACGTAGATCAACATCAGATAACGCCAAGGCTGATGTGCTAACATTCACAGAACTCCGTTCCAAAATTGGGATTCGGCCGCCTTCGTTACCGCAGATTTTCCGGACGCAGGTTCGATGGATGATCTAAAGCCGTGGCTTTTCAACCATTGTCGCGCTCGAGCTACGGTCCAAGTGCGGCGATCGAATCGAATTGATTGGATTTCCGTTTTACCACTAGGTAAAACTCCGAATATCACAGTCACTCCCTTGGGCGATCCTGGCAATTTTCCTGTCCTCATCTTGGAATATCTGCCAGGATCTCTTTGGCGAGCGGCGTGTTGATTAGGGTACGGCACCTTAGAATTCTATCTCCTCATCCGCTCCGGCCAATAGAATCTTGGTCGTTCCGGTATCGGCGCCGGAAGTAGCTCCGATGAACACTATTCGATCTAGCACATCTATCGTCGTTTCCCACGATACGTTCGCGCCCTTCGCGGCGAAAGTCAACGCGGTGTGCAGATCGATGAAAGCGTCCGCCTCTTCGCTCCACACCCAAACCTGGATGGCCGGATTCGCTCCTCCGGCCGCGACTATTTGGATGTGTAATTTTCTGAATCTGAAACATTGAGCTCCGGATCCTTTTTTCGCCGTAGGAGTGGCCGGATCGTTAGCCGTCAACGTTCTGTATAATTTGTAATTAGGTGCTCTCTCGATTGAAGCGGGCATATCGCCTCCTGTGATTGACGCGACGTAGGCGACTTGCGCCGCCTATCGTACGCGCCGGTTGGGTTATTCGTACGCGACCGCTCGACAGAGCTCTCCGCTGACGTTCAGATCTGCATCTGCGCCTAGCGAAAATCCGTTGGATAGCGGAGTGATGCCGTTAGTGGTGATAACGGACATGGTGCCGTCGGTCACCGTCTTTACGGCGCTATCGTCCGCCATGCCTTCGACCCAGTCAGCCTTGCAAAGACCGCTGACGTTGAAGACTTCGATTCTCTTCGGTCGAAAATCGAAAGTGCGGATGTTCATATCCGCTCCGGTTCCGTAAAACGATCTGACTTGTACTCGAGAAACGCCTGAACTCATTTTCCACCTCCTAATTGTTGGAACGTTCCTTGACAGCTTACAGTTCGAATTCCAAAACTGCAAGCCTGCTTTCGCTAGGAACTGGTTAGGAGGTTAGAATATCTCTGAATTTTGGAAGAAGTCTAATTTTCAAACGGCGCCGTATACGCGTTTAGGATCGATTTGTCCGTTGTGTATCCAATCGGCCCAAGTCCTTACTACCTTCCACTCCTTGGAATCGAGCTGTCTCCAACTCCAGAATGTGAATCCGTCGACGAACAATTTTCCGAATTGTGTAAACTTGAAAAGGTGTTCGTTCATATTTTCGCCGGAGTTCTTTCCGAAGGCCGGAACCGATGGAATGATTCTTTGCCAACCCAACTCCGACCACTTGTTCACTCCGCGTTTTACGTCTTCTCTGCCTACAGAATACAACTGAGGAGAACCAATTCCGAATCCTCCGAATACTTCCCATGGGAAATTTTTGTGCGCCATAGCCATGCCGTAGCTGGTGGTTCCGGCATCGAGACTTTCGTCCATAGCATCCAACATCAAATCGATCAACGTGCGCGCTTGTTTGTAACGAGTCTGTTTGGGTCCGGTGGATTTCACGCCCTTCGCGTATTCGGGTTGTTTTCTCATGGTCAAGTCTTTTGCCGCGGCGCCCTTCCATTTGTAAAACACTTCCGGATCGATCCACCAACCGTTCACGGTTCCGTCGCAAACCTTGGTTACGTCTACGAATCGTTGGACGAACGAACCTTCCCAACCTCCGCGCGGAAATCCCCAAAGCAACACGGTTATTCCGCGTTCGGCGAACGCCTCCGCGTAGCGCGCGATCAACTCTCCGCTTTTCCCGTTGGAATACAACTCGATATCTCTGCCGTTCTTTTGTTCTTGCCACATCGCCATGATGGCTACGAAGCTGATTCTGTTATTCCAGGCCTTGTACGCCGCTTGTTTCGGCGTTCCGTGCTTCGATTCATTCAATCCTCTGAGATACACTCCGATTCCGTCAACACTCATCGCGCACCTTGCCCTTCTTTTTCTTCTTCTTCTTTTTCTTCTTCGGTTTGTTCTTTTCCGATTCCTTTTCGCTTTCTAAAGCAGCCAATTCGGCATCTATAATTGATTCCTCCGAAGTATCTACGGAAGGACCGTAATGCGTATCGCCGGCATTCAAAGACATAATGTCGATTTCTCCGAACTTGCTCATCAATCCGGACAATTTGACATTCTGCTTCAAAATCATATCCGTCAATTCTTTATCGCTAATGTCGGCTATCAACATTCCGTTGAAGATTTCCCTGCGGTCCGGTTCCTTCTTGATCACTCCGAACTGCATTCCCTTGTCCACGATTTTGTCCGTCAATTCCGAACGTAGACGAATCGCTCCGACCATAGCGTTGTATTGTTTCTTTTGATCCAATCCGGTTATCAAATCGGTCAGAGCTTTCATATTGCGTCGTTGTTCAATTACGTATTGTACATAAAAATGCTCTCTCGGGACTCCGCGGAGTTCTGCCGCCTTGGCCTCCAACATGGCATTTTTGATTTGTAAATACGTTTCTTCCGACCATCCCAGATTCTCCGGAATCTTTTCTTCTTCGACGTCGCCGCGAAGGAGCTCCCCATACAATACAGCGATCGCGGCCATCATATCTTTCTTGGACAATTTATCAGACATATGGTATATTCTACCTATTTCTACAAACGGGGCATCCTATTTCGTGTATCCTCTTCAATACTTCTTCAGCTTTTGAAAGGTGCGTCCATCCGTACCAACGTCCGCATTTACACCTCAAAGCGAATTCTTCTATCGGACGTTGGGAACGCATACCTGTGTCGGCCAGGCGCCAAGTAAGATTCAGATTGCCTCGATACCGATCCCAAGTATCAAGACTCTCCCGGAGGAGCTCCAGCTTGCCCGTCTTCTGCTTCTTCTTTGACATTCTCGTCGGTTCCTTCTGCTTCCTTTTGTTCGGATGCCGCTTTTGCCTTTTCTTCTTCCTGTTTCCTTCTTGCTTCTTCCAATCGAGCTTTCATCCTTTTCGAGAATTCTTCTTCGATCATATCGGCCGCGTCGAAAGCATATTTCACAGCTTCTGCGAGTTCTTCTTCGTCGTCAGATTCGACCGGTTGGGCGCTCAAGAATATCTCTCTTACGTCGTTGCGATATATTTCGACGCTGGAAGTGAACGAGTTGCCCATTTCCAAGTTGTGGAGACGCTGGTCTAGCGTTCCTAAGATCTGCGCTATGTAATTCAACCTTTTGGCGGTCGTCAATTCGCTCTGGTTAGGAGCGTTGCTGTTTACCAATATTTTCCTGTGACTTTTATTCTTCATTGCATCATCTCCTTTGGAATTGGTTTCTTCGAAGACTCCCAACCGTTCTCTCCATTTTTCAAAGTTCCGTCCTCTACCATTACCGCGATCCTATCAAATATCTCCGCGTACACAGCCCTGGCTGTGCTTCTGCTGATAGAAGTAACGGACGGAGTGCAATGTTTCGTCGATACTTCGATAATCAACGATTGGACTATCTCGGGCATTCCTTCCTCTATCAAGACCAACATCGCAGAATCGTTTATCAGCATTACGGCCGCAGCGGGATAGACGTCGTCCACGTTAGGAATAGCGAACAACTTGTTGTAAGTAGGTCCTCCTACGCTAGATCCAATGTGGAATGTAACGGTTTCCGGCCTGCGAATCTCACATCCCATGCATCGAATTGTATGCTTAATTGGTATCGGATCCACGATTTACTATCCTCGAAATCTTCACTCTGAGCCAAACGAACGTAAATTTGAACCGAAGCCACGATCTTTTCCACCACGGAAGAGAACGATACATCAGTTCCGCGCGCCGCTTTACCTCTGAATCGCTGATTTGCCTCAGCACTCCAGCACGAATCAGTTGCAACAGCGCTTTGGTTTTGCGCTTTTTCTCCGATGGAGCCAGCGCTTTCTCCTTCTCGATGGCTTTCATTTCCATGTATTGGCGCCAAGCTCTGACTTCGGTTTTTCCGTACGGCTGCCTTCTCAACTCATAATTGGACTTTCTCGAACCCATTTTACACCTTGCCTTTGAGTTGTTTCTCCAATTCTGGGAATTCCGTTTCCAATACTTTCCGTTGAGCATGACTCAACGGTTTGCTCGAATGTTTTATGTCTATATCCGAAGCCAACGAAGCTGAAATTCCGTACTTGGCCTCTACGACATCGTATGCTCCGGATGATAGATGTATGGCCGAGATACGATGTGAAAGTAGCAATTCGAATTCGGATATGAGTCGTCGAATGGAAGCTGTTGACATTTTGGTTTTCTCGGCCAACAACTTCGTTCCCACTCCGTCGCGCCGCTTATGCCACAAATAGTGTTGTACTCTCAAATTGAATTTGCGATTCGGACCGGGAGATGATCTGTTGTAACAATTCAGAACTGAACCTCTCGGCTGTACTTCCTTCCAAGTCGCTCCGGTCGCTATCTTGTACGCCGTTTGATATTTCACGCCCATGGATTCGGAGACTTCTTCTATGGTCTCTCCGGCGAATACGCGCTCCTTTATCTCGGATGCGATTCTGCTGGTTATCACCGCTTTCGGGTGACTTTCTCCCTTAGGACGCGACATGAATCACATATCAATAGGTTTGGATTTTGTTCTCGATATGTGTTAGTTCGATGCCGATCTTTTCGAACATGTCGAACGTTTCTTGCGACGCCTGATAAATCCGTTGCGCTACCACTCGAACGATTCCGACTCGGATAATGGCCATGGCGCATTGCCTGCAAGGAGTCATCCTGCAATACAAGGTTCCTCCTGTAATGGATATTCCGAATTCTGCCGCCTGTAAGATAGCGTTCATTTCGGCGTGTATGGTACGAACGCAGTGCTGCGTCACCCTGTCCACCGTTCCGGCGCTCTCTCCTTGGGAAGCTTTCAGGTGTGCTACGTTCTTGAATAGGTGCCCTACGTCGTCGCAATGTGGCAATCCCGGAGGAGAACCTACATAACCGGTCGTCAACAGTTTGTTGTCTCTTACGATGACGCATCCGGAGCGACCGCGGTCGCATGTGGCTCTTTTAGAAACCACGTCCATCATCTCCATCCAGTACGTGTCCCAATCCGGACGAACGTATTTTTCATTGTTCATATCGACCTCCTGAATTAAGTAACAACCGCATGTCCGCGGTTATGAAACTAGTCGAACGACGTTACGACGCTTCACAGACCGCGGACAAACGATTCTTCGCGCGCCGATCTCGAAACGCAGCCGCGCGCCGGCCGGCCGCGACATTGTGGTTGTTGATTTGTCTTTTCACTTCGGAAGCGACGTCGCGCGGAATGTCCTTGATCTTGCCGTCCGCGGTCTTGCCGAAGCAAATCAGAAAGTACGGTCGGTGCCCGCGTATGTTGTATCCGGGATACGCATAAACGTCCTCCGTGTGGAATCCTTCGTCGTCCACCCATCGAATCTCGACATTGTGAGGCGGATGCGTATCAACGGGCACACCGTGCTCGTCTTTGAGAGTCCACCAAATATCGCATTTTACGTCGCTAAACATGACACTATCGTCTATAATAACGTATTTTTACCGTCGTAGTAAACTGTTATTTTTCTTTTCCTCTCTAATTTCACGAATGAATGTGTACGGATTTTCCGCTTCCAATCCGTCTCCCAGCTGATCGTCATCGATATCTCCGGCGATTCTCATCATAGCCAACTTGGCAGTGGGAGAATTCCTAACGGCTATCGACAACTTCAGAATCTTGACCGCGCTGTCTTTCTCTTCCCGAGCGCCGGCCGCGCGACCGCGTTCATAGGTAGCGTTGGCCACAACCAGCATTAGGACTAACATCACCACGAATACGATTACTGTTATCATTTTAGACTCCTAATCTCAACTCTAGTTTGGCCACCCTTTTGGATAACTTATGGTTCGTCTTGATCAAGGAATTGATCAGAACATCTCTTTTCTTCAATTCTTCAAGCAATTCCTTGCATCTGGCTACCGGATTGGTCGAACTCGTTTTGTTCAACCTTCTGAAATCTATCTCGAGCGTATCTGGCACCACCAATTTATGCTCCACCACAACCTCCTCCGTGCCCCTTGCATTTAGGGTTGGTTACGTCGTTCCAAGATATCGCTTCGTTGGCCTTTGATAGCAATTCGGAAGTCTCCATCTCTGAAGACTCCAATTGGTTCGCGACCGCTTCTCCGCGGACCGGTTCTTGGATCTTCAAAACGAAGACCAACAATTTCAGAATCAACTCGTCTCTTTCGGCATACGCTTTCTTCAAACGAGCAACTTCGGATTCCAGCTTTTCCACTCTATCTTTCATAGGTGTACCGTACATTTTACTACCTAGATGTAGGTGACCATTGTCGATTGGACGAGATATCGCCCAAAATCTCCATCTTGCCTTCGTAGTGTACGCTTCGATGTTTCATCAGAAAGTCCAAAAGCGCCCTTCGCATCCCCTCAGCATACGGAGGATCTACGAATACGCCGGTAATCTTTCCGTCAATCACCTGTATTCTTCCCTTGGGCAAGTCGCGTCCGGAAACCTCGTACACCTCCAAAGTTGATTTCAATTCACATTTGAAAGTTGACAATTTGCTCTCCTATTCGTCTTCGGGAGAGGAGAACATCATATCCCAAACGTCCTTCTCCTCTTCGGTTTCGCTCGAGCGCCGATCCGCCTTGTGAAGCAAAGTGAGCGCTTGTAATTCTATCCACATTTGCGCTGCCTGTTTACCGTTCCAAGTGAAAGCTCCTCTCAATGGTCCGGTCGATTTCGCAGCTGCCTCTATCAACTCATACGGTCCCAAGCACCCTTCGTTCTCGTTCTTCAATCGTGATACTTCGGACAGCATCTCGTCTAACAAATCTGGATCAAAGTACGGCAATCCATTTTCGTCTTGTTGCATTAGATCTCCTCATGGGAAGATATTAGCGTGTCGATATCGGTCACGCTGATCCTTCCGTCTCGAGATACGACTACGAAATCGCTGTAAGGGGCGCCGTTGTTTTTACCGACTGCCTCCACCTTCGCCACCGTTCCGTATCTTCTACTCCTCCACATAGATCCTTCTTTTACTGGAACTCGATCGTTATACCCTAACGCCTTGCGTATGATCGATCTGATATTCAACCTTGTTCCCGGTTACGTGTGGGCGTGAATTTGTTGTGTACGCAATAAGCTCGTTCGGTCGCTCCGGAATATCTGAAGTGCCATTCTGACAAACATTCGTCCAGACGCTTTCGAATCTCCTTTTTCGTTACTCCGAACTTGTCCGACAATTGCTTGATTGTGTATCCTTGCGCATCCGATTTGGCCAAGTAATTGATTAGTTGTTGGCTTGTAACGGTCGGTTTCCCTTTTCGATCCTTTTTCATTTCTCTCCTTTATACTCAAAATATTTTGTAAATATGAATTTCGATAAACCTGTGATTTTATGTTTTATAATAATGTAAGCGTTTGAGAAAATAATGTAAGCGTTTGAGAAAATAATGTAAGCGCCTATTTTTATGGTATTTTATATTGGTCGTTTTATACCTTCCATCGATCTCGTTTTTACAATTCATCACAGTGAAAATAGAGACTAAAGTCGCGTAAAGTGATAATAGATAATATATTAGAAAGTATTGTAAGCGCCTACGCTTTGATCAACGTGGATCTGTATTCTTCGGCGACCGCGAAAAACAAACTCTTCTCTTGTCCGGGAACCGGAACGATCGCGTAATCTTTTTCTACGTACGCTTCAGCCATAGTCAAGGTTTCGCTCAACGCGATTCCCGGAAGGATTTCTTCAGCTATGCGTAGCGCGTTGTTACATGCTTCTTCGGTTCCGGCCGGAGCAATACCGGTGAAAATCCAACTGTCCAGTTTCGCCGCAGCTTCGAGTCCAACTTGATAAATCTCTTTCATGGTTGCCATTTTCGAATCTCCTTTTTCGTTATGTCCCATTAAATTAAATATACGATATCTGATTGTAAAAGTAAAGGGGTGGAAGCTATTTTTTTCAATTTAGGATGAATTATTTTCTACCACAGCTTGATTTTTCGACGTGGGCGCCGTTTGATTTTGTTGATCTCGAGCTTTCCTCCGACGTACGAAGCCAAAACTATCGGTTTGTTCTGTGTGTTGCTATTGGACTTTTTCACCTTCGAATCTCCTTCTCGAGCGCTACGCTCGTCTTTCCGGTCGACCGAAGTCGACCGAATCGACCAACGTACAAGACTACTCAGTGAATCCCTGCCAGTTACACTCCGGACGGTTGTCGTCCTTGCGAAATCCCTTGGCTCCGAACTGCTCGCATTGCCACCATCAGGATAGCGCGTTATTCCTCCGGAGGCCAGAACCGCACACCGGACACACTCCGGAGGCGACGATTCTTTGCGTTTCTTCGCGCGCGCGGCGAATACGCGCTCTGCTTTCTGCGTTACGACGGCGTGTTTCTGATGCTTTAGACATGTCGATCTCCTTTATGCCAACGGTCCGGAGTGGAAGTCTTGACCGTCCGCGGTGAGTAACCAAATGGATTCCAACTCTCGAGTGCCGATGCCTTCTGCCAACTCGACATCGTAGTACTTGCTGTATCTGCTGTTCGGATCCTGAGACATCGCCACTTCGTAGTCGCGCGGAGTCCAATGGTGCTTGGTCGGTTCTCCCTTCGTGCCCAGATGCCGGCCGGAGGTGTGCGAGCCTACGCGACTAACGAAATACTCCGACTCCAAGGTTGCGTCGATTTCGCAGCAGAGATAAACGCCGAATCCTTGGTGCGTCATCTTGCAGATTATCGGATAGCGACCGGGAAGTAGTCGGACGGAGCGATCATGTCCGGCATATTCGGTCCCTTCGCTCACGACCTCTTCTTCGTGAATGGTGCGATATCCGATCAGCCTGTTCTCGATTTCTTTTCTGTATTTCATCCGAATCTCCTTTGTTATCCCCATTAATTTAAATATACGGGATTCGGATGTAAAAGTAAAGTGGTGGAAGTTATTTTTTTTACTTATCTTGTAAATTTTACGTTCTTCAACGTAGTGGTGATTTCCCTTTGTATCATCGACGTTATCCAAAACAATACCACTTCCGGATCGATCTCGGAAACGGAACGGCCGGCCGCGTGATTCTTTAGAGCTCCGTCGACCTCTCTTATGATGTAAGGGAACTGCTTTGTCTGAGAACCCTTTTCTTTCGTCGGAGTAACGGAGCCGTCCGCGGAACGAAGTTCGATCGGCAATCGAACTTCCATACTAAATTCGAACACGACTATGAATCCATATTCGCAGTCGAACACTATGTTACACACCTTGGTGTCGATAATAGAGGCCAGACGATTGATAATCACGTCCGATATTTTCACTGCCATCTCTAAATTCATTATGTAAAATCCTCTTCTTCTGCGTCGTTCTCGGAATCCGGATCGACGTACTCTTTGGACAACAAACGAAATATGAAATCCGGAATCGACGTCGCTTTCTTTATTGGATCGTATCCGGTGACATGTCCGTTGGGTTCGAACTTCATTCTCGAGAAGAAACTGATGTAAGTCTTCAGCGGAACACCGTACTGAAGTCCGAGAGATACCGCGATCGCGAAACAATTGCACATTGCTCGGAACGGAGCTCCTTCTTTGTGAAGGTCAAGGAATATCTCGCAGCAATCTCCTTCTGGGTACTCTCCTACGCACAATTGCATCTTGGTGGTTCCTATTTTGATTTTGAAAGTGTTGTTCTTTCTTTTCTTCGGAGGTTTGCGAGGCCAATCTTGATCCTTGTGATCTTTTTCGACTGGACAGTATTCGGCGCCCTTCTTCTTTTCGTCCATGGTGTTCTCCTAATTCTGGAATTGTGATATCCAAGTTGCCAGGATGATTTGCTTGTGTTTGATAGTCAATTCGTTGCCCTTTTCGTACCATCCGGAAATGGTTTTCAGCCATGCCGTGGTGTATACGGTCCGCTCGTTCTCCGGAACGTTTTCCAAGTCCACGAGCATCTGTTCACAAGATTTCTCGTCGTATTTCGAAGCGTCGCCTACGTCTTTTATCGGCTCGCACTTTCGCTTGTACGCTATCGCCTCCGACACCTTGGCTTCTATTGATCCCATTAGAGATAGAAGGGCGTCTTGTGTGGATTTCAAATCTGATATTGCGCTTTCGATTGACGAAATTTTCACGTCCATCTCCAGCAACATGTGAGCGGCGTGTTTCGGAGTTGTTGGAGACGGATTTTGATCTCCCTTGTCGGGAATTTCTACTTCTTCGAAAGCCTTTTCTTTCGGCAACCCCATCTCGAGCCTAAACTCCTTGGCTGAGAAAACCATCTGCCTATCTCTTCTCGATTCGATATACATCCAATCGAGATTCTTTTGATTCAGCAAATGGAACATAGGAGCGTTGCGCTTCTTGAAATTCTCTGGAGCCACCGGAACTCTCTCCAACCTGCCGGCCGTCAATGCGCTATGGATGGAAGTATCGCAGACTCCTGCTAGCCTGGCGAATTTGTGATAATCCACCACGGCATTTACTCCTTTTATCAGTTTCATCTCGATCTCCTCATTCAGTCGACGGTTGGGCTGCCCTCTGCTCGGAGTAGGGCGCCGCTCCGTCTTCGCGTTCGGTTTGGTTTAGCTCAACGGCCAGAATTGCGACATACGGCGCATATCTTCGGTCCGTTGCTCCATCTCGGTCATCCAGTCCTCTTCGCCGATGTTGGCGTTTTCGGCTGCGACGATTTCTTCGGTGGAAGCTTCGTTTAGGCTATTGTTATTTTTATTGTTATTTTTGTCTGCCACTCTAGTCTCCTTTTTATTTTGTTTATGATAGGGTTGGTACGAACGTTCGAACTTCGTCCGTAGGTTATTCGCCGTCTTCTTCGGTTACGTTTAGTTTCAAGCTGGATAAGAAACCGAGATGTTGTTCACGGAGTTCGTCCGTAAGTTCTTCCATCTCTATTTCGTAAGCGCTTCGTTCTTCAGTTTGCTTTTGATCGCTACTCAATTCACTTCTCCTATTACATTGTTTCAAAATGGCCGTACTCTCTCGAGCGCCGGCCGGTTAACATTACTTGATTCCGCGGTCACTCTTGTACCACACCCACCAGATTTTGATCGTGTACAGACCGAGAACCGTAGACTGTACGCACAACCACAGATTGCCTCTTTGCACCGAATCCCATAACCAAAATACTTGCGACAAGAACATCAAACCTTGTCCGTAGGAACGTTTGCGCTCGATCCCCAACATCGCTAACACGACCAGCGCGAACGCTACTATTGATATCATTTTCGCCTACCCTTCTTGACTTCGTGCGAATCGTCCACCATACGCTTCCACTTCTTGACGCACTTATCGCACACCGTTCCTTCGAATCCCTCCGGTCGTTCTTCCGGACCGATGACCGCGATCGATATCCTCACCTTGCCCCACCCCGTCGGAAGCTTGTCCGGACTGCTCGTCACTGCCTTGGAGCCGCATTTACCGTTTTCACACGTGAATAAAAACTGCGATTGACCAACAAACTCTACTAACATGCCCGCTCCAATGCGTCATTATCATCCCACCCTCAAACCGCGACCCTCTTTTACGAAATCCTATTTTTATGTATATTTGCTCGTCTACGTATATCTCCTTGTCGAGATATCGCCTCTGAAATAGCGAGCGCTACTTCCAGAGCTTGTTGTTGTAGGGCGCGATCGTATCGTTGATGTCCTCGATCGCGGTCCTGATTTTGAATGCTTCTTCCGTATTCATCTCGTGGTCGCTCGAAGAGAGCAACGCCGATAGCGCGTTGAGGTGTTCTCGAGCCGAAGCCAGGAAATGGAATTTTATGCACGCTGTGCTGATCGTGGCTGTTACATCAGATTGGCCTGTATTCGTTCTCTTTGGCTTATCCATTCGAATCTCCTTTATACTGTATTTGTATCGTTAAGTAGAATATATGAGAATCGACCAACGAAGTAAAGCCAACGTGGCTATTTTTTTTCAAAATAAATTGATTATTCGAAGAACGCGCTGCCTACCAGATCGCACATAC